CACTCCGGAGTGAAGTTTTAACCCTCTAAAATCAGTCAGTTAGCAAGCTAATTGGCAGATGAATGCCGGATGATTCTTCGCTCCATTTTATATGTCAGAACTGACTTACTTTAGCGGTCCGGGGATGCTCCGGGGTGCCGCTTCTGAACATTTTTTAATCACCGAGGATGCGGCATGAGCCACCCGAAACAAACAACCACGAAGCGGATGTCACCGTCTGACTACGACAAAGCAAAAAGCATGTGGGCGAGCGGCCGGTTCCGCCTGCAGGACATTTCCGAAAAGTTCGATGTATCGATCACGGCCCTGACCAAGCGGTTCAAGAAAGACGGCATAAAAAAGGGCCAGGACAGTGATAAGCACCAGAAAGCCATCGACCAGGCCATGGAAAACTCCTTGGTATCCGAGGCCGAAGACACTGCAAAGCTGATCCGCGAGCGGAAAGAGAACGTCCTGCGAGTCAGCGAACAGCTGGAGAAGCGTGCACTGTTCGTCATCGCCAAGGCGACAAAGGAAGAGATGCCGCTGGCAGCCGTTCATGGCGACATCAAAACCCTGCTGGATGCCCAGAAGCTGATCTCCAACGGTTACGACATTGCCTCCCGCGTATTGGGCATTGAGCGTCTGGAAGATCAGGACAAGCCGCTGCCAACCCTGCAGATCCAGGAAATGACGGCTGAGGACATCGCAGAGATTCGTGATGCTCAAAACCAGCAGCTGGCGGATCTGATCGAAGGTGACTTTGACCAGCTCAATAGCGAAGAGATCGTAATTGCCGAGGCCGAGCCGGACGATGATCGCTACTCGCCTGCCCCTGCCCCACAGGGAGAGGAGGACATGAGCTGATGGTTTCTGGTGCAGCAGTGCCGATGGGCAACCAGCCGAAGCTCATGATGCACCCAGATCAGGCGGCGGTGTTTCGTGATAAGCACCGCTTCAAGGTAGTGACGGCCGGTCGCCGCTGGGGAAAGACTCAGCTGGCAAAGACCTCTATCGTTGCCCGTGCAATCATGCCTCGCCGCAAGATCTGGTATGTGGCGCCAACGTATCGCCAGGCAAAGATGATCATGTGGGAAGAGATCAAGCAGGCGATCCCAAAGCGCTGGCTTGAAAAGGTTCACGAAACCGATCTCACAATCACCCTGGTCAACGGCACAATCATCGCGTGTAAGGGCGCGGACAAGCCGGATACTCTGCGTGGTGCCGGCCTTCACTTTCTGGTTCTCGACGAGTTCCAGGACTTTAAGCCTGACACCTGGGAGAAGGTTCTTCGACCGACTCTGGCCTCGACCATGGGTGATGCGCTGTTCATCGGCACCCCAAAGGGTTACGCGAATCTGTATGAGGTGCACGTAAATGGCAGCGACGATCACGGCAAGCGCAAGAAGGCGTGGAAGTCCTGGCAGTTCCCTACCCTGTCATCCCCATTCATCCCAGAATCGGAGATCGAGCAGGCAAAGGAAGATATGGACCCCAAGTCCTTCCGACAGGAGTTTGAAGCCAGTTTTGAAACGATGTCGGGCCGGGTGTACCACCAGTTCGAGCGCCACACCCATGTGGGTAGCTTCCCGTTCAACCCCAAGCTGCCAATCTGGGTGGGTCAGGACTTCAACGTCGATCCAATGTCCACCGTGATCATGCAGCCGCAGACGAACGGCGAGGTCTGGGTGGTAGATGAAATCTTTCTCCACAACTCGAACACCCAAGAGGTGTGTGACGAGATCGAGCGCCGGTACTGGCGAAACATGGGCGGCAAGCAGATCGTCGTGTACCCCGACCCTGCAGGTGGAAACCGCAGCTCTGCCCGTGGCGAATCGGATCTCGACGTATTCCGGGAAAAGGGCCTGAAGCGGATCAAATACCGCCGGAAACACCCACCGGTGGCAGACCGTGTGAATGCCGTAAACCGGATGCTATGTGATGCCGCTGGTAACGTCCGGATGCGCGTTGATAAGAGCTGTCGAAACCTGATCACATCGCTTGAGCAGACCCTTTACAAGGAAGGCGGGCGCGAAGTTGATAAGTCGGCAGGTGCCGAGCACATGGCCGATGCCCTGGGTTACTGCATCGAGTTAGAGTTCCCAACCCGCCAGGTTCAGGTGGCTGGGCGCAATCTATAAGCAAAAAATAGTCAAGACTTACTTGCAACCCCCCGTATGGCGGGGGTTGCATTAGTAAGTAAGTCCTGATTTACTATCGCGCAAATCCACTGATTTGGCTGTTCATGGACTCAAAGAAACTCTCGAAGCTGATCCAGCGCCGTCACCCGCAGTACAAAACTCTGCTGGGGCATTGGCAGTTCCTGGAGGCAACCTACTACGGTGGCCGCGGCTGGTTCTCAGAAAACATCTTCCAATACTACAAGGAAGGTAAAGATGAGTACGCAAACCGCGTAGCCCGTGCGTACCGCTTCAATCACACCCGCGAAGTCGTTGACCTGGTGAACAAGTACCTGTTCCGGGCCAAACCTGCTCGCCGTGAGAGTGCTCCTGAGTCCGTGAAACGCTTCTGGGAAAAGGCAACCATCTCTGGACTATCGATTGACGAGCTGATGCGTACCGCATCTATTAAATCGTCAATCTTTGGGCGCCCATGGATCGTTGTAGATTCCTCTGTTCAGGACAATGAGGGTGAACGATCGGTTGCAGATGACCAGGCCGGAGACGGCCGCATCTACGCATACCTGGTGAAGCCGGAAAACGTCCTGGATATGTCCTACGACGATCAGGGCAACCTGAACTGGATTCTGATCCGCGAGCAGTTCCGGGATGATGAAGATCCGTTTGAAGATGATGGCTTTGTTAGCCACCGATACCGCCTATGGACTCGCTCAGATTGGTTCCTGATCACGCATACAGACCGTAAGCGAAAGGCGGTTGAGATTGCAGGTCAAGGCTCCCATGACCTGGGCGAAGTACCAGCGATCCCGGTTGATAACCAGATTGGCGACGACAACTACGATTCCCCTGCTCTGATTGCAGACATCGCATACCTGGATCGTGCGTGCGCCAACTACGCCAGTAACCTGGATGCGATCATCCAGGATCAAACCTTTTCCCAGTTAGCGATGCCAGCTCAGGGGGTGCTACCCGGAGATGAGGCCCACGACAAGATGCTTGAAGTGGGTACCAAACGTGTTTTCACGTTTGATGGCGAAGGCGGTAAGCCTGAGTTCCTGTCCCCTGACCCACGCCAGGCCCAGCTGATCATTGAAGCGATCCAGCAGATCATCAATGAGATCTACCACAGCGTTGGCCTGGCAGGTGAGCGCACTAAGGCCGACAACTCGAAAGGTATCGATAACTCTTCTGGCGTGGCCAAGAGCAAGGACTTTGAGCGAGTGAATGCTCTCCTTGTCTCAAAGGCTGACAGCCTGGAGCGTGTCGAAAATCGCCTTGTGCATCTCGTTTCTCTGTGGGCCGGTGAAGCGCCACCTGAGCACGATCTGGTTTCCTATTCGGAGGACTTCGACGTTCGTGAGCTGTACGACGAGTTTTACATTGCCATGCAGCTGTCCCTGATCGACACCCCAGATGGTGTGCGCCGGGAGCAGATGAAGAAGGTAGTGGACAAGCTGTTCCCTCACATCGCCGAAGACAAGCGCAAACAGATGTTGGATGAAATCGAGAATTGGCAGTTCGCAAGTGATCGCGCAGCTGCCGATGCCGAATCCAACGTCAAATCCAAAGTTCAAGAGGAGGCGAGGCGTGACCGTGATGCCGCTGGAAACAAGCAGGCACGCACGAAGGAGCTGACCTCTGACTCACAAACCCCTGCTTTGACCGAGTGACCGGTCAGGAGAAGAAGTAATGCCACGTTCACTGTTTTTGCAAAATCAGGCCGCTCTGGCCGGTCGTATGTACATGGCCCCAGCGGGTGACCACGGTTCCGAAGATGGAGCAGGTGGCACCGGTGCGGGCGAATCCGGAGAAGGTTCCGAAGAAGGCGATGAACAGGGCGATGCTGATGCTGATGCCGATGCTGGCTCTGACGAAGACGCTGACGGCGATGAAGGCAACAAGCTGTCCGACAGCGAAGCCCGCCTTCTGAAGGACATGATGAAGAGCAAAAACCGTGCGAAGGCCGCCGAAGAAGAAGCTGGCAGCCTGAAGCAGCAGCTCGAAGCTCTGACCGAATCTTTGGGCGGCAAATCCCCTGAAGACATTGCAGCTCTGCTGTCTGCCGAGCAGGAAAGCGAGCGCAAAAAGCTGGAAGAGAAAGGCGAGTACAACCGTATCGTCGATCAGATGGCTGAAGAGAACAAATCCATCGTGGACGACCTGAACGTCACCATCGACCAGCAGAAAACCGAGATTGTCAGCCTGCACGCTCAGATCGAAGAGCTGACAGTCGGCCGTGCCTTCAGCGATTCCCAGTTTGTATCCGATGACCTGACATTGCCAATGTCTATCACTCGCAAGGAGTTTGGTACTCACTTCGAGCTGGTTGACGGCCAGGTGGTCGGTTTCGATAAGCCACGCGGTTCAAGCGACAGAACTCCGCTGGTTGATAACCAGGGCGCAAACCTGAGCTTTGATCAGGCTATCGCCCGCCTCGTCAAGGGCCACCCGGAAGCTACCCGACTGCTGCGCAGTAAGGCAAAGCCAGGCGCTAAGTCCACTTCTCAAGAGAAGCCGGGCATGAAGTCTGACCAGTCTGCAGTGAGCGGCCAGTCCCGTATCGAGCGTGCCCTGAACGGCAAAAAGTAACTCCGGTTATTTTTACCCAGATAAGTAAGTAAGACCTTACTTATATTTTGTACTTAGGAGAAGTAAATAATGCCACTTTTGCGTACTGTCGCAGAGAACCTGTCTAACAACGACCTGGTTGCAGGTGTAGTTGAAGAAGTAATCGACCGCGACTCGCTGTTCGCCCTGCTGCCGTTTACTAAAACGACTGGCAAGGCTTACGTGTACAACCGTGAAGGCACCCTGTCTGAAGGCCAGTTCATTGATGTGAACGCGACCGTTCCAGAAGGCGCGAGCACAGTTGTTGAAGTAACCACTAAGCTGCGCGTCCTGGCCGGTGATGTGGACGTTGACAAGTTCCTGTCTGAAACCATGGATGACACCAATGCACAGAAGGCGATCCAGATCGCAATGAAGGCAAAAGGTCTGGGCCGTGCATTCCGCCGTGCTCTGATCAATGGTGATTCTACGTCCAACGCCCTGGAGTTCGACGGCATCGACAAGCTGGTAAAAGACACCAGTAACGAGCTGGTTGTGGGTGCTAACGGTGCTGCCCTGTCTCTGTCCCACCTGGACGAGCTGCGCGACATGGTTCCAAACACACCAGATGCGTACATGATGCGCTCCGGTACTTTCCGTGCCCTGAAACAGCTGCTGCGTGCCGCTGGCGGTAACACTGCAGAAATGCTGCAGCTGGAGAACTTCGGTAAGCCAGTTCCAGCGTTCGACGGCGTGCCAATCATCATCAACGACTTCATCCCAGGTGACGTTGATCAGGGTTCCGCAACCGACACCTGCTCTATCTACGCCCTGCGCCTGAACGAAGTTGACGGCCTGCACGGCCTGTACGGTGGTGACACTGCAGGTATCCGTGTTGAAGACCTGGGCACAGTTCAGGACAAAGATGCTACTCGTACTCGCCTGAAGTGGTACGTGGGTCTGGCTCTGAAGAGTACTCAGTCCCTGGCTGCTCTGCGCGGTGTAACTAACGTGTGATAAAGTAAGTAAGAGCTTACTTTTTAACGGGGGCTAATGCCCCCGTTTTTGTATCTGGAGAAAGAAATGCCACACGTAATTCTGAAAGGTAAAGGCTGGGAAGGCTTCAACGGCCTATTTGGCCAGTATGAGTTCAAGGATGGTCGATCTGTTGAGGATCTGCCCACCCTGGAGGCGTCCCGGCTGGCGGCCATTGCCCCAATCGAAACAGAAGAGGGTCACAACCCTTCCCCATCCCAGCAGCTGATCGATATGCGCGATGTTCGGGCGTCTGACAAGCGAACTACAACCCGGCTTGTACGCGATGCGGAATCAGAGAAAGCCGCTCAGAAAGCAAATGAGTGCGATTCTGCAGTGCCGACTATCACTCGCGAACAGCTCGAAGCAATCGCAGATAAGCGAGGTATTAACGGCCTGCGTGAGGTGGCCTCCGAGTACGGTGTGACCTCGAAGTCTATTCAGGGCCTGATCGATGGCATCCTGGCAGTAGCCGAGAGCAAAGCCTGATGGAAACCTTCATTGCCGACCGGGATCTCGATGTAGAGATCCAGTACAGCGACAGCGAAGGCACGGCGATCACTCCGGTTTCGGCTTCGTACTCCCTGATCGACGAGATGGGCACGGCAATTCTGGATGGGGTCGTACTGGCCCCATCTGCGCCAACGGAGACGATCACGGTGCTGGGGGTCAACAACGCCTTGCTGCCGTCAGCAGTTCGCGGCTACCGTGAGCTTACTGTTACCTATGTCGATGATCAGGGCAAGGTTCGCGACTTCAACAAGACCTGGTTGATTGAATCCCGCACGACCCTCAGCCCGGGCCTGACCAGTTTTGCAACTAACGGGAGCATGATCCTGACGGCGGTGGGCCTGGCAGAGGTCGAGGAGTTCCTGAACGCACCGGTCAAGGAGCAGATGGTCAGCCTGCATCAGGCGTACCGCAATATCGCTCAGCTGCCGGTGCTGATCACAATCAACGAGAAGGTCTACACCTCAACTGCAGAACTGGATGCACCCACCCTCGCCTCTCTGGGCAGGCTCAACCTGGACACCCTGAAAACTGCGCAAGTTATTGAGGCCAACTTCCTCCTGGGCGGCAACCCAATGGAACAGCGCCGCAGAGATGGGATTCTGTCCGAGTCCATTGGTGAGGTCAGCCAGTTCTTCCGAACCAGTAAGCCCCTAGTGATGCCGGTGTGTCGAGAAGCCGCCCGAGTCCTGGGCAAATTTATGGCCCCGAGCGCCAAAACCCTGAGACGCGGGTGATTGCCTGCGCTCTTTAGTAAGTAAGCTCTTACTTTTGTTTGTAGCTATTGGTAACATTGCGATATGACTACGTTTCGATCCACGGAGAAGGCCACTTTGTCGGAGCTGACCGGCTATGACTGGCAGGGCCAGCCCGAGTACGGCACCGAAAAAGAGGTTCGCTGTTCAGTCATTTACTTTCAGATCGGCCAAGCGGATACATCTATCCGAGCTGACCGATCTGAAACTAAGGGTCGTGCAGAAGAGGCATACGGGAAGATCCGCATCCTGGTTGAGCCGAGGGCCAGCATCCAGGCCGGTCAACGGATGAAGCTGGATGGGGAAACTCTGCGGGTGCTGACTGTTTTCCCTCGCCATGGCCTTGGCGGAAAACTGCATCACTACCAGGTGGACTTAGAAGTATGGCCAGACGAGCAAGAATAGGCGCGACTTTCAAAGAGAACACCACGGTGAACCTGGCGCGACTCAACAAAGAGTGCCAGGCCAACCTGTTGGGTGTACTCAAAAAGTCAGCCTACGAACTGCGTGACCTGGCTCGGAGGAACGCGCCGGTCGATACCGGGGCCACTGAGGACGCCATCGTTGTAGAGGAGCCTCGCCGCAACGGCATCAATGGTGCCTACACATTCAATGTGGGTGTCAATCGCGAACTGCACGAGCGACTCGCTTCCGAGCGAAAAATAAACTGGAAGCCACACCCGTACTTTGATGCGTGGCTGCACGAATCGGACTACGAGCTGGGTGAAAAGTCGAAAGAGAAAAACCGCAGGGTTCGACGGGAAGACCGCAGAGCCCGGGTAGGCAACAAGTTTCTGGAGCGTGCTTCCAACAGCTTGAAACCAAAAATCAGTCGAGAGGCCAACCGGGTGGCCAAACGCGCCATTGAGCGAAGAAAGGCCGGAGGAACGAAGTGAATCTCGAACCGCTGGTTGATTACCTGGCTGCGCAGGGGATCGGCATCAAAGGGCAGACGTTGTTTGCTCAGGCGATGCCAGCCCGGGTGAAGTCTGGCGTATTAATTGTGACCAACTCCCCTATCGAGATACACCCGTATCAGCGCGGAAGACTGGACGGCACTTTTCAGGTGATCGTCCGGGGCAGCAGGTACGACCAGATTCATGACCTGGCCAGTCGGGTGCAGAATCTGTTTTACGTTGAAGGGTTGGTTCTGGAGCAGATGCGCTTCCAGGTGATTCGTCCGCTACATCAACCCCTGATTTATCCACGCGCTGAAGGCGGCCAGCTGGAAGCGTCAGTCAATTTCAATTTCACATACGTTGATGAAGGAGTAACCCCCTAATGGGAGCTGAAAACATCAGTCTGGGCACCTGCAAGATTTCATACGATGGCGCTGATCTGGGCCTGACTGCAGGTGGTGTAGAGGTAGAGGTGACCACTTCTACTCACGAAACAAAAGTCGATCAGCTGGGCGAGTCCGTTGTTGATGAGTTCGTGACTGGCCGAAACGTGACAGTGCGAGCACCACTGGCCGAAACCACCATCGACAACCTGGTTAAGATCATGCCTGGCGCGTCCAAGGTGGTTGATAACGTCGATGCAAACAAGATCCGTGTCGATGTAACGACTGGCATCGGTACATCCCTGCGTGACAATGCGAAAGAGTTGATCCTGCACCCGATTGCGTTGCCGGACTCTGACGTTAGCGAGGACTTCATTGTTCCTCTGGCCGGTGTAGCTGGCGCCCTGAACTTTGCCTACAAGCTGGATCAGGAGCGTATCTACAACGCCGAGTTCAAAGGCTACCCGGATGAATCAAAAGCAGGCCTGATCTTCCAGATCGGCGACAAAACTGCGACCCCTGCTTAACGGCCCTTTAGCTAAGTAATATCTGACTTATAAAAGGCCCGCCACAGGGCCTTTCATACACACAAGAGGCAACAAAATGACCATGGAACTGCTGAATCTCGACGAACTGGTATCCGCTAAACGCACCGTGACGATCCACGGCACCGACTACACCCTTGCCAGCCAGACCCTCGACCAGATGCTGAATGCCATTCAGGCAACCAAAGCAGCGGAAGAGGCAGGCACAGAAGGCTCCCCAGAGGACGTTCTGAAGAGCATGAAAAGCACCTGCATGTCACTGCTGCCGGATTGCCCAGAAGAGGAAATCGGTCGCCTGAGTATGCGCCAGATGACCGCCCTGATTGAGTTCGCTTCCCAGAGCGATCAGGAGGTGGAAGACGCCGTTTCTGGTGATGCCGCCGAGGGCACAACGGGAAAGTAACAGGGCTCGACTTCAAGTACCTGTTTGCTCGCTTCTGCCACTTCTACTCCATGTCCCCGAAAGAGGTTTTGGCCATGCCATGCGACCTCTTCTGGGCCCTCGATAGTTGCATCTCTCGTGTCATGGCCGAGTCGGATCTTCGGGCAATCGGAGTCCGTCAGGCAGTTATGAGCGAAGAGGCAGTCCGCGAGCATAAACGCCAGCTGGTTCTCCAGCTGGGCGAGGTGTACGTGATCAAGCGGGATCGCATCGTCAAAGCGGAGCCCGGTGCGTTAAGCAAACTTCGGGCACTCATGTGAGGCAGTAATGAGCTTAGGCGATATTGAAATCAGGCTGAACCTGGACGCCCGGGACATGGAAACGAACGTGTTCCGGGCGGGGATGCTGATTAAGCATCTTGAAAAATCAGTCGTGAAGGCGGATCGGTCGATCCAGAGACACCAGAGCAGTCTGTACCGCTGGGGGCGCAATCTTCGTGATGTGTCTCTGACGTTGGGTGCCCTACCCTTCGCATTGCAGACCCTCAACACCGCATTCAGTGCGACCATTGGCTATGTCATCCAAGCCAACGCTAAAATGGATCGTCTGAATACCCTGATGCTTGGCATGTCGGTTTCCACAACCGGTATGGCTGACGCACAGAGACAGGCCAACGAACAGATGGAGTACCTGTTCGATCTGGCTCAGCGTACCCCTTACAACATCGACGCTCTGACCAACTCCATGGTTAAACTCAAATCCGTTGGCCTTGACCCAATGGATGGTCAAATGGAGGCACTGATTGACTCGGTGGCCCGGTTCGGCGGTACGTCCCAGCACCTGCAGCGCTCGTCTATTGCCATTCAGCAGATGATTGGTAAGACGGTCGTGTCGATGGAGGAGCTTCGCCAGCAGCTCGGCGAAGCAGTCCCAGACGCGATGATCATGATGGCCAAGGGCATGAAAATGACCGTTGGCGACCTGACAGCAATCGTCTCTCAGGGTGTTGTGGAAGCAAAGAACGCTATCGAGGCAATGACCAGTCAGATGTCGATCCAGAACCGAGGCGCTGCGCAAGCGATGTCGGAAACCTGGGATGGCATCATGGGTCGCATCTCGACTCAGTGGTTCCTGCTGATGCAGGAATTGGGTAACAAGGGTGGCTTCAAGCAGTTGCGGGAGGTTATGAGCGACTTGCTCAATGAGATGTCTGCACCAGGGGCGGTGCAGGCGTTCTCTGACATGGGTCGCGGCCTCAATGACCTGATGACCATTCTGAGAACAGCTGGCGGCTTTGTCGTCCGCTTTGCAGATGAAATCCAGATGGTTATCGCTGCAGCTGTGGCTTGGAAGGTAGCCAACTCGATCCTGAACTCATCGATCACGAAAGGCATCACCGCCAGCGTTGGTGCTGCACATGGTCGATTGGTCGAGTACAACGCCGAGCAAGCCAAGGGTCGCGCCGAGCTGGCCAAGCTGGATACCCATATTGCCCGATTCAATGCCTCCCACGGCCACATGGCTCAGGCGCAGGCCGGGTCTGCAGTTCAAGCGGCGCTGATGAACAAACGGATGGAGCTGCAGCAGCAGATCTCTGGCCGAGCAACATCCTCTGTTTCCTCATACGCAACTTCTGTGTCCAAATCCGCGGTAGCAATGGTCACCGCTCTGGGGCCGATGGCAGCCATGAGCGCAGCGCTATGGGCCATTGGGGCGGCAATTTCTCATGTGGTGAGTCAGCAGCAGGTTCATAACGAGCTTGTGCGAGAAGGGGTTCAGGCATACGACGCCAGTCGTCTGCAGGATTATCGCGACCACTTGAAGGGTCTTCAAAAGGATCTGGCCGAGGTAGAGAAGCGAGTACGCTCCGATGGCGGTTCAGCTGGCCCGGGCATGTCCTGGTATAGCAAAAGCCAGCTGGAAGCGGACAAGCAGCGCATCAATGCCCTGAAGATCGAGATTGCGGACGCAACCCGGAATATTGAGGCGTCCTCTGTATCGATCAATAGTCGCATTGGCGACCAGCTGTTCCAGCGTACTCAGGTTGTAACCCAGCGCTCCCAGCGCGACCTGGTAAAAGCGTTCTCTGCTACTTTCGACGAGATCTACACCCGCTTCTCTGATGGTGCACTCTCGAAGGAAGCCTATGAGTTGCAGTTCAACGGGATTCTCGAATCGTACAAAACAGCCCTGGCCATGCCGTATGTCAAAGAGACTGACCGCATGGCAGAAGAGCTGGAGAAGCTGATCGAGAAACAGAAGACCGGCATGGCGTCTGAGGGCGAGATTGCCCGGATGAACCAGCTGACCGTTGCAACCGAGAAGATGCGGGGCGAGATCGAAAAAATCCTGAAGCTGCAGGGGCCGAAGGATCTGGTACTGGTCACCTCTGACAAAAAGAAGAAGACCGATCTTGAGAGATACCTGGATCGCGTCTCTGACAAACTGCAGAAGGTGCAGGCCAAGTCTGTCGATGCGAACCAGGAGCTGGCGCAGTTCGAGAATCGTCTGGCCCGTGGTGACTTTGAGCAGGTCGATAAGGGAATGGTTGACCGCATTCGGACGATGCTGCAGCAGATCCACGAAATCAACCAGGCCAACCAGCTGCGGAAGAAGGATCTCAAAGATCTGGAGTCCATGACAAAACAGCTGGCGAACCAGCAGGCCCGGATCGCAACCACTACTCGCCAGATAGCCGAGGGCGAAAACCCGTGGCTGAAGATGTCCACTGGCACCCGTCAGCTGAATAAAACCATTGAGTCTGTGAACGAGAAGATCGCTCTGTTGCGATCCTCTGGCAGTGATGTCACCGCGGAGGTTGAAAAGCTTCAGCAGACCATGGCCGATCTCCAGGTGCAGCAGGCACAGATGGACGTGTCAGCGAACATCACGAAAATGGTTTCGGCCACCAAGTCTCTGAACCGCGAACTGATGACCGAAAGGCAGCAGATCGAAGCCAACCATGAAGAGACGGTTGTTTGGCTGGACGCCTGGCAGGAGAAGCTGGCGCTGACCGGCCAACTGACCGATGACCAGATCCAGAAGCTGGCCGAGTACCGGGGCGCGCTGAATCGTGATTTTGTCCGCAAGACCGAATCAGCAACAGGTTCCCTGTTGCGCGAGTGGTCTAACAAGTCTCAAGCAATGGACCGCGTCTGGGCTCGCTCCATGCAAAACATGAGTGGCACCCTGACCGACTTCCTGGTTAAGGGCAAAGGCGACTTCGGTTCGTTCCTGGAGGATCTGGCATACATGATCGTTCAGGCGCAGCTGAATAGCCTGATGGCTCAGGCATTCGGCGGTGGCAACATGCTGACCCAGCTGGGTAGCTCCATTGCTGGCCTGTTCTCTGCTGGCCCAGCCACAGCTGCAGCAGGCACATCCGTAACCGGTACATCCCCAACGGCCTCGTTTGCCACCGGCGGGATCATGACCGAGCACGGCAAAGCCACTCTGCGTCAGTACGCCAACGGCGGCATCGCCCACTCCCCTCAAATTGCACTGTACGGTGAAGGCTCCAGACCGGAAGCCTACGTGCCACTGCCTGATGGCCGGACTATCCCCGTGACCATGAAAGGCGGTGGCGGCGGCGATGTGCAGGTGAACATCATCAATCAGTCCGGCCAGCAGGTATCTCAGGGTGAAACCGAGAAGCGAATGGACGGCGAAAAAATGATCCTGGATGTCGTCCTGAAGGCGGCCACTCGCCCCGGCGCATTCCGGACAGGTATGAAAGGAGCTATGTCGTGAAGACGTTTCCGACCCTGACCAGTAAGCCAGACACCCGGCACTACTCGGTTGACCGGGAAGACCCTGCTTTGCGAAATGAAATGGAGGGTGGCTACGTAAGTAGTCGCCCCCGCTTCACCCGCAAGCCACGCCGAACCTTCACCATCGGTTTCACCAATCTGAGTGACGACGACCTGAGCACTCTGAATAACTTCTGGGATGAAGTGCGCGGCGGATCTGTCGGCTTTGAATGGGTAAATGGATTCACCGGTGAGACGGTGCAGGTTCGATTCAAAAGCCACTGGGCAACAAAGTACACCGGTCGCGGAACGCACCGTGTATGGGATGTGACCGGTATCCAGCTGGAAGAGATGTAATGCCAGAACTTATCAGTATCGAGACGGCTATCGAGAAGAACCTGGTGTCGTCAGAAAACGTCATATTGATCGCGCTGGAGGTGTCAGTAATTGACCCATCTACGGGCCAAGAGGCAGAGGTTCTGCGACTGGTGCGAAACAACGAGCCGATCACCTGGCACAACAACCTGTACGGCCCGGTTGACTTTGAAATTGAGGTGAAGCACTCGGCGGGTGAAGTCCCGTCAGTCTCCCTGAATATCTCCGACTACACCCAGGCCGTTCAGCAGAAGATGCAGGAATACGGCGGTGGCGTGGGTTTCGGGGTGAAGATGATCGTCATCAACACCGGGAACATGCTGCAGCCGCCTGAGCTGGTCGAAACATTCATAGTGACCGGGGCATCTGCTGCCAACTACAAGGTGTCCTGGGCACTGGGGGCGCTCGATCCCAGCCGTCTGCGGTTCCCGCGCAGAACCCAATGGCGAGATCGCTGCAGCTGGCGCTTCAAGAGTGCCGAATGCGGCTACACCGGTACAGCTCCGTCATGTGATCTCACCCTGCAGGGCGACAACGGGTGCGGAGTAAAGGGCAACAGCCGGAACTTCGGTGGCTGCCCGGGCCTGGCGCGGAGATTTAAATGAGTTATTCCGACCTGATTGGAGCCCCTTTCCGCTACGGCGGGAGGGGGCCTGACGTATTCGACTGCTATGGCTTGGTTCGATTCCTGTACTTCCAGCGCACAGGGGTTTGGCCTGTCGATCACATCTCACCAGAAGACGGCTGTGGGGCAAAGATCACCGCGATGATGGTCGGCGATCTGTACCTGTGGGAAGAGTGCCAGCTGGAAGCCGGTGCCGTCCTTCTGTTCAAAGTACCCGGCAACCTACATGTGGGCACCTACATGGGTGACGGGCGATTCATTCACACCTGGGAGAAGTCTGGGGGCGTAACTATCGAGCGCCTGGAGGATTGGGAAAAGCGTTTGATGGGGGTATACGAATATGTTGGCGACTGAAAATGGCCAGTTCAATGTGATTGTGATTCGCAATCCATTTGATGTATCTGATCGTGCCATTCTGACTGCCGATTTTGAGATGAAGAGCGTTGCCCAGCTACTGAGTAGCGCCCGATCAGAAGTGGTTGCCTCACTTAATGGCGGCGTGGTGCCAGAGAGTGCTCTGTCCAGCACCTACCCGAAGCCGGGCGACAGTCTGGTTATTTGCCCTGTGCCACAAGGTAGCGGCGGAAAGAACATTCTGCGCCTGGTGGCAGTGGTCGCGTTGTCGGTGGTATCCGGCGGTATTGCGGCTGGGGCAGCTTGGGCATCAGGTATCACCGGCGTGGTGGGAACCGGTGCGATGTCTGCGGCAATGGTGCAGATCGGTGGCACCCTGCTGATCAATGCCGTACTGCCTCCGGCCGCTCCAGATGCGAACGCATTCAAATACAACAATGCGGACGACAGCCCGACATATGGCGTAGACGGCGCAAAGAACACCTCTGTAGAAGGAGTACCCTTTCCTCTTTGTTACGGCGAACATCGGATGGCTGGCAACATTGTGGGCCTGTTCACAGAGAACGTAGAGGACGATCAGTACCTACACATGCTGATCAATGCAGGCGAGGGTGAAATCGAAGGGATCCACAACATCCAGCTGGACGACCAGCCACTGAGTTACTTCACTGATGTAGAGGTTCGCACCCGAACAGGTACGGCCGATCAATCCTCAGTTGGCTGGTTCAACCGAACGGTTATCCCGCAGAGTGTCGGTGTAGAGCTGACGCAGGACTACGTGTCCCGGAACACAACCTCTGAGGTCGATGCGATCCGATTTGACATAGTTGCCCCAGCGGGCCTGTTCCGGATCAAGGATAGCGGCAACCGTGGTGAGCATTCGGTCGAGATCGAAGTTGTTGTTGAGTCCCTGGATCTGCCCACACCGCACTCAGAGGTGAAGTCGTACACGCTGGCAGCCAAGACATCCAGCGCACTGCGCCGATCTGTGATGATCGACAATCTGCCTGAGTCGCGGTACGCCTGCAAGATTCGCCGACTGAGCGAGAACTCCGAAGATACCAAGATCAGCGACAACGTTTCTGTTTCAGACATCAACGGGATCATTGAAGACCCTGTGACGTACAAGCACACCGCCCTGCTGGCTCTGCGAATGCGGATGACAAACCAGCTGAGCCGGGTGCCGAATGTGTCGTTTCTGCATCAGGGCATCAAGGTAAAGGTCTGGAACGAATCAGCGCAGACATGGGAGATGAAGGCTTCCAAAAACCCAGCCTGGATTGCATATGACGGGATGACCAACAACCGGTACGGTGGCTCCATTCCCGAGGTATCCATTGATCTGCCAATGTTTAAGCGCTGGGCCAAATTCTGTGACCAGGAGGGTCTGGAATTTAACGGTGTGATCGATGGAAACAATGGCCTGTGGGATGCGCTGCAGCCGGTGATGCGAGTTGGCCATGCCAAGCCTGTGATGATGGGAACCCGGTACTCTCTGTCTATTGAGATGCCAGACGAGCCTGTGATGATGTTTTCCCAGGCAAACATCATTCAGGACAGCTTCAACATCAGCTGGCTTGGCGTTGAAGATCGCGCCAATGAGATCGAGGTGTCCTACTACGACCGCGACGACAACCACCGTCAGCGTGCCGTTCGACTGTACGATGATGACGCCTTGGCAAAGGGTGAAGTTCAGCGATTGACCTCCTTCACGCTCCTGGGGTGCACCAGTGAAGAGCAGGCCCACTACGAAGCCGAGCTGGCGCTAAACATGAACAAGTACATCACCCAGACGGTGACATTCGATGCCTTTATCGATGCCATTGCCTGTCGAATTGGTGATGTGGTGTACGTACAGCACGACATGCCCCAGTGGGGATACTCTGGCCGCGTGAGTCCGGGCTCGACAGTATCGAAGCTGCTGATTCAAGAGGAACTGGGAGACTGCGACACGGTGCTGGTTCGCAGCAGCGCCCAGAAGCGCTACGATGTGTCTGTAGCGTCCGTTGCTGGTGAGATCGTGTATCTGAGCGGGTATGACGGCGCGAAGCGTGTACGGCGTCTGAAGACACAGGGCGGGGACGATATTGGCGTCCTTGAGCCGATCTACACAGCAGGTAAGGGCTGGGGTGTCATTCTGGAAGCAGAGCACGCTTTTGCACTGACCCAATCTGTCGAGCTGTGGGATACCGACATTATGGAATCCCGCGATTGCTGGGTCGATGCTGACGGCAACATTAACCTGTACCAGCCCCTGGAGAACCAGCCCGAGGATTACGCGGACTACATGGCGGGCCGCGGCACCAAGGTCAAAAAGCCATTCCGAATCCTGTCGATTTCAGGTAACGGGGAGATGATTCGTACCATCTCTGCTATCGAGTACAACGAATCCATGTACTCGAAAAACATCCCGTTCAAGAAGACTCCAAACTACGCCGATCTGGACAGCCTGCAGCACTCGTCGATAACCGGTGTAGAGGAGTCACTTCTGAGCCTGTCGGCCGGTGTGGATACAGAGATCACGGTTCTGGTTGAGAATGATGACAGTGAGTACCTGGATACTCTGGTCGAGTTCTCGAAGGATGGCGGAAAGACATTCTCGGTGGCAGGCACAGCACGATCCGAAGTGTCGTTTATGGCATCCACCGGTGATGTTCTGGTGATCCGAGCCACTGCCCGCAGTATTCTGGGCCAGGCCGCCAGCGTAGTGACTGCGCCGACCACAACATACAGTGTGCAAGGTAAGGCAGCGCCTCCTGGCAATGTGCAGAACCTGGCATGGCGCGTGGTAATGGGCGGCATGGAGCTGACCTGGGACGCAGTGCCTGACATCGACGTTCGTGGGTACATTGTGAAGCGCGGTGCCAGCTGGGATGACAGCCGGTACGTGAACGAGCTGGTTCAGACAACAAACCTGTTCGTGCCGCTGACGGAAGAAACCAGCGGCACATACCACCTGCGTGCTATCGACCTGTCGGATGTGATGTCTGAGGGTGTTACCAGTGTCGCAATCGGTATGCCGACCCCTGACACCGTGACCGGATTCAATGCTGTCCGAAATGGCCCCCAGATTAATATCGTCTGGTCTGCTCTGCAGGATAGCAACGTGATGGAGTACGAGATCCGGGAAGGCGTGTCCTGGCCAAGTTCTGAGCTGGTTGCCAAGATCGCGGGAACATCGCACATTGTACCAACCTTGGGCGTGGGGAACCGCACATTCTGGATCAAAGCTCGCCACCACTCTGGCGCCGAGTCGAACCTGGCGTCCTTCTCGGTAGTTGGCGAGCACATCCAGCAGCTGCGCAACGTGATCATGACTCAGGATCACAAGGGGCTGAGCTGGCCGGGAGTGAAGAAGGGAATTATCGAAGGCTCTGGTGGTTCCGACATTCACATGAAGCCAAACACCCAGTTCTCCGAATACATTGCGACCGTAACGCTACCCAAAGAGTATGTGGCAAGAAACTCTGTAGAGGCCAATCTCCTGGCGGTGTCCGGAAACTCTGAAGCCTTTGATGATCTTGACTACCCGTTCGATGATCCACGCGCTGCTGTGGCATTTAGTGGAACATCAGACGCCTCGTCCGTGTCGATGACCAAGTTCATTGCTAAACGGGATTCTGCTCACCAGCGGGGCTTCCATGACATCTCCCTGCAGTCTGATCTGGGGGATCTACAGGGCTCACTGACAGCCGTGGCACACGGCATATCTCACGAGCCCGGTCGCGTATTGAATGGTGTCAGAATGAGACCAACGGCTCAGGCTTCATGGGAGGTAGGTCTACCCTCAACCTTCAACCTCACCGCGTGGCATACATTTAAGGATGCCTCGACAGAGGGGGAACTACTGATCTGGAAGGTTGAGTGCGGATCTGGCCACATGACTCTGAAGTATCTACCTGCTACTCACTTCTGGGTGCTGGAAGGTTCAGACGAAAACAGCGTCGCTGTGACTCTGAAGGCAACCGTTGGTACCGACCTACTCGTTGGCATTGTCCAGACAGTAGGTCAGCGAAAGCTGATGGTCGGCGGTATGTCCGGGGAGTACGCATACGGCGTGACAGATACCGGGACGTTAGGGCCTGTTACCAAGGTCATTATGGGCTATTGATCCGCCTGTTAATTAAGTAAGCCCTGACTTATAATTTGGGCTTACTTTACTAATCTTCGGACAAATAATGATCAACGATACTATGCGGATGCACGGCGCTGCCACCCTGCAACTTATCAAGGCCAACGGCGAAGTTGAAGTGACCCACAAGGACAATCTGATCGTAGATGTGGGGTTTGATTTCATCGCCGACTGTATCGGGAAAAGCTCCGGCCGCCCTGCCATTATGAAGTACGTTGGTATCGGTTCCAGCTCTGCTGCAGTTTCTGCCTCCAACACGGCTCTGGGCTCTCAACTTACTCGTCGTTCTGGTGCATATTCGCACACAGCAGGGACGAAGACTTTCACCATTGTTGAGACCTTCCCGCCCGGATCTGGCACTGGCGCCATCCAGGAGGCTGGTGTATTCAATGCCTCGTCTGGCGGCACCATGTTTGACCGGGTGACCTTCCCTGTGATCAACAAAGGGAGCGACGACACCCTGACCGTGACCTTCACGTTCACGATGTCCTGATATGACCACTGTCACTTCATCATTGGATAGAGCTGTCACCTGGGGCGAAGTGACGGACACCTGGGGCGGCAGTACGGTCCTGATGGGTCGTACATGGGGTCTGTTTGGTTCTAACCTAATTCAGTTGGGCCTTACAGACGGCCTGTCGGTTTCTGACACCTACACGGACCAAATCGGATACCTGCTGGGCATTCACGAGTCCCTATCGGTCACTGATGCTGCTGCCAACATGGCCGCAATCAGTCTCGAAGAGCTGGTGACAATGGTGGATGCACAACCGGTTCATAGCGTAACCCGGTCGATTCATGAGGCCTTGAATGTGGCTGACCCTATCGACTTTACCGCGGATTACCACCGACTGTACCAAGAAGCTGTAGGCATTCTGTCGGTCAATGGCAACCATACAGAGCGCTCATTTGATAGCAGCTTTGGCATGGGTGGCGGCCAGGTAGCATCTCATATCCAGCCCAACTTTATTGAGTCCCTGCAGGTTGCGGACATTATCGGTCGAATCGCATCTTTTAGTATCTCTCTCAAAGAAGGTGTGGGAGTCAACAGCGCATACGGGAGCGCCATGACGCTCCCAGTAGCTGAGTCTCTCAGCATAGCCGATGCGTACCTTCGCAATGCCGACACGGTTGTCAGCGACCTGATTCTCAGCGCTGGCGACATATCAGAGGATACCTTCCTACAGTTCATGCGGCGAGCGAGCCCGGTGGGGTTCACCGAGTACGCTGAGTTCGTAGAGGGTGAGTACGAGTACCAGGAGGCCCTATTTCGAATCGTCATGGAATCGGCAGCCGAAGACCGTGCACTGGTTGACTCTCTGAAGATCCATATCGATGTCCCTGATGTGAATGAGGCAGGCAAGGTGACCGTCCCCGCCACATCAGGCGGCGCTACGGTGGCCTTCCAGCGTCACTTCAATGCAGAGCCGGAAGTAACTGTAACTCTCAAAGGCGGCACAGTTCTGGCTCTACCCAATGTGACCTCCTCTGATCAGAACGGCTTCACAGTCACACTCAAAGATACCAGCGGCAACCCGGTTTCGGGTACTGTCAGCTGGGTAGCACAAGGTTATTGAATGCAACAATACACATCTATCAACGGGGCTACGCTGATCACGCAGGCTCCGGGTAAGCTGATGGCGAACATCGATACCCTGCTGTCGAGCAATGAAGGTACGGTGTTCCCTAGCTCCAACAATGTGATGGGCCGGGTCTGCTACCGCAGCGACCAGAAGAAGCTGTATCTGATGACGGATGATAGTCCTGCCACCTGGAAGCTGATCTCTGACTTGTCCAAAACCTACGTGACGTATGAAGACTGCAACACGGACTTCATCAACAAAAGCAAGGTTACCAGTTCACTGACCGACACCAGTACATCGAAGGTGGCATCAGCCAAGGCTGTGAAGACTGTCCAGGACAATCTGAACAGCCACACCACAGCATATGCCGACTTCGTTGGCCAGATCTCCAAGTCATCGGCTTCGTACATCTTCTCCAACAACATCTCGCTGGTTCGGGATGCCGCCACCCTGACAGTCCAGGGCGGTGCAGTTGGGGCGGACAATGGCGAGCGAACGTCTGCCCTGCAACTGGGCCGTTCCAACTCCCGAGCCTTTAACGTGGTGACTCACGGCACAGGGTATACATTCTTAGGGTCAGGCGGCCTGACTTCCTCGCGTTTGCCCACTCACAACGCCATGCGCTTTGCCTATGGATCGAACTCTGTGCTGTTTTACGGAACGGTGGATGTGAACGGCAGGCTGGATGCGAACTCCGGTCTGAATGTGAATGGCTCGACCGGCATGGATGGCAACGTGACCGTTGACGGCACCGTGGCGGTAACCGGCCAGATTTCATCGACAGGCAACATTACATCTGGCGGAACAATCACGATGGCATCCGATGCCCGACTGAAGAGTGATATTGAAACCATTGAAGGGGCGCTGGACAAGGTAACTGGGATGCGCGGCGTGATGTACACGCTCAGGTCATCGGGCGAGCGCCGCCCTGGAGTCATTGCCGACGAGCTTGAAAAGGTACTTCCCGAGGCTGTTGATCGCTCTGGCGAATACAAGTCCGTTGCTTACCAAAACCTGGCAGGGTTACTGATCCAGGCCATCAAAGAGCTTAATGACAAGGTGGAGGCCCGATAATGGAGGCGTACCAAAATATTGCAAGTTCTGACACGGTAAAGGATAGCCGTAACGTTATTAACAATAATATTCTTACAGCGATCAGCCAGTCTGCTGCGACTTCGTTTCCAACCACTCATGTGCTGGCGGGCCGTACCTGCTACAGGACTGACGAGCTGATGCTGTATATCTGCAACGACGCGGACCCTCAGTCGTGGATGCCAATGTTCGACCTGGGCTCAGGTAAGTCGCCGAATGCGCAGAAGCTGGACGGGTACGACTACACCGCTTTTTTGCGCAAGGGCGACACTGCTGATCAGAATCTGGAATCCGACCGTATCACGTTGGGCGGCAGCGCTGTGGATGGCATGCGCCGCAGTACCGAAGGGGTCCATATTGAGCAGCACTCTTCCAGCTCGAAGCGGCTGTACATCAATTCCATCGGTAACGTGGATCTACAGGCGGACTCGAACGAGAACGGGTCTGGCGGCGTAATCCGGTTCCATGTTGGTGCCAACCAGCTGGCCTATATCGACTCCAGTTACTTCACCTTTGCAGGCAAGTCGGGCTACGTCAAAGCCCGATTTGGGGCCGCCGGTTCTGACGACACATTCGTGGAGTTTCGGGACAACACTTCCGATACCTGGCGCCACTTTGGCTTCGACGCCTCGGCTCAGGACTGGTACGCAGAGATCCCAGGCAATCGCTGGAAGCTGTGGCACCAGGGTAATGATGCTAACCTGGTGAAGAAGGACCAGAAGAATGTGATTGTTGTCCCGGACTCCGTAGCCAACCAGACGATATATGCCAACAGTATAGAGATGTACCCTACAGGATCGGATACGCTAACTGCCGACCACTCTCATATAGGGAATCGAGTATATATCGCCTCAGATGCTTCAGGCGGGGATGCTGTAAACGAGCACCGCCTCTACGGTTCTTACACATATGTGGTCGCCAATGGGGACTCGGACATTGTTTACGGTACTTACAGCTACGGTCGCAGCAATGTGCCAGCTGGCGAGTCCTGCTCCGACGTTAGAGGAGGCTACAACGTCGGTGTCGGAGCTGGCGAGGGCACTGTTAGCAATATTTATGGCTGCGTGAACTACGGCATCTCATCTAACATAGGTCCGGTTGGCAGCCTATATGGGTCTCACAACCGGGCTCAAGTTACCTCGGTAGCAACCGGATCTGTGACTTCGGCATACGGGGTCTACTCAGAGGTGGAGGTTGATGCGGCAAGCGTCAACAACATCTATGGGGTTCGATCCGTCATAGACATTGATGGTGGAGCCACCGACAACGCTTACTTGTTTCACGGTGAATATCAAGGTTCCCTCTCTCCCGATTCCTACGGGATCTACATCGACTCTAACGTTGAAAACCATCTGGGGGGCAACCTACTGGTAGAGAATGGAATCCAAGTTAATGGCTCCGATTGGAACCGCAACTTCCGCATTCGTGGTCCTGCTCCATGTATCTATTTTGATCAGGACGATGACTCAAATGACAAGGCAATGCTGGGCCTAAATGGCGAAGAGTTGTACCTACTGGCAGACAAAAATGCAGACGGGGTATTTGATTCCACCTCTCCGTTCCCGATGCAGGTCAATATCAACACCGGTGTGGCTCTGTTCAAAGGATCAGTTGGTCAGGCATCCGATGAACGCCTGAAGGAAGATATTCAGCGTATTCTGAACCCGGTCGAGAAGATTCGACAGCTGGGTGGTTACACGTATACCCGTATTGACACCGGTGAGCGCCAGACAGGTGTACTGGCTCAGGAAGTGAAACAGGTGTTGCCAGAAGCTGTGCGCCAGTTCGCAGATGACGGAATGATGACCGTTGCGTATGGGGAAATGATTGGCCTGGTTCTGGAAGGCGTTCGGGCACTGGACGAGCGGATCACCGCTTTGGAGGAGATAAATGTCACTCAAGGCCAATAACACCGAGGTTATCGGTGCTGATGGAAAGATTCACTGGGGCCGTCTGAAGTCAGTACCCGGTCTCGTGCAGGATGGGCAGATCCGAACCCAGGAGCCACCGTACCAGTACAACTGTGAGGGCTCCGGTACTTCGATCACCTACCGGACCACCGGTATGGAGTACATGCCCGGTAATAAGTACCGACTTCGCCAGATCAAGGTGAAGTCCACTTCTAACTGCAACTGTAACTGCGGGAATTTCTAATGCTTCAGGTCGCGGTAACACCCGTAAAGGGCTATGGGAAAGGCGTCCGGTTATCGACTGACGGTAACGGTCTGCTGGTTGAGGCGGTTGACGAAAACGGGGATCTGACCGCCAGTAACTATTTGAGCGAAGCGATTGTGCGTGGCTCGATGGGCCAGAAGGAGATCTCTGACGCCTCGAATATCTATGTGCGTGTACGGGACGATGGATCGGTTCATAGCATGTACAACAAGTTGGTGAATAGCTTCGATAGCAAGGACTCCGGGTTCGTGCACATTGCAAAAATGGGCCATAAGGTGGGCGGGCAGATTCACATCCCCTACGCCGACAGTCCGCTGAGCGAGTGGGGGCTGCGCGTGAACTATGATGCCGACGCTGGCGCAATTGCGGGGCCAGGTGTTGAGCTGATTGAGGTTCCACTGGGGGAGGATTCGTTCCATGCGCTTGCAAATCAAAACCTCCCCACGCTCAGGGTTTCTGATGTGGAAACTCAGGGGGATCACTATCGTGTGACGGTTCAAGTTGTGCGTTCAGGGAACGACGACAAGCGCTCTGGTGTAGCTATCTACGCGAAGAGTGATTCAGGATACATTGCTCAGAGAAAACTGCTCACAAACGAACTGGGGCGGGCACAGTTTAAGTGTGCCAGGTTACTGCTGGAGGACTCTGAAGAGTTCGTTGCAGAGTTTGGCTTCAAATTTTTGTCCAACATCACCAGTGTAAGCCTTTAATCGCCCTGCTATAGTAAGTATCTGCTTACTTAGCAAGGTATAGAAATGCTTACTCTATTGGATGCAGCAAAACAGAACCTGGACTGGGGAGGCGCAACCGAAAGGTTGAACCCGGCCAGGTTCGATCCCAACCTGACAATTCCGAACCTGGATACGCGCGGCCTTTCCGAAGCGGTCACGGCTCTGACTGAATCCCAACCTTGCATTCCATGGCAATCCGCTCGGAACTCCAGCCTGTACGGCATGGGCCTGACATATGACCCGTCCAGTGGAAAGCCATACCTCGATTGCTTTGGCGATCCTTACTACCTTCGGTACTCCACCGATGAATACTTCGATGCTGTAGAGGCTGACGACAAGCAGAGGGTTAGAGGTGGCTATCTGGACTGCCTACGGTACGACACCCTGACTCCAGCGGTATATGCCAATCCACGACTGAGGCAGCTGTTCGAGAGCTTCCGGTTGCCTGTAGTGCGCAGCTCGTTGCGAATCATTGACGGCAATGCTGTTAGCCCATCCGCACCTTCGGGAGGCTACCACTGCGACGAGAGTCCTTTCGATTGCCTCCGGCTAAATATCTGCGTGGACACAAACGACAGTTTTGGCCTGCAGTATGAAGGGCGACCGCCAATGTTCCTGTCCGCTGGCGACCACCGGATCGTGATGACTCACAAGCGGCACCGGGCGTTCGTCGTTCGCCAGTCTGATTTTCAGCGAATCCATATTGTGATCAGCGTGGTGCCATGGCTGAAGAAAACCCAGAGCGGCAACTGGGTACCAAACGAATACTTCGGGGAAATCCACCCCTTCGATATGGTCAAAGAGGGCCTTCTTCTGAAATGAAATACCAACTCAAGATGGAGGCCCCTGATGGCCGCCATGAATATCTCGACTTCGATTCAAAGCTGGGTACGCTGACACGCAATGGTGTGCCGTTCGATACCTCAGATCTGCGCCAGTCCAGCCCCAACCCAGAGCAGATTCACAAGGTAAGTCCGGATAGCCCAGGCCGAAAGGTGAGCGCACCGAAGGTTTTGAAAATCCAGCTGGGGCTGAAGTGCAATTACTCTTGCTCCTACTGCAACCAGGCCTCAGAGGTACCCGGTGCCGTGGTTACCAACAAGCGTGATGCCGTTGAGTTTCTGGCAAACCTGGACAGCTGGCTGCAGGAGCCTCCGGAGAGAATTGAGCTGTGGGGTGGCGAACCGCTGGTGTACCTGTCGAAGCTGAAGGTTCTGGTGCCAGAGATCCGCGATCGATTCCCGGATGCCCAGATCGGCATGATTACGAATGGCAGCCTGCTGAAAGATGAGACGGTTGACTTCATTATCGATCACCAGATCAACGTCGGTATGTCACATGACGCATATGGCCAGGCACAGCGCGGAGATGATCCCCTGCAGGATGATCGGGTGCTGGCAGCAGTGCACCGCCTGGTTGCAGAGCATGGCGATCGCTTCTCTATCAATTCGGTGATCACCGGTTCGAGCCTGGATATGGCCTCAACCATTCGGTACTTCCAGGCCATTTTCGGGCCAGGCGTTCAGGTGCTGTTTGAAGACGTTGTGAACTACCACGACGATGGCGCCATTGATTCTAACCAGATGACGAGCCAGCAGCTGGCCGAGCTGTCTGACAATGTGTTCTATGGTGTGGCCGGTGACAATCTGCTGGAGAGCCCAGGCGTCCAGTCAAAGATCGTTCGCTTCCTGGCTGGCCTGAATAGTGGCTTCTCCATGGATCAGGCGTATTCCAAATGCGGAATGGATCGGCCAGACCATATTGCGTGCGACCTGGCCGGCAACATCGTCACTTGTCAGAACGTGGGCGCCAGCGGCAGACATCTGGTTGGCAGCGTATACAAGATGGAGGGTGCCCGACTGACCAGCTCCCTGCACTTCTCACATCGAAAGAACTGCCAGGACTGCCCGGTGCTTCGCCTTTGTGGCGGCGGCTGCATGTACCTTCACGGCGATCACTTCCAGGCCAGCTGCAAGGCTCTTTACCAGTACAACATGGGTTATCTGCGAGCAGCACTGTACCTGTTGACAGGTCTGGCCCTGGTTGAAGTGACCCAGATCGGTCAGCCATCATTAATTCCTTGCATTTCTTCCGAATAATAAGTAAGGACTGACTTTTATATAAGGGTCTGTGTGCGATACATTAGGCGCTCTGTTACATGGAGCTGAAAATGTCGGAAGAACAACTTGCCGCTCAGACCACCCTGCAGTGGACAAACGGGACATTTTGGAGTGTCGCGTTGATGTTCATTGCAGGCACTATCGGGCGTTCTCTGGTTAGCTCCGAACCGTTCTGCGCAAAGAAATTCTTTGGCGAACTGATCCTGTCCGGCTTGGCAGCGGTCGTACTGTACTCATTCAATGTCATGCAGGGCATGTCTCCAATCCAGATCGTCTTCTTTGGCGCCCTGGGTGGAATGGGTGGTATCCGCGTTGTCGAGTGGGTCATCAAATTTGCCAAAAAGTGCAGAGCCTCTGGAGTGCTGTAAATGGAAAACCACTACTCACGTATTTCTCGCCAGCGCCTGGACACCTGTCATCCTGAACTGCAGCTGCTGTTCGAGACTGTCCTGGAGTTTTTCGACCACTCGATCTACTCCGGGGCTCGTTCTCGGGAAGATCAGGAAACTCTGTTTCAGGAGGGCTCGTCCAAGCTGCGCTGGCCCGAGTCAAAACACAATAGCGTACCTTCCATGGCGGTAGACGCCGGGCCGTGGATCGAAGGTGTAGATCGGTGGGATGAACCCCAGTGTCGCCTGTTCGCAGGCTTCGTAATGGGTGTGGCAGCAATGCTCAAGGAATCCGGTTCCATGACCTACTCCGTGCGCTGGGGTGGCGACTGGGATCAGGACTGGAACATTCACGACCAGACATTTAATGACCTGGTTCACTTTGAACTTGTGGAGGACTGATGAACCCACTATTGATCTCGCTCGGCAGTACCCTGATCGACCGCATCTTGCCAGATGAAGCAGCGAAGGCCACCGCAAAGGCTGAGCTGATGCGGGCCGAGCAGGATGGTGACCTTCGTGAACTGGAGACGCGACTGCAGGTGATGCTGGCAGAAGCAAAGTCTGCAGATCCGTGGACATCCCGAGCCCGACCAACCTTTATGTACGTGTTCTACCTGATCCTGCTGGCGAACTGTTTCGTCATCCCAATTCTGGGACTGATGGTGGAGCCAGAGATATTGGTCGCCTACTACGCGAACCTGGCCACTGGGCTTCAGGCCCTGCCGACCGAGCTATGGGTACTGTTCGGCACAGCCTTCACCGGCTATACCGTGTCCCGGTCGTATGATAAGAAGCAGGTGCTGCAGGGAGGGGCATCGACTGTTGAAAAGGTATTAGGGCGACTCCGGTAATCGATGATTAAGGGTGCTAAGGCACCCTTTTTTTATGCTGTGTTATTTATAGACTAAATTTATGATAAATCTATATTGAGTTTATCCATAAACATGACTAGGCTGTATGCAACTTCAAAGATGCTATTAAGGAAGGCGGAATGAGCGACACTACAGATACGGTTATGGTCTACACCAGCAAAATGAAGCCAGTGATATTCTCAGAAGGCGGGAGCGGAGATTGGGCTGCAAATCGACAACGACTTTCGGCGTGCCAGTATGTTGTAGCTACAAAGAGCGATGCGCTGGCAGAACACTTCGGTGTGGATTACAGCCTAGAGCCTGGTGAGGGATTTCTGATTGGCAGAGTATCCGGAGTAGACGAAGTGCCGGAGTCAGGGAGATACGTCATCCGGTTTGAAGAGTACGCAGAGATCAACCTCAAGGACGCATGGCCGGGCAACCGGAACCCTGTGGCCTATGTGAAAATGTCCAACCTTGAGCGAGATCACCAGTTTGCCATTGAAGACCTTGAGTGGCAGTCATTTCCAACAGATCTGATTCAGGAAGTTGACAACACTCCGGCTCTGACTGTTGACCAGGCCAAGCGTGGCCTGGCAAAGAAGTTGGGAATAGACCCGGACTGCATCGAAATTCGGATTAACGCATAGGTTGGCCGCATATATTCCGAGGGTGCTAAGGCACCCTTCTTTCATGCCTGTCATCCGGCGTCAGAGTAGGATCGAATGCGGCAGTTTCCAAGAAGATCTCTATATAATAACAATCACATTAATAATAACTTATATAAAGAAAGAGAATCGGCGAAAAACTGCCGCGCTCACTTCCTACTGGCAAAGTCTCCGGGTTAGTTTCAATTCCGGATAGTTCTGTTACTATAAGTAAGTCAGTTACAACTTACATACAGGACAGAGCAGTGAAAGAGATTTTCTTCGACTCACTCGAATACGACATTGTGGCGATCTCCAGTATCGACCCAAAGTTGCTCGTGTGTGAGCCTGACCTGTATCAGACGAAGTGGTGGGACTACCGACTTCTGCACCCGGCTCAGGCGACATATCTATTTGCTGACGCATATACAGAAGCCGCCCGCGCATACGCCCAGCGCAACATCGATTTGGAATACGGAAAAGTCTTCAAGCCCTACCCGGGCCGCGATCTCTTCAGTAAGCCACAGCTGATGCTGCGTAAAGACGGCACCCCGCGCAAAGAGAAGGGAAAGGACAAGTACACAAAAGCTCCAGCGAAAACGACCATCGCTGGAATGTGGAAGGCTCGACAGATGTCAGATCGCCACGGTATCCCCTACCGCTTCTACTGTGACGCAGCAATAGAGTACACCGAAAAGGGTATCTGGCACCGACTGCCCGGCCCTCAGCAGCTCTACTCCACTAAAGTCAGCGAAGCTCAGGCGGACTGGCGAGAGGAGTCAATGGTGGACTTTATCGTTCGTCGCTGGAAAGAGTATTGCCAGAGAACCATCGTCTTCTCAGACAACCCGTACTTCCATGCTGACCGCAACACTAATGCTATCGACCAGGTACGGCACCGGGCGAATCTGATGGGCCAGATCAAAGCCAGGCCTGATCCGAAGCTCGGACTGTCTCATGCCCTGTACGAAAAGCAGGTGCTGATAGAGGCAGAGTGCATACGGTTCTTTGGTGAAAACATGGTTGAGAAGGCAAAGCGCTTTTCCAGTTACTAAGTAATAGCTGACTTATATATAATCATTCTACACACATTGAGACACACCGGAGACAGATCATGACCTACGAAAACCGCCCTGCTGATAAGCCAGCTCACTCCCCGCGCCGCAAAACGTTCATCAATAAGAACCGCCCCAGCGGTCAGCGCCCCAAAGCGACCTTTTCGCACGACAGTGCGCTGAACGATTTGGTCGGTCAGAAGGTTCTGATTGTAACTATGTCCGACGCAGACATTACCGGAACCCTGAAGGGCTACGACGCCTTTACTCTGACTGTGACAGGCGGTGATGGCAGCGACCACACGTACTTTAAGCACGCCCTGGAATCCTTCGGCAAAGCCCCGGCTGAGAAGCACTGAGGCGCATCATGAGTACAGCAGTAGCTACAGAGACAACCCAGCAAATTGAGCAAAACATGGTTGCAGCTCTGGGCGATGCGATGTCAGGAGGTGGCGCTGCCGCCTCCGCTGACTCAGCTTCGCTCCAGCTAAACGAGTGGGATCAGGAAGGGGCTGCGTTCGACTTCGACGAAGACTTCCAGGACAAGATCGCCGCGCTGACAGTTTGCGACCCGAACTTTATACGCCGTACCCGCGAGTGCGTGGAGCCCGGCCACTTTGAGAATGTCGGCAACGCCCTGCTCGTGAACCTGGCGCAGTCGTACTTTGATCGGTACAGCCGCCTGCCCGGCTCCAAAGCTGTTTGGGGTCAGGTAATACGTGAGGCAATTGTCAGTAAGCAGATCCGTGCAAACTTCAAAGACGAGGTTGTGTCTGCGCTGAAGCGTCACGTTGGTTCTGACGTATCCGAGCCAGAATACTTTATCGATCAAATCAGCGCGTTCAGCCGTCACCAGGACATCATGGCCGGCTTAAACGAGTGTGTCGATCTGGCATCCCGCGGCGAGTTCGCTGCCATTGAACGCCGAATGCAAAAGGCATTTCTGAAAGGTGCGAAAGGTGAGTACCGGGAGTCCGATTACTGGGATGATCGTGATAAGCGTACCCAGACTCGTAAGGACAAGGCATCAGGTCTGATCAAGCCGTCCGGCATCCCGCTGGGTATTCCGAAACTTGACAACCTTTTGTATCACAAAGGTATCGGTCGCCGGGAAATGACGGTGCTCATGGCGGGTGCGAAGAAGGGTAAATCGATGGGCCTGGGCGACTGTGCCCTGCGCATCAACCGTCAGGGCTATAGCGTCCTGTACGTGACCCTCGAAGTATCGGTAGAGATCATCACGGACCGAATGGACGCGAACATTTCGCGTACTGACATGGACGATCTCGATCACCGCATCAACGATGTAGATAAGAAGATCGAGAGCGAGGCCAAAAAGAAGCGCGGCCATTTGAAGGTCGTCGAGTTCCCATCCGGATCTCTGACCCCGAACGCCCTGCAGTCCCTGATTGAGCGGTACAAAGCAGATGGCATCACGTTCGATGCTCTGGTTGTTGACTACGCCGACATCATGGCTCCGGACATCTATACCAACAGCGAGACTGAGAACTCCAAGCAGGTATGGCTGGGTCTGCGAGCTATTGCCTCACGCGAGGATGTGGCTCTGCTGACCGCTACTCAGACCAACCGTGAAGGCTTTAAGTCTGATACGGCAAAGGCTGAGCACGCTGCAGAGGACTTTAACAAGATCCGTATTGCCGACCTTGTTATCTCTATCAACCGAACCGATGAAGAGCGCGCTCGTGGTGAAGCCCGTCTGTTCTTCGCTGCCTCCCGCAACCAGTCCGGGGAGTTCACGATCCACGTTAAGCAGGACCTGGCGAAGATGTCGTTCATCGAATCGATCATAAAGATAGCCTGATGAAGTCCAGATTTATCTGGTTACTGGCCCTGGTCATCTTGGCCGGGTGCGACCAGTTCAACAGTGAGCGCTCTGGTCAGGAATCAGAGCGCAATTACCACATCTGCTCAGACGACCCTAACGAGATCGAGATCTGCGATGAAGATGGCAACGAGATCATCGACATCGATTTCGACCCGCCAACAAGGCCCGTGCGCAAATCGATGTCGAAACAGATCACGCGGGCCAAGCCGGTTAGCACTGTAAGGTCGCGAGTAGTAAAGCCATCGAGCAAAGTCAGGAAGCAGAAGAAAGATGCGATTGGACAGAGAGAGAGAAAGAAACGAGTTGGACGAGCTGTTCGACTTCATCGAAATGGAAGACTACCTCAGCGTAGAGGGCATTGATTACAAAGTGACACCAGGTACGTCCGGTGTTCAGCTTAACCTGCGAGAGTGCCCGCGCTGTGGCGGTACGTCCTGGAAAGTCTACTTAAACATGGACACAGGCTTTGGCAATTGCTTCCACGGTGCCTGTGTAGACGAGCCAGGGTTCAGCAAGTTCACCTTCATCAAGAACCACCTTGGTGTAACCAACGGCGAAACCATTCGCCACATCAAGCAGTACGTGGCCACCGTTGGCTGGAAGCCGAAGCGCTCCATCACGGTTGAGACTCAGAACACCCGAGAGATTAAGCTGCCAGCTCACTACCCGATCCCTATCCACGACGAGCACAACCTGAAGTACCTGTCTCAGCGACACATTCCTACCGAAGTATCCAAATACTTCGGGTGGCTCTACTGCCTGAGCGGCGGATTCGAGTACATCGCACCTGACGGCGAAACCCGAACTCAGGATTACAGCAAGCGGGTGCTAGTTCCGGTATACGACCTCGAAGGAAATCTGGTTACTTTCCAGGGTCGAGACATCACCGATGAGGCTAAACGCAAGTACCTGTTTCCACCTGGCCTCGCAGGCACTGGCCGCTATCTCTACAACGGACATAATTGTGTTGGCATGAAGAAGGTCGTTATCAACGAGGGTGCGTTTGATGTTGCAGCAACAAAGATGGCACTCGATACCGAAGTAGACCTGCGAGATGTAGGCGTGATCGGTACGTTCGGAAAGCACATTTCGGATGGCGAAGGCCAAAGTCAAACCAGTGCTCTTCTGGCGCTGAAAGCGGCCGGTCTGAAAGAGATCACCATGATGTGGGATAGCGAACCGAAAACCCTGGATGACGCCTGCAAAGCAGCCAAGCATTTGAAGTCACTCGGGTTCAAAACCTTCCTTGCGATTTTGCCCCCCGGTCGTGACCCGAACGAGTGTGAGGCTCATGAGGTAGTGAGCGCGTTCAGGTCTGCAATGCTGTGCACATCGACCAATCTGACGAAGTTGCGCATCGGAATACTGCGTGGTTCTCCCGCAACCATCTGATACTTACCTGACGCAGATCAATAAAATTATCGCAGTTGATCAAAGCACAGACAGCAGAGAGACAGAATATGAAAGCTCAGAAAGTGCGCTTCGTGGTTGAGTGCGTCACGCTAACTTTGAAATCTACTGGCAAATTCGCTCGATTCACCGGGATCGAGGCAATGACTGATATACCGAGACACAAAGACAAGAGCCAGCTGTTTTGCTTATCGGTTACAGAAGGTGTGCATGGCGAAACAGACCACATTGACTGCACCACCAACGCTCATGGGGCAAACACATGGAAGCATTTCGCCCGCATGGAGAAGTCATATGTTCAGTCAGGCTATGAGATAGATAGTCGGACCATCTCTCAAAACGCGCACTCCGTAGATGACCTGGTTGATACGCTTCGCACGAGACACGATTTCTATACGCTCGCCAGCAGCGACGAAGAGACTGTTGCGCAGATCCGGAAGGCAATGTCTCACCTCGATACAGAGGCAGAAGAGCCCGCTATCCAGCTCCCCGACATGGCAGATCGATACGGTCACATGGCAGACGGGGGTGCATTCGCATGAGTACCCAGATCCCCGCCGTTAACCTGGACATCTACGAAGAACCAAAAGAGAAGCCACCGTACCCGCTTGAAGCGAGTTCCTGGGGCACTAATTCATTTTGGCACCGCTGCGATCATACCGAGCAGAGCAGGAACTTCTCACTGTGCGTCATGGTTATGAGCATGGTTCAGGACGGCAAGAAGTGCAGACCGGGGTATGAAGATTGCTGGAAAGCAGTGGAGCAAGGTAGTTGCCCCGCTATTGCGATGCGCCAGGAAGAAGTTGCTGCTGGGCAATCCCTGTACTACCTGCCCCGACTCAAGGTTAAAGCAGTAGAGCCATTAACGAAACGGTCACGGCCCGCAACCTTCAGCTCAATGATGAAGCAGACCTCTGAGCCTGCACCCGACCCGAAGCCCGCTGTTAAGAAGCCGCAAGGCATTGTCAGTCTGGACATGAGCGAAGTGGTGAACGACCTGATGAAAGAGGAGGTAGCGGCAAAGTCCAAACCTGCTCGGTCTGAGGCAGCGAAGCCAGCTCGACCACCCAAAGAGAAGAAGGCAGAAGACAAGCCTGTCACCCAGCAACCAATCAAGCGACTGCCCGGTGAGACTCCACTGCAGTTCGTCAGACGCAAGAAAGCGGCTCTAGCCGCCTGAACACACACTGGAGACAACAATGAACCAAATGACCAATCCACTGGTAGCGACCAGCTCCGAAACAGTCTTTGACTGGCTGGAGCAGATCGCAAGTACCTCCTCAAAGAATGCGAAGGAAGAGCTGCTGCGCCAGCACCTTGAGAACGATGCGTTCCGCATACTGATCAAGCAGGCTATCGACCCGTTTGTGACCTTCGGGGTAAAGAAGCTGCCGAAAGCCGAGCCGACCGGGGGAGAGCTGTTTGATAATCGCACGTTAGCGCTCTTAATCGATCTGAAGAGCCGCAAGCTAACCGGCAACGCAGCTCAGAGCGCTATTAAAGAAGAGCTGACGCGGCTACAGCCGAAGTCGGCGGAACTGCTGACCCGGATTCTGAAGAAGAGCCTGAAGGCCGGCTTCACAGCGAGCACAGCGAACAAGGCACGGCCGGGTCTGATCTACGTATTCAAATGCCAGCTGTCCCACAAGCTGACCGACTACGAGCACCAGGTCACAGCCAGCGAGCAAGAGCCGTGGTTCGCGGAGATGAAAGAGGATGGTGTTCGCGGATTTGCGCTGCAGCACCAGAACCCGGATGGTGAATTTTTCAGTCGATCCGGTAAGCCCCTGAATGCGAGCGAGGAGCTGAAGCAGGAGGTTCGCTTCTTCTATTCTATGTGGGCAGAGCACTGGGGTACGAAAGCAGGTGTCGTGATCGATGGCGAGCTGGTCGCATCTGAAGGGCTCTTCAATGATGTAGTTGGCGATGTTCACCGCAAGAGTGTGGGCGACACGATGGCCCTGAAGGTGATCGACCTGATTCCTTCTGACGAATTTGATAAAGGGCAGTCCGAGAAGGCTTACACGGAACGCCGCGAAATGCTGGAGCAGTTCCTTCTTCTATATAAGGACAAGTTTCCGCGAATCAGTATTATTGAGCGCTGGCCTGTCACCTCAGTGTCGGCAGCGTTCGAGCTGGCCCACGAGCTGATCGACCAGGGCCACGAGGGCATCATTCTAAAAGACCCTAACGGTCGATGGGCGAACAAGCGAACCAGTGCGTGGCTAAAAGTGAAGGACATCAATACTGCCGATCTGGTGGTCACATCTGTCGCCCCAGGTGAAGAGGGCAAAGAATTTGAGCATTGCATGGGCTCGGCCTTCGTAAATTTCGATTCGGTAGATAAGGACGGCAACCCGGTTACAGTTGAGGTGTCAGTCGGGGGCGGCTGGAAGTTGTCGGAGCGAGAGCACTACTGGCAGCACCCTGGAGATCTGATTGGCCAACTGATTGAGGTCGAATACCACATGTTGACGCCAGACGGCTCGATGCGCCACCCGCGGTTCAAGCAGATCCGCACGGACAAGCCAATCGAAGATGGCCAGGGCTGCTAAGGGGATTTACGGTGATCGCGCCAACTTCACGAAAGGCGGGTAAGTCAGTTAAAGGCTCCGCCACCAGGAAAGGGCACGCGACAATCTTCAAATCATTGCTTCGGGCTGGCGCCCGGGGCATGACCCTTGAAGAGCTTTCCATCGACACCGGGATGAAACTGCAGACCTGCTGCGCACGAAGGAACGAGCTTGGTAAAAAGCATTTCGTCATCGACAGCGGAACGCGCCGCCCAACGAACAGTGGCAGAACAGCAACAGTATGGGTGATTCCGAAAGGGGTAATAGTTGCCCTGAAGAAGCGTAGGGGCCTGGTCAAGGGCCTGGCGTAAGTATAAGCTCCGCAGCATTACAGAGTAGGAGACAGAAGTGATGCTGGTACGTGAGCTGGAAGGACTTTATCAACAGAACTTCGCCGGTGACTTGGCTCAGATGCAAATCTGGAATCAGGAAGTCGGCGAAATATCAGGCATCAAATTGACAGCGGCCTTCGCTCAGTTGAAGAACCGCATCGGGCAAGAGAGAGCAGCTCACGCAATGAGATACCTGACACATGCGATTCGTCGCGCTGTGTATTTTGGGTATGCAGAGGACAGAGAGGTTTGCTTTGAAGAGCGCAAACCAGTGCTGTCCCTTGCTAAGTTTACCTGCCATCTTGAAGCCATGAGCACCATTGAAAAGCGCATGTTCCTGTTCGCCCTCGGAAGCAACATGAGTATCCGGGACGTAACCGGGCTCACATGGAGCAGTGCTCTGGCCATGCAGAGATCCCGTAAGCTGAACCACATTGCGAATGACATTCTCAATACGTCCGTGCGGCACATGAAGCTGAATCTGGTCTTTTGGGTTACAGCCACCGGGGGACGGGCAATACCATGCTACGACGCAGACAACTCGATTCTCGACATAATCGATTCGGACTGGGAAGAGTACGCAAGCCAGTTTGCCAGTCTGCCACACCGGCCCTTTTGAGGAGCGTAGATGTACAACACCGAAGTAAACACGATGTTCATGGACTCGGCTCAATGCTGGCCAGTCACCGCACAATATCACTTTGCGGGCGAGCATCAGTTCTTCCTGTTCAGTAACTGGGCTGACGGGGAGGATCTGTCTGGCGTCAAAGTCGGCTACTCGCAAAATGCTGAGTCGATCAACCTCGCTATCGAAGTGGCCGGCCGATCCATGTCCACACCGTATTGCTCGATCCGGGGGATCACCGGTGATCTGATTGCTTCTGCCAACATGCGATTCGTGTTTGTGAGCAACCAGAACGGGATGATCGTCCGCAGTGTGCCAGTGACGCTCGGCGAAGAGGGCCTTGAGTTCATGGCAGAGCTCCACCGCGCAACTGCAGAGATCGAGAGCGGCAAAACACCGAGCCGAATCCTTGCCGACATGATAGAGCACCCAACCCTTCCAGCTGAAAAGATTTTCAGTAGTCACTCGCTGCACCTCAGAATCGCGGCGTAACCCACCGACCGGTTTGGATTAGATTCAAGCAGACGTTGATTCCCTTCTGAACCGGCCACCACTCCATCGAACCAAACTTCAACGACCAGTCGATCTCCCTAAGCAAGGTCTTCACCCGATCTGGAGCAATCCCCATTTTCTCAAGTCTGGTTTTCACCTGCAGACGAATGTGCGGAAACATCTTCCACGAATCGCGCGAATGCGCTCCTGTTGTCGTATAACATATCTCCGTAGGAGATTTATTTACCTTAGTACTTTGTGTCCCAGATTTGCGACCCCCCTGGCTGTCACCTCTGACACCCCCGCTGTGAGTATCTTTTGTCAGTTCGGGCTGACTTGTCAGAGCGTTTCTAAGCGCGTTCAAATGCCGAATTGCTGTATTGTCACTACTTCTCTGTTTGCGCTCGTTCTGAGCTAAAGCAGAGCGTTCTGCGGGCACATTCTCGCCGGGTTTCGGCTGTAGATTTCGATCTGAACAACCTTCTTCACATGTGCTGTGCTGAAAATCATAGTCGCGGATAGTCGCGATATATTCTGGTTGTTCAATTTGATCTTTGTAGTAGTCGCGGATAGTCTCGCTAATATCGTCTGGTTGCTCGCATAGTCCCGGATAGTCGCGGTATTCATTGATTTTATTGTTAGAGTCGCGAACAGTCGCGGGGCAATCTTTCTTTACCTTCCGAATCTCTTCAAACTCATGTGCCGTTATCTGCTTGCTGATCACCTCGCGGGGGGTCGCGGACTTTCGTATCTTTTCCATTTCCTTCATCGGTAGTCGCGGACCATAGATGTTAGGCAAACTCTCACCGTCTGTTCCATTTCTCGTGACCACCAAAAGATAACCACCTTCCCGAAGCTCTTTGATTAATCGCCAGATAGTTGACTCCGACTTGCCTGTCGCAACTTTAAGGTAAGTCGCGGAGGCTTCAGTCTTCATGCCTGGTTTAAGCGCTGCCAACCTGTAAAGATTCAGCCACAGGATTTTGGCGGCGTCTGACAAGCCTGATCTCAGAAGCACATGGTCAATTACAGATGTCGCAAGGATGCGATATTCGTATCGCTCGTTGAGATATTGAAGCTGCTTCTCTGAGCAGGGTTCACACGGTCTGGACATTGCTGTTCCCCTTAAACGAAAAAAGGGTCGCGAAGCGCGACCCTTTGGTGGTTGAGTAGTGTTGAGGCATTAAAAAAGGCCGCATTAAGCGACCTTTTCTTGTTTTGTCGTACCGGTACGACAAATGCGATTTTGGGTTATCTGGCGGGGGCGTACTGTATCTCATGGCCTCTTCTTCAATTCTGTCGTACCGGTACGACAAACCTGCTTTGCCATACCTTTCTGATTTTGTCGTACCGGTACGACAAACGGTTTGTCATACCCTTTTTCTGTTTTGTCGTACCGGTACGACAAATTACTTCACTTTGGCTTCTGCCAGCTCCAGTAAGACCTTCAGGCAGTCATCTACAGAGACATGCTCAAGCAGATCCTTGCGCAGAGAGATCGTAGGGGTGCCATTGCTGTCGTTGCGGACAGTGAAGCACTCCTGACCATTCACCTTCACAGTGTTGGTCTTTGAATTTGTCGTACCGGTACGACAATGCTCTGTCACCTTGGAAACGCTGATCTTCCCATCACGTATTTTATCTGCGATCTCAACCAGCTTTGGTATGTTCTGCTCATTGTCACTGCAAAGGCGAGAGAGCAGTTTAACCATCTTCAGGCCAACACCTGACATTGGGCCAATAGCTTCTATCAGGCCCCCTGGTAACTTTGTGTATGCCAGATGTTCGCTAATAACCCGACGATCCCGCTCAAGAGCCACTGCCAGTGCAGACTGGCTTTTATAGACGCCATCGTTGAGCAGCTTGCTCCAGAACATGGCGTCAGCCCATGCTGATAAGCCATCACGCTTGTCATTCTCCAGCTGCTGGACACGAGCTGCCTCGGCATCAGTAAGTGTCCGGACATTGGCCGGTACTTTGATTCCAAGCTCCAGACAGGCTTTCCAGCGACGACGGCCCGCGATCACTTCAAATGAACCCGGTTGGGACGTGTCGGGGCGCACGATGATCGGAACCTCAATGCCTTCGGCTATAGACTTAACGAACTCGTCCCAGTTGCCAAACTCAGACTCCGGGCGATTCGCATACTTCCAGGGTTTGATTTTTTCAGCAGGGATCAGCCGAACCAGAAATTTATCATCTGGCTTTTGTGTGGACTTATCGTAGGTAGTCGCGGGCCTCTTCTTTCCTGAACTGCCAGTCGCGGTAGATTTTTCAGCTGCCTTGTTTTTGGCAGCCCGCGACTCTTCTTTCTTTGGCGCAGGTGAATCCGTTTCCGCTGCAGGAATTTCCAGCGCAGACAGGTTCAGGCCACTAATATCTGCCTTCGGAGCTTGTCTGTCCCGGAATTGTTCGGACTGTGCCAACATCGCACCCATTGCGCCTGTCAGCTTCTTGTCACCAGCCATTTATTAATCCATCCCCCACACTCGGCAATAATCTTCAAAGATCTCGCCGTATACCAGGTTGAAGTTATCGATTGCCCGCTTATAGGACTCACGGCTCGACAGAGGCTTGTTAAGGTCATAGACGCTTGTCAGTTGCTCACACGCCTTCTCGACCTCTGTGGTCTGCACAATGGCGTTACTGAGGACGTATTCGCCGTATAATTCCCTGATGTCAGACTCGACCTTCCGGGCCGTCTGAGTGCCGCTGTGTTTCGTGATCAAGATACGCACGTAGTCCATCTTCTTGTCTACTGCATCGAACAGAACAGACAGGGAGTTGGAGAACATCACGAACGAAGCCAGGTCGTAGGTGGCCGGAGGCACTGGGATAACCATGGCGTCCGCTGCGATCAGAGCATTCGTTGTAAGAGCGCCCATGTTCGGCGGGCAGTCGATCAGAATCAGGTCGTATATAGGGCGGAGGGCATCCACGACGCGCTTCAGGCGAAGTAGAGGCTCACCCATCTTGCGGGAATTGTTAACGTCCCGGTTCGGGAGAGCCAGGTCAAGATCCTGAATGCCCAGGTTAGCCGGAATCAGATGGACATTCGGAACGTAAGTCTGACGGATCACATTCTGCAGTGCTGAGTAGTCCTCAAGAAGCACTGGGTGAATGGTATCTTCAATTGTCAGTTCCAGGTCCGGGATGAATGGCCCCAGCGAGAAGGTCGCGGATGCTTGAGGGTCGAGATCGATAACCAGAACCTTCATGCCTTTGTTCGAGGCCATATAGTGAGCCTCATTGACAACGCTCGTGGTTTTGCCAACGCCACCCTTGAAGTTACTTGATGCCTTTACGATGGCACCAGTACCAGAGGGTTTCTGAAAGCCTGTACCAAGCTGTTCGCGCAGTTCCTGGATACGATGAAGGGTGTAGATCTTGCGACCGTTTGTGCCTTTCGGCGTGTCCTTGTCGTGTTCTCGGAGCCAAGGTACAGAGCGACCAATCATGGCTGCGGCTTCGGCAACACCATATGTCCGTGGCTCTTTCAGGGTCTTTGGGGAAACTATCGAGGCACGTAGCTCTTCGAGTTTTGCGCTCCCTTTACGATTGAAGTTGGCAAAAGTCTCGCCCGCGTTTTCCATGGCAAGCCGTGACTTTACTGTATCGAAGAGGTCTTCTGACATTTGATGGTATCTCTGTACTTTGTCCTATATGGCAAATTTAAAGCCATAAGTAGGCAAAAGCAAGGTTTTCTCAAAAATATGGCAAAAGGGTTATTTTAGGGAAAATAAAAGGTGGCATCGAAATGCCACTTTTTAACTGCTAAGGCCCAAAATGCTAGTGAAGTTAGGCCTGGAATGTTTGCTATAAAGGGCCTGTGTTTACAGTTGTCTACAAGGGATGACCTCTATGAAGCAGAAGCCGCTAGTCATTCGACTGGTAATACTCTCTTATCAATTGGTCGATTTTGGCCTGCAACTCAGGGTCGTAACTGCGCTTCTTGGTACCAGATTGTCTAAGTGCATTTAGTACCGCCTGCGTTGAGCCAATTTCAAGGTCAGATTTGGGTAACAGGTTTACTGCATCGAGTGCTGAAGATACGCCGTCCAGGTATTCTCTAATACACAGGATGGCAAAATTTGCTGGGTCTATCTCGATAGCTTTTGCCAGCCTGACTGCCTTGTCGATAGGGACTTTGTATTTACCCTGGCGAATCATTGCAATGTTGTTGCCAAGCTTGAAGCCTGCTGCTTCAGCTATTTCCTGATGTGGCGTCTCTGCAAAGTCATTGAAGACGGTCTTGTCTACAAGCTCAGCGACCGGACACTCAAGGTTTTCGTGCCGTGTTTTACGTCTCATTTCTCTGTCTCTCTGTAAAGGCGCATGTGTCCCTTTCGACCAAACCGGATGCCGTCCGAGTTTCCCCTTCCGTTTTGATCACGCTAAGCAAAAGTTTATAGAATCAGCTGTTATAAGTAAATCAGCACCTACTAACAATAACGCTTAATTGTTAACGCGGATAGTTTGTCAGTTCTGCCTTATTAAATAGGCATTACATTGCCTCGTCAAATTCTATAGGAAATATTCTTAATTTTGACTGATCATTCTGCTTAATATTTACTGACACTTACGAAGCTAAGGAGGGCTTAACTAAGTTTATAAGTTTGCTCTTACAATCTAACTATTAAACTTGTACTATCCCGTTTCGCTGATTTTTGTCAGCAAAATCGTTTGAAGACTGAGTATTGGATGTATCATGAATCAAAAACCACAAGCATTGACTGCGGAGCAGTTCGTAGAGTTCCTCGAAATGGCTGTGATCTCCCACTCTGAAAGGATGGGCGCGAACACCATCTACACGGTGAGAATCCCGGAGGGTGATGGACACTATGATGCTTCGCTCATTAACTGCTGTGACGGCTCCGACTTCATGATTCGCCATACGTCTGTTTGCTGAGAACACCATGGGGGGGGCAATTTAGCTCCCTTATTTTTCGGTTTAGTATATAAGTCAGCTATTACTTATATTAAAGACGAGAGCGAATATGAACGGAAAGCAAAAACGTATACAGGTGATCAGAGAAGCGATGCTCAAGGTGGCCCGAATTATGGCCGGTCGTGGAATCAAGATCACTCAGGCGGGCACTGGTGCTTTTGTTCGGTATAACAGTCACACTGGCTGTATCGAAAGGATCAACATTCCGATGATCCCGGACGATGCCAGCGAAGATTTGATCCACGCAACGCATGGTTTCCTGGATCACGAGATCGGGCATGTGCTTTTTACTGAGTACGAATGCTTTGCAAAAGCGAACAGGGCCAAATGCGGCGTCTTGTTCAACATTGCGGAAGACACCTATGTTGAGCGAATGATGCAGTCCGAGTTCACAGGTTCAATCAGTAACCTGGGCAAGTCATGCCAAATCATGACTGAAAGGTACATTGAGCCGAAGCTCCGGGAGCTGCTGGCGCACACCGTTCCAACCGAAAAGGATTGGTGGGGGCTGTTATGTGCAACCTCTATCCGGGCAATAGCCGGGCAGGAGCACTTCATCGATTACATGAACCAGGACGATAAGTGGGATCTGATCCCGAACTTCGGAAAGGTTCTGCGAAAGCACGAAGCTGAGATCAAGGCGATCAGTAGTTCACAGGATTCGTATGAAGTGGCATTGAAGATCAAACAGGACATGCTGGCAGCTGAGCCCGAGGAGCAGGACAGTGAGCCAGACCAGTCCGGCGGTGACGATCAGCAGAGCGGTGGAGAAGGTAAAGCTGAAAAGCCGCAGGGTGACAGTGAAGGCGAAACCGATGATGGCACCCGAGCAGACGATACCTTCTCGAAAGGTGAAGGTGAAAGCTCTGGCGAAGAAGAAAAAGATGATTCTTCTTCATCTAGTAGCAACACACAACATAACAAAGACAGTGAAGATGATGACCAGTCAGACGAATCGGATGCTGATAGCGATGACTCAAAGGGCGAGTCCGGCAGTGCTGGCTCCGATAGCGCTGAAGAAGGTGATGGTGAATCCGACGAAGGCCCTGGTGCCGGTGATAGTTCGGGGGATGGTTCAGACGATGATGAAGACTCTGAATCAGAAGGCAGATCAGGGGGTGCAGGCTCGTCAGCTGGCGGCGATGACGCAGGTGAAGGCGGCGATAGCGAGATTGATGCAGATGATGTGATTAATGACCCGATGGCTCCGTTGCTGACTGAATCAGAGGTGGAGAGCATGGGTGAAGACTTCGACGATGCGATGACAAAGGTTATCGGCGAGATGTCAGCTGATGCACTTAGAGGCTCTGAAGAATATGTGCCGTTCACACGCGACTGGGACGTTATCGAGCCACTGAAGCTATCAAGAAACTACGATCCGAATCTGGCCGACAAGGTTGCTGATACAGTCAATTACATGGTTGGCACGATGGCGAAAAGTCTGGAGCGTGCATTTCGTGCAGCCAACCGATCCCGCTGGGAAGGCGGTAAGAAGTCTGGCCGTATTAACAGCGCCGCACTATCCCGATTACTGGCAAACGACCCACGGGTGATGCGTACCCGCCAGGAGATGAAGACTCGTGATGTAGCTGTTTCTCTATTGGTGGACTGCTCCGGCTCTATGAGTGGGAAGAAGATGGAGGTTGCGTGTCAGACTGCGTGGGCGCTGGGCGAGGTGCTATCAAAGCTGAATTTGCCTTGTGAGATACTGGGGTTCACAACCTGCAGAATCAAAAACCAGTTCGACCATTTGGAGAAGGAGCTGGCTGATGTATTCCGTGACGGTACAGGTCAGCAATTCAGCAGGTTCGAGCCGATCTATATACCTATATTCAAATCATTTGATGAGCGGTTTGGTACGGCAGCTAAAGCACGCCTTGCGGATGCCGCATACGAGGGTATGCGGCGGAAGATGAACTGCAATATTGATGGCGAATCTCTGCTGTACGCAGCCGAGCGCCTGCGGAAGCGCCCGGAGCCAGGAAAGGTAATGATTGTGTTGTCAGACGGAGCCCCGGCCGGTGTAGGTAAACAACTTGAAGCTCACCTGAAGAAGGTGGTCAAAGATCTCAATACCGAAGGCATCAACACTGTCGGGATCGGCATCATGAGTCAGGCGGTGAGATCTTACTACCCCCGCCATGTAATCCTGAACAAAGTAGAGGACCTCCCAAAGGCAGTTGTAGGGGAGCTGCGGGAGGCAATTCTGGCGAAAGACTGATTTACCTGTAAAAACAGAACAAGAAAGTTGAGTCCCCTTGCTCTGTTTTTTACAATGTAAGCTCTTACTTAGCAATTAAGTAGTAACGACACACTAGAGACGGACAGAAGAATGACGACCAAAGCTATCAACTGCGAAATCTGTGGCGCATCGGTTCACACGATCAAAAAGCACCTGCGTGACGAGCACGAAGAGTGGACTCTGGAAAAGTATCAGGAAGAGTTCCCGGACGCTCCAATCTTCTCTGAGCTGGCGCTGCGGAAGATTGAAGAGGCCCGCAGTAGAACAAAAGCATCGGTCACGCAACTGGCAGAAGCTAATCCGGCTCAGCAGATCATCGAGCAGCAGAGCGTTAAGGTCGGAAAGATCGAGATGGGCAAAGCGTTCCGTCTGGGCAACACGAAAGCGACAGTCTCCCAAAAGTCTGGAAACCCGATCATGATCACTCAGCTGCAGCGGGATAGCGTCAACTCGCCAGATATGATCCCGGAGTTCGATGATGGCTATATCTTCGACATTGAAGTCCTGAAAACGCTGTTGATGGGCATCGAGCTGAGCATTCCTACTTACCTGTATGGTCATGCCGGTTTGGGAAAATCAACCATCTTTGAGCAGATTGCATCTGTCACCAACCGCCCGATTCGTCGTGTGCAGCATACGGTGAATACAGAGGAATCTCACATCGTTGGTCAGTACGTTGTGAATCATGTGGAAGACCCGAAGACGGGCGAGCTGAAGGCGAAGACTGAGTTCCAGCTCGGCGATCTGCCGCTGGCGATGATGAACGGTGAGATCTTCCTTGCCGACGAGTACGACCGTGCCTATCCGTCTGTACTGTCTGTATACCAGGCAGTGCTGGAGGGTAAGCCCCTGCATATCAAGGATGCACCCGAAGAGCTGCGCGTGATCAAACCACATCCGCAATTCAGATTCGTAGCGACCGGCAACACAAACGGCGCAGGTGACGACACCGGCTTGTATCAGGCTACGGTCGTACAGGACGCTGCGACATTTGAACGCTTTGGAATCGTTGAACGCATCGACTACATGCCGAAGAAGCAGGAGGTTGCAATACTCCGAGCCAAGACCGGTTTGCTGGAAGAAGACGCCTCGGACATCGTGAAGTTTGCTACGCATATCCGGAAAGACGCCTTCCCGAACGAAGTGTCTCTGACCATCGGCCCGCGTGTGCTACTGAATATTGCCCGCGTCGGTATCGCCCGATTCAACACGCTGAAAGGTATCGAGGTTGCATACGCGAACCGACTGCCGGAAGCCGAGCGCCAGGCTGCTATGAACTATGCGCAGCGGATCTTCGGCTAAGGAGCGCGTCATGACACGACCACAAAATGCACCAGGCTGTTACGGCGTGGGCATTGCCTCCATGAAGAGTCCTGTCTGTAAAGAATGCGCAGCTCGTGAGGGTTGCGCAGAACGAGCTGTAGAGAACCTGCAGCTCGCTTCCGAGACGGTTGATGTAACCGATTACCTCGCAGTACATGGCCTGGCGCCAAAGCATAAGGGCGAGATGCCCCGCCACTATCTAGCAAAGGTGAAAGTCCGGAAGGCGACTCAGCAGGAGCTGAGCATGTTCACAACTATGCCCGCAAAGGCTCGATCCATTGCAGAGTCATTGGTGAAGAAGAACATCTGTCTTCACACGAGCCTATCAACGAACCAGAACCCCTTTAACACAAACAAACCTCAGTACCTGAAGCCCGTATTCGACATGATACTGAACTCCGGGGCGGTGTCCCGCCGCTCGATTATCGACGCGATCCGCTTATCTGGCAGCTCTGCTGCAACTCAGCGATCTCAGCTGTCAACTGCAATAGGGCTACTGGAAGGCACCGGAGTCCTGATCAGAGATGGCGCTGAAAATTACAAGGTAGCAAACCGTGACATTTAACCTGACGCACTACATTGGTTGCCGCACCCACTTCAGTCTGGGCGAAAGCATCCTGTCCCCTAAGCGGGCCGTTAATGAGCTGTCCGGCATTGCGCCGAGCATGACGATTACCGACCTGAACTCTGTAAATGCTCTGCCGAAGTCCTACAAGGAGGCGAAGAGCGACGATTTGAATCTGAATTTTGGCGCTGTCTTTAAGGTCGTTGATGACCTGGAGTGGCGGAAGCCAAAGAAGGGTGAGAAAAAGACAGTTAACCATTTCTTCTCACCTCGACTGATCGCCAAGAATGTAGATGGCATGAAGGACATCATGCACTTGCTGTCCGTATCGAATGATGCAGACCACTTCTACATGACACCACAATGCTCCATTGAGGAGCTGATCGAGGCAGCTTCACGCGGCAACGTGTACGTGACCACCGGGGACACGGATTCGCTGTTTGCGCACCCGGAATACAGAACAAAGCTAGTGCAGCTGGTACGCGCTCTGAAAGCGTCTGATTTGCTGTTTGAAGTCGTTCCAGTCTGCACGGCATATTATGACCGTCTTAACGAAACGACGATCAGAGTTGCAGAGAGACTGTCTGCAGCCATGATCGTCACGCGACCGATCTATTACAGCTCCAGCATGAGCGGCACCCGCAACGCCATGTACTGCGTGAAGAATCGTAGCCAGGTAACAGAGCGCTGGCGCTCCGAGCCTGCAGTGAACAACCTGCACCCCCTGGTTGCTGCAGACATGGAGCAGGAGCTGAGCAACCTGATAGATCGAATGGTGCTGCGCGACCTGGATCGTGATGCTGTGACTGAAGCCCTGCACCGCGCTGTCGATACCACCAACGCTCTGCCTGAAAAGCTGAACTACGCCTGGGAACCATATGACATCTGTCTACCTTCCATGAGTGATGATCCGTTTGGTGGGCTGGTAGAGATCGTAAAGCAAGGCTGGACAGACCGGATCGAAAAGGTGGTATACGGGTTCCAACCAGATCAGAGCCAGCTACCGGAGTATCGGGAGCGCCTGAAGTACGAACTATCTGTCTTGAAGCGCATGGGCTTTGAGAACTACTTCCTTCTGGTGCATCAGGTGGTGTCGCAGGCTAAATCCATGAACATCATGGTAGGCCCGGGACGAGGATCTGTAGGTGGATCACTCGTCGCATTTTTGATGGGGATCACCGATGTTGACCCTATCCGCTTTGGCCTGATCTTTGAACGATTCATCAACCCGGATCGACTCGACCTTCCTGATGCCGACCTCGACTTTATGTCCTCCCGCCGTGAAGACATCATTAAATGGTTGGTCAAAGAGTATGGCCAGGATTATGTGTGTGGCATCAGTAACTACGGTGAGCTTGGTGCATCTTCGGCACTAAGGAGCGCAGGTAAGATCCACGGCCTGACCGAAACCGATGTTTCATGCTCCAAACAGGTGCCGAAAGAGCACGGTTCCAGCAAGTCACTGGAAGAAGCGAGAGAAGAGGTTCCGGCAATCAAGGTCTTCGCAGATAAGCACCCGGAAGTGTGGGCAGACGCCTGCAACCTGCAGGGCATCTTCAACGTTTACGGCCAGCACGCTGCAGGTGTTGTAGTGGCCGGCGAACCCATCATTGAACGTGCTGTGGTTGAAGTCCGCAAAGGCGGTCAGCTCTGCAACTGGGACAAAAGCGTGGTCGAAGAGTTCGGCCTGGTTAAGCTCGATGTGTTGGGCCTGAGTAACCTGGATGTACTGCGCCTGGCAAAGGACTACATCAAAGAGCGTCATGGCGTAGCAATCGACTACGAGGATGTTCCGCTGGATGATCCGGACGTTCTGGCTGCATTCGGTGAGGGCAAGACAAACGCCGTGTTCCAGTTCGAGTCTGGCGGTATGAAGGGCCTGCTGAAGTCACTGGCAGAGTCCGGAAGCCTGACGTTTGAAGACATCGCAGCGGCAACCGCTCTATTCCGTCCGGGCCCAATAGACGCTGGCCTGATGGATCAGTATGTCGCCATCAAAAACGGCAACATGACAGAGACGTACCCGCATCCGATTTGTGAAGGCGCGCTGCGAGAAACATACGGGGTAATGGTCTATCAGGAGCAGGTAATGCAGATCGCTCGGGATCTGTCGGGCTTCTCGATGGCTGAAGCTGACAAGCTGCGTAAAGCGATCGGTAAGAAAGACGCCGACCTGATGGCATCAATGGGCGAGAAGTTCGTGCAGGGTGCTCAGGAGTCGGGCATGGCCGAAGTATCTGCACAGGCATTGTGGGATGACATCCTCGGCTTCGCGGCTTACTCCTTCAACAAGTCTCACTCTGTCGCCTACACGATGATCTCCTACCTGACGATGTGGCTGAAGGTAAAGTACCCGGCAGAGTTCTTTGCCGCCTCAATGTCGATCCTGAAAGAAGAGAAGCTGCCTGGCCTGGTGCGTGACTGTACCGAAGCTGGCTTGATCGTAGTGCCCCCGGACATTAACCGCTCCACTGACAGGTTCGAGATTGGCTATGACGGTGCCAGACAGTGTGATTCTCTGATTATCCCGTTCCAGCGATTGAAGGGTCTATCCGAGAAGGCGAGCGCGGCGATTGTCGAGGCCCGTGAGAAGCGGAAAGAAGAGCAGGGCGATAGTCGCTTTGTTTCAAAGAATGACTTCCTGGGCTATGTGGTGAAGCGGGTGTGCAATGTCCGGGTACAAAGTGCCCTGGATGCGGTCGGTGCTTTCGCGGAAATCGAAGGTCAGATTCCAGCTCTGCACCCGGATCGAATCAAAGATCAGAAGACCCTGCTACCGGGACTGATCGCCAGCAATGTGAAGGCGGACAGAAAGATCGACCTGTCACCTTTCGTTCGGCGGGAGCTGGTCGGGCTGATGCAGGAAGCAAAAGACTGCTGCGAAACCTTCAAGGGTGAAACCGTTGTCGGCCCAGCAATGGCTAAAGGTCGCGTACCGAAATTCATGGTCGTGATGGATGCACCGAACTGGGGCGAGAAAGATGCTGGCGTCATGTTGAAGGGAAAAGCCAGCAGAGACGTGCTGACTGCCCTGGACGAAGCCGGGCTCAAGCCTAGCGAGGGTTACTTTACGGCTCTGTCGAAAATGATGAAGCCGAAAGGTGAGAAGCAGATACCACAGCAAATGCTGATCGACTTTGGCCCTATCCTGGCGCAAGAGATCGAGCTGCTGAAGCCACCGGTGATTGTGGCGCTCGGAACGGCTGCGGCCCGCTTCCTTCTGCCTGATCTGAAAGGTGGTTGGGAAGAGATCGCAGGTACAAGCCACTACGATGCCAAGCGGGACTGCACGGTGGTGATCGGGTGCAACCCGTCAATGGTGTATTTCGATCCCGACCGGATCAACATTATCGTGGACGCATTTGAAAAAGCACGGGAGATGACAGAATGAAGATCTATGTGAAAATTGTAGTAATGATCCTGCTGTTTGTGTCAATGGTATCATCTCTACAGCTCAGTATTGCCGTGGCCACGTTTGTGGCATCGGGTATTGTAAGCGGGTTGGTATTTGGCGTGATGCCGGGCGGTGACAACCGATACCTTTGCAAGTTTATAGTGTTGTGCGCAGCTGTAATGGCTTACTGGGGCATGATTGTTACCTTGGTTATTCTCGCTTCTTTATACCTAAATAAATAAGTCAGAACTTACTTTTAATCGACGCTGCTTTTTATTAGTATAAGCAGCGTCGATTGAGACAACACACACGAGAGACAAGCTATGACCACAGATATTTCAGATGCCGAGTTAGACGCTATCGCAGCCGAAGCTCTGGCGGAAGAAGGTCTTGAAGAGGTGGAAACTCCGGCTCCGAAAAGGCAAGCGAATCCAGTGAAGACGTTCATCAAGCAGAGCCAGCTGAAAGAAGACCTTACGTTCTCTCAGCATAACCTGAACGATGCAATGATGAACCAGGCTTCACTGTATTCGTTCTATTCCTCCTGCTCAGCGAAGGCACAGCTGCAGGCTGACCGAATGAAAGTTGAAGTGGAGCGAGTAGAGGCGCAGATCGACAATGAGCTGCGCGAAGAAGCGAATCAGGATGGCAAGAAGGTAACTGAAGCGTTGCTGGCTAAGCAGATCCGCCTGGACCCACGTTATCAGAGGGCTGTTTCTAACCACAACGAAGCGAAGATGGTTGCGTCAATGACAAAATCGACCACAGATGCCTTCGCTCAGCGCCGGGATATGCTGGTGCAGTTGGGCAAAGATCAGCGTGAAGAGCGCCTGGGTGAGTTGCGCGAACGAGCTAATCAGGAGCGGATGACAGACCTCAAAGACGCAGCAATGAGTAAAGTAGGGCGCTGATTGGTATAGAGCTGGTAACTACGTTGCCAGCTCTATAAATAAGTCAGATCTTACTTATAATTCGTTTTGTCACTGACTGACATACACGAAAACACAACACTACTGAACAAGGCTTAACACTATGTCTAAAATGTCCATCAAAGACCTGATCGCTCAAAAACAGAAAGACATCTCCGCTAAGAAAGGTCGTGCTCGCACCTGGAAGCCGAAGCCGGGTAAATCCCGTGTTCGCATTCTGCCAAGCTGGCGCGGTCTGGACGATCCTCACTTCTTCCACGACTTCGGTGTTCACTTCGTTAAGAACGAAAAGAAAGAAACCGATGCAATCTACCTGTGTACTGAAGCGACTTTCGGCAAAGAGTGTCCAGTATGTCAGGCGATTGGCCAGGGCATCAAAAACTCTAATGATGATGACCAGATCAAGCTGCTGAAGTCTGCGAACGCCGGTCAGCGTTACCTGATGAACGTACTGGTTCTGTCCGAAGATGACATTAAGAGCGAGCCGCAGATCATGGAAGTGGGCACCACAGTGTTCGAGTCCATCTGTGAAATCATCTCTGAGTACGACGACATTACCAAGCTGGAAGGCGGTGTAGATCTGGTGATCACACGCGAAGGCTCCGGTCAGTTCGATACCAAGTACACAGTAATGCCTGCTCCGAAGTCTGTGAAGGTGCCGGAATCTGTGTATCAGAAAGTCCACAACCTGGATGAATACGTTGCTCAGGAGAACGAAGAGAGCCGTAACAAGGCTGTTGCTGCAGTAAGTCGTGCAGCTGGCTTCATGCTCGCAAGCGACGACTCATTCGGTGGCCCAGCTAATGCACTGCCAGGCGGCAAAACAGCTGCACTGCCAGACGCTGAGATGGGCTCTGTAATGGACGACATCGATCTGGATGGCATCGAAGATGCTGAAGTTATCGAGTCTCCTGCTGCAGAAGCGGTGACTGAGCCGATGGGTACATCAAGCGAGGAGGTTGCAACCGACTTCGATGATGATGAACTGGACGATCTGCTGGCTGACTTGGGCTAATCAAAGCTGAACAGAAGGGGCCGAAAGGCCCTTTCTTCTTCTGGAGACACCAATGACTAAATCTTTCATGCTCATTGATGGAAACAGCCTTGGTTACGCTGCAGCAAATGCTTCACCGCTGAGCGCAAACGGCCAGCCGGTTCACGCCATTTTTCATACCCTGAAAATGATCCGCTCTGCCATCAACACCTGGAGCGACGAGTACCGCACTCCGCTCATTCTGTGGGACGGCAAAGAGTATTGGCGTAAAGACCTGTACCCGGAGTACAAGCAGCGCGATGACAACAACGAGAAGGCAAAAGCTGTCAGTGAAGACTACAAGCGCCAGCGCCCGGAGCTGATCAAGGCTCTGAAGATGCTGGGGCTGACCCAGATGATCGGTCGCAACTATGAGGCTGACGATCTGGCGGGCTATATCAGCCGTTTCTTTTCGGCAAAAGGGTACAAGGTGTTGCTGGTATCGGGCGACAAAGATTGGATTCAGCTGGTTAACAGAAACGTGACCTGGTTCGATCCTATCAGAGATCGCAAATGCACCCGCAACACCATTGAAGATCTGACAGGCTTTGCATCCCCGGCAGACTTTCTGCAGGGCAAAGCTCTGATAGGTGACACCTCGGATAACATTCCGGGTATCGACGGTATCGGCCCTAAAGCTGCACCGTTGATCATGCAAGAGTTCGGCGGCGTTGAGGGTCTATTCGAGGCTTTCAATACGCACGGCGAGCTGGACAAGAAAGCAGGCACACTGCCTGAATCTATGAGCCGCTACCGCAAGAAGATTAACGCCTTCTGTAGCTCTCAGGAACTGCGCGACCGGTACGATCTGAATATTAAGCTGATGAACCTGCTTGATGTTCAGCTATCAATGAGCGATCTGACCACCGTTCAATCCGAACCGAACATGTTGGCATTCCGGGAGTTCTGCGAGTACCACGCTTTCGCCTCCATTCTGCGCAATATGCGTGACTGGGAGCGCCTTTTCAAAAACACACTAGAGACGAAATCATGAGTCAATTCGATGCCCTGTTCGACGCAATTGGTGAGAACGACGAGCGCCAGTCTGTATCCATTTACCTGGATTCCGGCGTACCGGAGCTGAACCATGCAGTATCAGGCCGATACCGCGGTGGCTTCGCTGTCGGTCGCCTGTACGAGATCTTTGGCCCTGAATCATGCGGCAAGACTTTCCTGTCTACCATGCTGATGATCCAGGCTCAGAAGATGGATGGCTTTGCAGGCTTCTCCGATCACGAGCGCAGCTTTGAAGATGGACTGGCTCAGAAGCTGGGCCTCGAAACCGGCAAGGGTGCTGCATGGGCCTATCGTCGCCCGGACACCCTGGAAGAGTCCTTTGATACGGCTATCGAAGCGATGGCGACGATCCGTGAGAAGGGGCTGATCCCGGACGAAGCACCGATTGTATGGACGTTCGACTCCATTGCCTCAATGGTTCCGCACTCCGTCCTCTACGACAAGGAAGGCAAGCGCCGAAAACTGACCTCCCTGAACATGCGTGACAACCTGGGCCTGGCAAAGTCTCTGTCAGATGCGCTGAAACAGTTGTCGGTATTCGCTAACGACTATAACGCGCTCTGTCTGCTGCTGAATCAGATTCGATTAGATCCGGGAATTATGTTCGGTGATCCGAACGTAACGCCGGGCGGCAAAGCTGCAAAGTTCTACTGTTCAGGCCGTGTAAGTCTGGGCAAAAAGCACCTGAAAGAAGACAAGAAGGAAACTAAGAAGCTGACCGGTGCCATCGTTTCTGCCCGCACGGTGAAAAACAAAATTGTGCACGAAGGCGAAGATGCTCAATGGCGTATGCAGTTCCTGTCCGGTGGTCAGACTATCGTGGACAAGATTGGTACTCTGCTGGACTACTGCATTCGTGAGAGCTTCATCAAACGTTCTGGTGCTTACCTGGAGTGGGACGGCAAGAAGATCTATGCGAGCCAGCTGAAAACTCAACTGGAGGCTGCTGATGATGGGTACGAACAGCTGCTGGCCCTGCTGCCAGAAGACGTTGATCCTGAAGACGGCGATCTGCTGGATGATGTTTGAGCCATGCACAAAGCCAAAAGGCTGGGGCGTCTACACGTAGTCCTGCGTGCTGAACGGGAACTCTGGTACGACACACTGGGTACCGGAGCCAGGGTTTACAAACTGCTTGGCCTTAGTTGGTATCGACACAAGCAGTTCCGGTCCAAAGTGTGGGCAGTAACGCTGCCGTTTATTTCTCTGCACATCACCTGGTTGAAGTTCACCTAACCAGACCAATCTGCTGCTGACCTCAGACCTTTACAAGATTCTGAGGTCAGCAGCAGACCCTTTCCTCGTCCAAGTAGATGACTTGGCTGGTACGAGACATCTGGAAACGCGCAATGTCTCAGCTGCCTGCATGGTACTGTGAGCACCCTCCGATCAACGGTTACAAAGCGACTCATCATCGTTGCCAAGGCTGGAGGGTGTTCACCGTTCTGTGTCACCGTTTTATTCACAGGTCGACATACTGGTCGATTCTGTCAGGGAAGTGGATGCTCAGCTGAGACAGCGTGAGGTTCCAGTTCTGCACTGGATGCGTCCACTTCTCTGAGGCCCTCAATATGCCCGCATAGAGCAGCTTCAGCAGGCTGTTTTCATTGGCGAAGCCACCCTTGGTTTTGGTCAGTTTCCGGAACTGACGGTGCACGGCCTCAACTGCATTGGTCGTGTAGATCGCACGCCTTACCTGTTCCGGGTACTTGAAGTACACCGACAGGTTCTCCCACTTGCTACGCCATGACTTGATGACCAGCGGGTACTGTTTCCCCCACTTTGCCTCCAGCTCGTCCAGCGCCTGCTCTGCGGCGTTTCGCGTCGCCGCCTTGTAGACGCATTTCAGATCCACCATAAATGCCTTCTGATTCTTGCTGGCGACGTACTTCATGGAGTTGCGGATCTGGTGAACAATACACAGCTGTACTTCTGTTTCCGGATAGATGCTTTCGATCGCTTCAGGAAAGCCTTTCAGACCATCCACAGAGGCAATAAGGATGTCTTTCAGACCTCGATTCTGCAGATCTGTCAGGACGCTGAGCCAGTAATGTGCACCTTCATTTTCAGACAGATAGAGTCCCAGCAGCTCCTTCTTACCTTCGATGGTTAGCCCAAGAATGGTGTACACCGCTTTGGAGATGAAACGACCATTCTCTTTCACTTTGTAGTGAATGGCATCCAGCCAGACAAAAGGGTATACCGGCTCCAGATCACGCTCTTGCCAGGCTTTAAGCTCCGGCACCAGGCGATCAGTTACGGCGTTAATCATGCCGTTGGAGACGCTCATACCGTACATTTCACAGATATGGTCACGGATGTTCTGGTAACTGCTGCCTAATGCAAACAGAGACAGTATCTTGCCTTCCATTTCATCAGTCAGACGGGTCTGATATTTCCTGACAGTCTGGGGCTCAAATGAGCCATTGCGATCTCTCGGCGTCTCCAGCTCGAACTCGCCAGCAGCGGTTTTGACTGTTTTCTTTGAGGTGCCATTTTTCCGATTGGCGGCCGGATTTTCTGCAAGGTGCTCATCAATCTCTGCACCCAATGCGGCTTCAGTGATCTGTTTGATCAGTGGTGTCAGGAGGCCATCCTTGCCATTGAGGTTCTGTCCAGATTGCAGCGCTTTGGCAAACGCCTGAATATCGATTTCGTACTTGTCAGACATGATGTGTCGCTCCCCGTTTCACTCAGTGTAGGAAACGACACAGAACTCTGAACACTACCGCACCACTAAATTATGACCTTTTTATTGAGGAGAGCTGCTTGCGTCGAGCGTCTTTGTAGCGTAAGACAAAAACTTCTGCCCATTGCATTCAAAAAACACACCGTTTCCGATTGTTATTATATTAACCTTGCTGTTCCTTATTTCTGAAAACTTTGACCTTGCCTTAAATGAAAATAATCCTTGTGACTTTTTATACAATGTTGCTGCATAATGTGAAATCTCATATATAGTTGATCTTATGCTTGCATCCATTATTTCATTATTAGATATAAGCGCATTGTTCGCCATACCTATTGTTCTTTTTTGTGATGTTTCAATAAGTATATCTAAATCAGTAGATTTGTTAGTTATTAATGATATTATCTCATGTAAGTCCAAACCTATTGAAACAGAATTTCCCTTTGTGTGTATTTTTCTTAATTCTGAAAAAAGTTCTGCAGCAGCAATAACTTTACTATCTAGCTCCATTATGGTGTAGTTCATTCATAACCCTTGTTAAATATAGTGATAATTTGCATTTGAAAGCTAAAGCTATATATTGAACGATCGATCTTGAAAATGCTAGGAAAATCTGAAATCACATAACAACTGGTACATCTGAAGTTGAGTAAAGGAGGGCCGCTGGCTGTAGGTTGATCCAGCCCACAGTCTAATTCTGTGAGAGTTCGGCTAAATTGCCTGTAGACCGTCTGACTTTGTACACTTAGCGATCTTTTGTTCTAGTTAGAACGTTCATTCGGTTGTCCTGAGCCCCTTTGTACTACCAATCTTTCTCGGGCGACTCCCCTGAAACGATCATTCACAATCTGCTTGTAAATCAATGACAGAGCAAGGATGAACAATGATTGATACCAATGTCAGAGCAGTAAAGCCGAGTGAGTCCGGGTGGTCGCTATCTGTTGACCGGGATCTCTGTGGGCACTGCGGGAAACAAAGCACCTGTGAGTCACTGGGCTCCTTGAACAGCTGGCGAGAACAGCATGGGCAAACTATTCGCCTGAAAGAGTGCGGCGGGTACTCATATCCGATTCTGTTTGTAGATCCGACAGGCACCGATGGCGAGTTCAACACGATCCGCCTGGGTGAAGCCTGGGCTGGCCGCCTGAGTCCGGGGGTAGAGGTCACGCTGATAGATAAGCCGGGTAATGTGCTGGGCACAGCGGTGGTAGAGCGGGTACATACGGGAGACAAGGAGGAGGTGATTCGAGAGCACGCCTACCAGAACCACCTGTATGTAGAGTCAGGCATGGGGCAGGAGGAGGCCGGTGCTGACCTGCTGAGAAGACTGCCGAGCATTTATGGCAACCTGATTATGAAAAGCAACACGCGAGCCACAGTAATCTACCTCAAGAACAAGGATCTATTAAAGTAAGGGCTTACTTATCAATATGAGCCGCATTATGATTCTGGACTCACTCAAAAACATCGGCGAAACGGGGCTTGTAGCCTTACTCGGTGCTTTCGCTTTTGGTAGTGAAATCATCGGTATTCTTTTCTAATTACCATTCGATTCCCCAAGGAAAAGCGTTTATTTCGTAAGTCAGAGCTTATAAACTTATGCTCTGACTTACACACGCACACAGAGGGGACAGAAAATGACCAAACCGTTCGGGGTTGCATCCGATGTGCATCTCCATAACTGGACCGCTTTTGCTGAGTCCACAGCAGATGGAGTTAACTCCCGTCTGCGCATCATTCTTAACGAGCTGATCCGTGCCGCCCAACAGACTCTCAAGTCTGGCGGTAAGCGCATGGTAATCACCGGCGACCTGTTTCACGTTCGCGGCTCTATCACTCCATCCGTACTGAACCCGACACTGGACACTTTTCGTCAGATCATAGACATGGGCATCGAAGAGGTCGATGTGCTGGCCGGTAATCATGACCTGGAGTCGAAAGACAGCAACGCACTGACTAACGCCTGTGAAGCGCTGAGCCAGCTGTCGGAAGTCATGGTTGTATCAGCAACAAAGATCGTTGATCGCAATCGGGCGGTGTATGTCCCGTGGTACGACAACAGTGACGATCTGCTGGCAGAGATTAACCGTGCAATCGGCGAGCTGCCGGAGCCTGTTGGCGAGTACGACCTGTTCATTCATGCACCGGTGGACGATGTGCTGCCGAACATGCCGGGTCACGGGATCAACCCTGATGACCTGAAGAACCTGGGCTTCCGCTATGTTTTCTCCGGCCACTATCACAACCACAAAGAAGTGCGCGATGGCGTGTTCTCTGTCGGTGCAACAACTCACCAGACGTGGGGTGATGTCGATTCAAAGGCGGGCTTCCTGCTCGTGAATGACAGAGGCGTTAGCTACTGGCCGTCCGAAGCACCTGCATTCGTAGATCTGAGCGCTGCAACCGTAACTGATGACGTCGAAGCGTGGGATCTGTGTTCTGGCAATTATGTCCGGGTGAAGCTCGATCAGGTTACTCAGTCCGAAGTGGCCGAGATCAAGAGCTGGCTGATCGACGACATCGGGGCGAAGAACTGCATTATCCAGGCAACTCCGAAGAACAAGGTTGTCAGTCGCACCAGGTCGTCGAAAGGCGGAACGCTGCGTGAAAGCGTTGGTGACTTTGTAGGCTCGAAAAATATGACAGTTGAAAAGAAAGATGTGCTGGCAGTGTGCGAAGACATTCTGACGGCGACAGCAGGGGTGACAGTATGATTCAGATTAATGGCGTGACGATTAGCGGTGATGTCTCCCGGATGGACATCATAGAGGGAAAGATCATCGTTGACGGCGCTCAGGTCAACGGTATCGAACCTCCGATTCAGATTACCGGCAATGTTTCAAATCTCAGATGCGACCAGAGCGTAGAGGTTAACGGCGATGTCGGTAACGTCAGTGCGGGCGGCTCTGTACGTTGCGGGAACGTTTCAGGCAGCGCTGGTGCTGGAGGGTCTGTACGTTGCGGAAACGTTACCGGTAACGTTAATGCAGGTGGCTCTGTCCGCGTTGGCAGTATTTCCGGGGGGATGAAGCTGTGAAGTTCAAGAGCCTGAAAATCGAAAATTTTCTGACAGTCGGGGTTATCGAAGCGGGCCTAGCCAATAAGGGGTTGGTGCTTGTACAGGGGGAGAACCGTGATGACACCAGTCAGGACAGCAATGGGTCGGGCAAGTCTTCATTCGTGGATGCACTGTGTTGGTGTCTTTATGGATCGACAGCCCGAGGTGTTTCGGGTGATGCCGTAATCAACGACACGGCGGGCAAGAACTGCCGGGTTGTGGCCTCTATCGAATTTGATGGCGAAGAGTACAAGATCTCCCGCCACCGCAAATACACCAAGATGCGCAACCGCCTGATCGTTGAAGGCCCATCCGGCGATCTGACACTGGGCACAGATAAGCTGACGCAGGAGGTCGTGAATAAACTGGTCGGTGCCACTGCAGATGTCTTCTGTGCGTCCGTATACGCGGGCCAGGAAAACGTCCCGGATCTGCCGGGCATGACAGATGTGAACCTGAAAGCAATCGTCGAAGAAGCAGCCGGTATTAACCAGCTCGATGCCGCTCATAAGCTGGCCCGCGATAAGAAGAACGCCATTCAGCGTGATCTGGAGAACGATAATCGTGATCTCCAGTACAACGAGCAGAAGCTGCAGGATCTGAACAGCAATCTCGCCACTACAGAAGCCCGGCTCAAGCAGTGGAAGAGCAACCACGAAGTTCGGGTTGAAGAGGCAAAGCGAAACCTTTTTTCGGTGAAAGTCGAAAAGGAAAAGCTGACGAGCGACGCGGAGACAGCCCGGACGGTTGAGGAGATCACTGCTGACCTGAATGCGTTGTCTGCACAGCTGACTGATCACGGGACTGCAACTAAGCAGCGACAGATGCTTACTCAGGAGGCGGTTGCTGTCGAGAAGAAGGCGGCCGTTCAGGGTGCAAAAGTCGCCACAGTCACTACAGAGGTGAAGCGCCTGAAGAACAAGCTCGACGCTGTGACCGGAAAGCTCGGAGAGCCATGCTCTGAGTGTGGCCGTGATCACGACGAGTCAACCCTGGGTGTCGCTCACCAAACTGTCAAATCTGAGCTGAAAAGCAAAGCGCTTGAAATGAAGAGCGAGAAAGCAGAGTTGGCGAGACTCACAGAAGCGTATCAGAGCGCTGTACAGCGCGTTTCAGAGTTCACCGATGCGATGACCGATGTTAGCGAGATAATCGCCGCACAGAGCGAACTGAGCGAAGAGAGAGCCGCTGCCAGCGCCCGTAACGCGAAGGTAGAGGCAGCGAGCGAAAAACTGGGCCAGTGCGCTCGCACCTACAAGGCCGTTCTGCACGAAAACAACCCTTATGCGGACTCCTATGCGGACATTGCCGAGCAAATCAGAAGTCAGTCTGCCCTGATCGATGATGCCCGGACTGCGATCAAGGCCAAGGAATACAAGCTCGAAGTCGCAGAAGAGGCTGTGCATGTGTTCGGCCCGGCGGGTGTACGTGCTCATATCCTGGACACAGTGACTCCGTTCCTGAACGACAAGACCTCTGAGTACCTGTCTGTGCTTTCCGACGGCAACATTCAGGCCGTATGGAACACGCTCGGGACAACTGCGAAGGGTGAGGTTCGGGAGAAGTTCAATATTGAAGTCACCAGCGAAACCGGTGGCGACTCCTTCAAGAAACTGTCAGGTGGTGAGAAGCGAAAAGTTCGCCTGGCAACGTCTATGGCCCTGCAAGATCTGGTAGCGAGCCGAGCAACAAAGCCTATCGACCTATTCATTGCAGACGAGGTTGATGCAGCTATCGACGAATCCGGGTTGGAACGACTGATGACAATCCTGAAAAGCAAGGCCGAACAGGTTGGTACTGTTCTGGTGATTTCTCACTCGGACCTGAAGAGCTGGATCAGCAACAGTGTGACGGTTGTGAAAGAGAAGGGCATGGCGCGTCTGGAAGGGTATGCACTGTGAGTGCAGATCAGATCATCAAGGGGATATTCCGGAGGCACGACATTTGCGTGTTGGGCGAGGATACCGTCGCCCAACTATGGCAGATGGTTGACGGCTTTGAGGGTGATGTGACCGAGGAAATGGCAAAACACCTGTCTGAGGAGGTTCAGCAGGAGATAGATGATGTTCTGCAGGGGCTATCACACTGGATTGATGCACGCTTGGTAGGGCCTGACCCCGTTAGTGCTGCTATCAAAGGCTCCCGCGACAGTGTGCGGGTTCTGTCCCCGACAAAGAGAGACAGCTATCGGGTTGAAGTAGTGGACGCCAAGGATGGAGGCGCTATTGATCGGCTAACTCGCAGTACGAAGTGGTTGGCGACAAACACTGACATTTTGAATCGGATGAATCCGAAAATCAGAGGGTCACAGGCAACGGCGGTATTTGTAGATGAATTTAACGAGTGGGGAAGCGAGGATTCTGGCTGCTCTGAACAGGAGCGGCGGTCGAGTGCTCAGTCCAGAAGAGACGAACGGTACGGGGAAGCCTATGGTGCCTTCGCTTAAAGCATACAGCCAGGAAGATCTGGCAGCGATCGCTCAGTACCTGGAAGACAACCCGAGCGAGGAGTTTGAGGTCGAACCTCCATCCAGCGGAATCTACACGGTGAAAACGGAAAACGGCCAATACAGAAGGCGCCCATTTACCAAAAGCAGCGTTGGAGGGCTTCGCTGCGTTGGCGGATACCTGGGGACGAGAGGCGACACGATCTTCCAGTTTAGGCAGGGCATGGAGCACATCCCCGTTGAAGTCCACGGCGAGCGCAGCTGGGTTATGGAGATCGGCAGCAAAGAGACTGCCCGTGAAGGGATGGGGCCCTTTATCGAAAGCATGATGGCGAAGGTGATGGAGTACAGGGCCAATCTTGCAGCTCTTGCAGCTCGGAAAGCAGAGGAAGAGAGCGGGGTCGACCACAGCATGATGTCCCGCTACTCCGACCAGGAAGATTTTGGTGCGTTCGCCTGAGCGCACCGTTGTACCAACACACATACGAGATGACCATGATTATAAACGTACTGGGTTGTGACCCGGCTCTGAGTAACTTTGGCCTGGCGCAGGCACAGATCGATACTGACACTGGCGAGATTAAGCCGCTCCGTCTGGATCTGGCGGAAACCGCCCCCTCCAAGAACAAAAAGGTTCGCAAGAACAATGACGACCTTGAGCGGTGTCGAAAACTGACCGAGGCGCTGAGAAAGAACAGTAACGGCGCTTCTGTTTGTTTTGTAGAAATGCCGGTCGGCAGTCAGTCAGCGAGAGCAATGGCCTCATATGGTGCATGTATGGGCATTCTGTCGGGCAGTCCGCTTCCGCTGATTCAGCTGACACCAAAAGAAGTGAAAGAGGCTGCGGTCGGAAACCCGAACGCCTCAAAAGAAGAGATGATTGCCTGGGCCTATGAGAAGTACCCGGATCTGAACTGGATTAAAGGGGATAGCCGAAGCAAAAACCCTGGCAATCTCGCCAACAAGAATGAGCACCTTGCCGATGCTATCGCGACCCTGCACGCGGGCGTTAACCATGAAGACTTCCGGTCTGTTGTCTCTATCCTGCGAATGACGCAGAGCGGGGGGTTCGGTGAGTTCGCACATTAAACTGCGCATTTGAGATTGGAGGGTATTCGCCTGATCACGAAAAAGGGCGTGGGGAGGGGGCATCAGCTCCCTTCTTGGGCTATGACTTGTCGTTGACCCCGAAGAGACCTTTAAGGATGAAGCCAACCAGCCCGACGACGATTGTCATCGAGGTTAGCATAGCTAAGGCTACGGTCTCAGGTATGGGTAAGTTAAGCTTCACCTGATGGTTCATGTAATAGAGCAGGCCAAACACTACAACCACGCACCACCAACACATGAAAAGAAATACGTGTCTTGCGAGATCTTCTTTCAATCGATTGTTCGTATGCTGCCCTTCAGCATGAGCGCGTGTAAGCGCTGCATTCGCTTTGGCCTGCACATAGTTGTAATCATGCCCTTGCTCGTTAAGTACAGACCCTTCTGTTTCCTGGACCTGTCGAGGGCTGTTGGAGCCCGCTCTGCCTCCTGCAAATGGCCCTTCTGTCACAGTCCTTTCACGCTCTTTGGGTTTTCTACAACTTTCTGAAAGTGGTCACGAATTAGGGCGTTTGGTATATTCGCAAACGGGCGATCTTTTCCACCATTCTTGTTCCAAACTTCGTCCCACGGTGTGTCAGCCCGGTGGGTTAGATCCACGAGATCCATAGCCTCCTGTTCACCATAAAGATCAAGAACGCCTCTGATGACCGTCATATCATCCTGACTGAAATGGACGGAAGGGGGCCCAAATTCACGGATCTTGCTTGAGCCATGATGCTTGTATTCATGGTAGATGGCTTGAATCACAGGCCCGAATTTCCAAGCCTGGGTGTCATCCATGTACAAAGCTCTTCCTCTCCAGCCAAGCATATAGCCGTGCGCAATGTACGTCAGTTTTTGCAGCTGAAGGTTTGAAAGGAAAATACTCTTCTGTGCTGCCACATGAAGCATCATCTGAGCCACATCGGTGGCATTGTGCAAAATGCCGGTTTCCTGCTCGACAGCGGAGCTGGCTGTGCTGGATGTATTTGTCATACCTAACCCTCCGTTGTGTTGGGTTTTACTGTATATATTGACAGTGTTAGATCATTTGATTTTATGTTGGAGAGAGCCTGCGTGCAAATTTAATTGAGTTAAATTTATGACATCCGGCGTGTAGATTGAGGTTGCGCTGACAGAACAAGATAGAGGGGGTTATGATGCTGCAAGGGATTCAGTGGTCATATCGATACTGCGACATGATAAGAATATTGGCCGTGACGAATGGTTAATCGAAAAGACTTTTCTTTGACCCTTTCGTGTGAGCGCGAAGTACGGATATTGATCTGTAGGGTCAGGCCCTAGTGGCCTGAATAGCTAGCTAGTCTAGCTACTGTGCAAGCCTGAGAAAAGCAGGCTGCAGATCTTCGCTTTAGCTGCTGCCAATCAGCGTAATTTTACTGGTAACAGTCCTCCTCGGGGCAATCGATTTCTCCTTCCCCGTCGCATTTTTCGCACTCAACCTCATAAAGAACCCCCTCTCCATCACATGAGTGACAGCTCTTGAGTCTCCCCTCATCATCCGGGTACAGCCCTGTGCCATTGCACTGGTGGCAATCCCGATCTAGCAAGCCTCCATTACAGTTATCGCAGTGAATTTTTCCTGTATCCATACATGTTGTGCATTTAATAGCTTTACACACAGCGTTTGCCTCATAGTGAGTTGGTGATTTGATCCCTCACTACGTCCAAGCTGCACGCGACTACCCTGAGACAGCCGAGGGTCAGTTTGGCAACTTGTGACGCAGAGGGGATACGACCTTCGCGTCAGTGCCAAAGCACCGGCCTTATTTATATGGGGGGTGGAACGTAGAATCCAAGAGGCTTTAGACTGAAAAGTGGCAGATCTAACCTGTATGGCGAGAAATGCCGCTTAATTCGTAAGTTGAGACTACGGAATCAAAAATAAAACTATATTCAATATCGACCTCCGTCTCGTACAGAAAGCAGGAGTTTATGTACAAAGTAGACACCACTATATCGGATACGAGCGGCCCCTGACTCTGCATCGGGAGATCGCTATTGCCGCACAGGTACGACCAATTGCAGGCGTGAACTTTAGTCGCTAGGTAACCAGCTAACCGGCGGCCTCTTTTTCCGAGCCAAAATGTAGTTATCCAGACAAACCCGGCGATGCAAGGCTCTTGTCTGGATGGGATAGATGGGATTAAAGAGAGAGCTTCAGAGAGAGCTTCAGAGAGCCGAAGAGGGAGCCGACTGAGTTTTTGCCATTCATTTAGTGCTTGAAAGCCGAAACGCCGGGCTCGCCTTATTCCCCTTGAGGTCGGCTTCTTGTTTGGCTGGTCGAATAGTGAAAGTCCCATCCTTGATTCCTACTTACAGATCGCAACAGACAAATCCTAGATTAGCATTCTGTAAATTCCAGTAAATTCCCAGCTTTTTAAGCTAAACCATAAATGAGCCTTTATAAATAAGTAGTAACTGACTTATAAACTTTGTAACATGCTGCGCACTCAATGAGTCACACACATGGGAGACAAACTTTGACCATCAATGTAGTAAAACGCGATGGCCGTATTGAGCCGCTGGATCTGGAAAAGATACACCGCGTTTTGAATTGGGCGGCCCTGGGTCTGAACGTATCCGTATCTGAAGTAGAGCTGCGCTCCCAGCTGCAGTTCATGGACGGAATCAAAACTGAAGACATCCATGCAACACTGATCAAAACCGCTGCAGATCTGATCTCCGAAGAGGCTCCGGACTACCAGTGGCTCGCTGCGCGTCTGAAGATTTACCACATGCGCAAGCAAGCGTTCGGTCGTTTCACTCCACCGCAGCTGATTAACCACGTACAGGACAATACCCGCAAGGGCCTGTATGACCCGCACCTGCTTGAAGACTATGACCTGCTGGAATGGGCAGCGATGGAATCTATGCTCGACCACGAGCGCGACATGACCTTTGCATACGGTGCCACTGTACAGCTGCGTGAGAAGTACCTGGTTCAGAACCGTGTAACCGGTCAACTGTACGAAAGCCCGCAGATTGCATACATGCTGATTGCTGCTGCGCTGCACTCTAAAGAAGACAAAGCGGTTCGTATGCAGAAGATTCGCCGCTTCTATGACGCTGCATCAATGCACAAGCTGTCATTGCCGACACCGATCATGGCCGGTGTACGTACTCCGACCCGTCAGTTCAGCTCCTGCGTGAAGATTGAGATTGGTGACAGTCTTGATTCTATCAACGGTGGCGTTGGCGCAATCGTGAAGTACATCAGCCAGCGGGCCGGTATTGGCATTGGTGCCGGTGCTCTGCGTGGTAAGGGTGCAGAGATCCGCAACGGCGAGGCGTATCATACTGGCGCCATCCCGTTCTACAAGCACTTCCAGACTGCTGTTAAGTCCTGCTCCCAGGGCGGTGTCCGCGGTGGCTCTGCTACAGTCTTCTACCCGCTGTGGACATGGGAAATTGAGTCTCTGCTGGTACTGAAGAACAACCGGGGCACCGAAGAGAACCGTGTTCGCCACGTTGACTACGGTGTTCAGTTGAACCGCCTGATGTACGACCGCCTGATCAATGGCGAAAATATCACCCTGTTCAGCATGGAGCAGGTGCCGGATCTACTGGGTGCCTTCTACGCAGATCAGCCTGAGTTCGAGCGCCTGTATGTTCAGTACGAAAACGACCCGGACGTTCGCAAGCATTCGGTGCCAGCAGTAGAGCTGTTCGGCAGCCTGGCGGCAGAGCGAGCACAAACTGGCCGAATCTACATTCAGAATATTGACCACTGTAATACCCACGGCGCATTCGATCCGACGGTGGCACCGGTCAAACAGTCCAACCTGTGCATGGAGATTGCACTGCCTACCAAGCCGCTGGATGCGTTCGACATGAGCAAGGGCGAGATTGCCCTGTGTACCCTGTTGGCGTTCAACCTGGGTGCGCTTGAGAGCCTGGACGAGCTGGAGGACCTGTCAGAAATTGCAGTGAACGCCCTCGACAACCTGCTCGACTATCAGAACTACCCACACCCGGCTGCTCTGCACGCCAAAGGCCGCCGTGCCCTGGGTATCGGTATTTCCAATTTCGCATACTACCTGGCAAAGAATGGCTGCAAGTACAGCGATGGCTCCGGTATCGATCTGACTCACCGCACTATGGAGGCAATTCAGTATTACCTGCTGAAAGCGTCCAACAAACTGGCAGAAGAGCGTGGCGCATGTGATTTGTTCCACGAGACACGCTATGCAAATGGCGAGCTGCCGATTGATCATTACCGCAAAGACCTGGATGAAGTCTGCAAAACACCACTGATGATGCCGTGGGAAGGTCTGCGCGCTGGCATTAAGCAGTTCGGTTTGCGCAACAGTACCTTGACAGCTCTCATGCCGTGCGAAACCTCGTCTCAGATCACCAACTCCACCAATGGCATTGAGCCGCCGCGTGGCTTTGTGAGTGTGAAGAGCAGCAAGGATGGCACATTCAAGCAGGTGGTGCCGGAGTACGAGCGGCTAAAAGGCCAGTACGAGTTGCTGTGGGACATTCCGAACAACACCGGCTACCTGAATCTGGTTGCAGTAATGAGTAAGTTCGTGGATCAGGCTATTTCTGCGAACACCAACTATGACCCGAAGCGCTTCCCCGGTGAAAAGGTTCCGATGCGCGCCATCGTTGGCGACATTCTGGTCGCCTATAAGTACGGCGTTAAGAACCTGTACTACCACAACACCCGCGATGGTGCCGGTGAAGAAGTAGACGCCTGCGATAACTGCAAAGTCTGATAACAACTGGGGGGGGGGCTTAGCGCCCCCACCTTCCACACTAGAGAAGATCAATGACCAACTACAGCACATTTCCACGCACCCGCAACGACCAGCTGAACGAACCAATGTTCTTTGGTCAGAATGTGAATGTGGCCCGCTATGACCAGCAGCGTTACCCGCAATTTGAGAAGCTGATTGAAAAGCAGCTGTCGTTCTTCTGGCGCCCTGAAGAGGTTGACCTGAGTATGGATAGAAAGGACTTTCTTTCAATGCCAGCTCACGAGCAGCACATCTTCCTGAGCAACCTGAAGTACCAGATATTGCTGGATTCTGTTCAGGGGCGTTCACCGAATATTGCTCTGCTGCCGGTCGTTTCCCTGCCAGAGCTTGAGACATGGATCGAAACCTGGTCTTTCAGTGAGACAGTTCACAGTCGTTCATATACGCACATTGTCCGCAACGTTCTGGATCACCCGGATCAGGTCTTCAACGACATCGTTGAAAACGAGGAAATCATCCGCCGTGCTGAGGCTGTAACTGCCCACTACGACACGTTCATCACCATGGTTCAGGAGTACCAGCTGAAGGGCAAACCGGCTGATCGCAATCTACGCCGCGCCCTAATGACACTAATGGCTTCCGTGTTCATCTTGGAAGGTTTGCGCTTCTACGTCAGCTTTGCCTGCTCATTCTCCTTTGCCGAGCGAGCGGTGATGGAGGGTAACGCCAAGATCATCAAGCTGATTGCCCGCGATGAATCACTGCATAAGCAGGGCAATCAGTTCATGTTCCAGTTCTGGCGCTCAGGTCGCGACGACCCTGAAATGAAGTCGGTCTATGAGGAACTGAAGGCAGACGGCACCTTCGACCGCCTGTTCGATGATGCGGTAAAGGAGGAGACCGAGTGGGCCGATTACCTGTTCAAAGATGGCTCTATGATTGGCTTGTCTGCGCCTATTTTGAAGTCCTACGTTGCACATATTGCGGACAACTGCCGTCGGCAGCTCGGCTTAGAGCGCCGTTACAATGGCGAGCATAATCCGCTGCCGTGGATGGGTGCGTGGCTGTACAGCGACAAGGTTCAGGTTGCGCCGCAGGAGACTGAGATCAGCTCATACCTGACCGGTGCCGTTGAGAACGACCTGAGTGAAGCTGACTTCAGCGGATTCTCCGTAAGCCTGTAAGTACCCTTTCTAAAAAACTTTGAAGCCCAGCGCTTAGTTGTTAGTATCTTCATTAGTAACTAAGCGCTGACTTACTAACTAAGACAGAAGAAAAATCATGACTATCAACACACAACACCCTGACGAACTGGATCACATTATCGGCCAGATGCTGGACGAGAACATGGGTCTGAGACGCCGACTGGCTTCAGCAGAGATCGCCGAAGAGGAGACACTTAATAAGCTGGTCCAGCTGCAGAAGCGCTACGACAGCGACACTCAGGGCCTGGCCGGTAGCGTTAATACTCTGGTGAACGAACTGAATGATCTGCGCGACAAGTTGGCTGTTGTGACTGCCCAGCGTGATGACGCTTTCCAGCAAATCTCCTTAATCGAAAGCACCGGAGCTTAAACGTGAACCTCGAAGTAACCCCTTATTCCCTGATTGTTGTTCTTGTATGCGGAGCCCTGACCCTGGCGGCCTGGTACTCGGTTTACAAGGGTCGTATGAAGACCGCGATAGCGGTTGTCGTAGCGTGCCTGGTCTTCATGTGGGCGGCCCCGGTACGAATGACAGTCGATACCGATGCAGTCAACGCACGAGCTGACCAGCAGATCATGCGTCAGCACAAAGAGAACCTGAAAGAACTGCCTCCTCGCATCGTTGTTGAGGAAGAGTCCTACGAAGAAATGCTGCGTCGCAAAGAGAAAGAAATCGCAGCGCCAACTGAATAACCAACACACATAGAGATGACCACCATGAAAAAGATTATTGCCCTGATTACCGTTGCCGCCACTGTAGCACTGGCAGGCTGCTCCCAGCCGGTTCCTCCTGCTCACAAAGGTAAGAAGCTAGATCCTACCGGCTATGCACCCGACATCTACCCGCCGGGCCGCGTCAACGGCTTTGGCCCGTTTTCACGGAGCCAGCTGATTTTGATCGAAACCGGCTCCCGCACCATGAAAGAGACAGTCACAGTGAAGCTGAAGGATCGTGCGGAGCTGACTTTTGATTTGCGCTTCCGTACTCGCATTGATGGCAGCGACACGGTGATTAACAGCATGTTCAACGACATCGTGCCGGTTAACAACCTGGTGACCCTGAACATGGTGTACGACACCTATGGCCGAATGATTGTCCGTAATAAGGCCCGTGAAGTGATCAACGATTACAGCCTGGAAGAGATCAATCTGAACTACGACCGGATCAGCTCTGAAATGGCGATTGAGATTGAGAAATCGTTCAAGTCGATCCCACTAGAGATGTCTGATGTTGCCCTGGGCAATATTCGTTGGCCTGAAGAGGTGACAGAGGCAATCAATGCCGCTCTGAAATCTAAGGCTGACATCGCCCGCATTGAGGCAGACAAGGCCAAAGAAATCGCCAGTGCACAATCACGAAAGGCCATTGCTGATGCTAACTACGCTGCCGACCAGTCCGAAGCTCGCTCTGTCCGTGACTACAACAAAACTGTGGGCGCCGGTATCTCCGAGCAGTTCCTGCGATACAAGGCTCTGATGCTGCAGGAGAAGATGATTGCTCAGATGGGCAAGGACTCCGGCTCCAAGGTCGTCTACATGCCATACGACGCTATGGGCACCATGGGTGCTCAAATGCAGATGTTCGGCAGCCAGAAGTAATACCCCTCGGGCGACCCCGGTCGCCCTCTTTCTGAAGCATCCGAAACCGGGTGTTTCGAGAAAGAGAAAGACCACACACTGGAGACGACCATGTTTGTTAAGAAATCAAGCCACCCCGACCACACGTATATGGCTATGGTTGAACAGATCCTCACAGAGGGCGAAGTTCGAGAAGACCGCACAGGTACTGGCACCATTTCGTTGTTCGGCCCGCAGATGCAGTTCGACCTGCTCGATGGCTTCCCGCTGCTGACGACCAAAAAAGTGAGCTGGAAGAATATCTGGACTGAGCTGTTCTGGTTCCTGAAGGGCGACACCAACATCAAGTTCCTGAACGGTGAAGGCAACCACATCTGGGACGAGTGGACTAATGATGAAGGCGACCTCGGCCCTGTATACGGCGCGATGTGGCGTAACTGGCCAAGCGAGAATGGTCCGATAGATCAGATCAACCAGCTGATCAAAAACCTGCGTGATAACCCCCTGAGTCGCCGCCACGTTATCTCCGGCTGGAACCCGGCTCTGCTGCCAGACGAAAACGAAGACCACGCTACAAACGTAGCCAACGGCCGCCAGGCTCTGCCGCCGTGTCACACGCTGTTCCAGTTCTACGTGCAGAAAATGAGCACAGCAGATCGCCTGCGCTACCTGAAAAACATGCTGGGTGTTGATCCGGAGGACTGCGAGCTGCTGAAGCAGGCCGGTGATGCCGCTATCAATCAGTGTGCCGATGAACATCTGGTTCCGACTCAAAAGCTGAACTGCAAGCTGTACCAGCGCAGCGCCGACATGTTCCTGGGTGTGCCGTACAACATTGGCAGCTATGCAATGCTGACCGGCCTGATCGCAGAGATGTGTGACATGGGCCCGGGCAACTTTATCCCTTCTTTTGGTGATGCCCATGTGTACAGCAACCATATCGAGCAGCTGCACACTCAGGCCAAGCGCTCTGCGAAGCACCTGCCGTTCCTGGATATTGATGAACGTGTTCGTGGCTATGAGTCTATCGACGAGCTGCGCCTGGACGATCTGCGTGTTGTTGGCTACCAGAGCCATCCGGCCATCAAAGGGGCAGTTGCTGTATGAACGTAACAGCCATGGCTGCGGTCGGGCCGAACTGGGAGCTGGGGTTCAAAGGGGATCTCATTTACCGGAACAGCGATGACCTGATGATGTTCAAGGCATTCACGATGGGCAAGGTTGTTGTGGTTGGTCGCAAAACCTATGAGTCGATGCCACCGCTGAAGGGCCGGACAGTTATCTGTCTGACCCGAAGCAAGAGCGTTCAGCCAAAGCAGGATGGTGATCTGATTCTGCGCACACGCCGGGGCGGTAAGTCGCCTTGGCCGCAGATCAAAAAGATTGCTGAACGGGCAGGGCAGGATGTTGTTGTAGCTGGCGGTGCAGAGATCTATGCACTGATGGCCCAGAACGTCACCAGTTTGCTTCTGACGCTGTTTTCAGATGGTGCGACATACGCTGACACCTATTTCCCAAAAGACGCCTACAGTGAGCTGCTGGCGTTTAACAGCTCCAAATACATATGGGGCGATCAAAGCGACGAGATCTATGCGACTCAGCTTTTTGAAAAGGGCCTGACAACTCAGCGGGCCACCGAATTACTTCAACCGATCTACTTTTGAGAGACAAACGACATGGCACGTAGCAAAGCCGATAGCTTCAACATGGTTAACGAGTTCCACACGCTGGCAGATCAACCGGTCGCAGGCAAAGGTGCTGCACAGATCCCGGATCTTCGAGCGGTTCGATTCCGTGAGCACTTCAAGATAGAGGAGCTGATTGAAGGTCTTGAGGCTCTGACGGCAAAGGGTAGCGTAACTGCCCAGCGCACGATTGACCTGCTGCGCCAGGCACAGAGCAAATGGATGGAGCTGCAGGAAAGTGATCTCGATGTGGATCTGGTTGAGTACGCTGATAGCCTTGGTGATCTGCGATACGTTACGGACGGTGCGGCGCACTATTACAACATCGACATGAACAAGGTGATGCCGGCCATCCACACTGGCAACATGACCCGGTTCCCGCGCAACGAAGAAGAGCTGGCTGCAACTCTGCAGAAGGCTGAAGAGATGGGCGTAGAGGTCGATCACCACCTCTCCGAGGAACACGGTGTGTATGTTGTGACCCGCAGAGACACCGGCAAAGTCTTCAAAAACGCAATGCACACGCTGCCAGACCTGACACCTATCCTGGGGGTTAATGGCTAATGGGTTTAGGACTCGCAGGTACGCATCGAACCGGCAAGACGACTCTGGCAAAGGCCGTAGCTGAAAAGCTCGGCCTTCCCTTCCTGCAGTCAGAGGTCGCCGGTGTACTGGATGACATGGGTATTAGTGCAGACCAGCAGATGGACTTCAGAACACGAATGAAGGCCCAGTTTGCGATTCTGGAGCATCACTCAAAGCTATGGCGTGAAAGCCCCACCTTCGTGGCGGACAGAACACCTCTGTGCTTCATGATGTACACGCTTTCAGACATTCAGCCGCAGGGTTGGGATCAGAGCGTTCTGGAGGATTATGTAGAGTCGTGCTTTCAGGTTGCCAACCGTCACTTCTCTACCATCGTCCTGCTGCAACCCGGCATCCCGGTTGTTAAAGCGAGCAAGAACACCGGGCGTCTCAGTGAGGCTCTGATGTTCAAACAGAACTATTTGGCCAAGGGACTCCTGTCAGACGAGCGCCTGTTGGCCAAAGCCAGTTTCATTCGGGAGAGCCTGATCGACCTGGAGAGCCGGGTCGATGCAGTCAGCGCCATGTACGCTGAGGACAGGAAGTTGGCCGCGATTTTCAGTACCCAACAAATTCTTCATTGACATCCATAGCTTACTTATTGAGACACCAGTATCTGATCTTTAGAATGCTTTATATAAGTAAGCTATTACTTACCAATACACGCATAGCAGAGATAAATCATGACCGCACAAGCTATATGGGATGTACCGGATGTCGGCGAGGAGCTGAATAGGAAGGTGCTGGAGACGCTCGACTATCTGGAAAAGAAGAAGAGCAGCGGGGAAATACTGGAGCGGGACTTCTGTGTTGCCCTGCTAACGCTCAATCAAGTCGCTCTGGGCCTGTACGACCGGGATCTTGCGGAGTGGGTTAGCACGTACCTTTCTGAGAATGGGCGTGTACTGAAGCCGATCACCGCCCGCCGTGTATTCGCAGCACCGGCTGCCACCTTTGTCGTTGAATACGAAACAGGCTCTGCTGAGCTGAGAATCTTCCGGGTTCAGGATGGCGCAGTGAAGCTGCTGAAGCACCTGGATTCATCTGACCAGATAGACGGCATCCGCATCGCCCATAGCAAGTACGTTCGCACAGTGCGGGAACTTTCAGACAAATATACGGAGGTTCGATAATGCGCGAACTGATTGTAAATGTTACCGATATTGAAACTACTGGCCTGAAGCAGGAAGACGGCCATCGCATCATTGAGGTTGCGATGGCCCTGCTGAAGATCCAGTTCAACGACGACAACACCTTTGCTGGCTATAAGCGAGTAGGCAAAACCTGGTGTCAGCGAATCAATCCGTGCCGGAACATCGATGCAGCTGCACAGGCTGTTCACGGTATCAGCTTATCGAGTCTGCGCGGCGAGCCGGTCTGGGAAGATGTAGCCGGGCGTGTTGCAAAGATCCTGGCGGCGAGTGATGTCGCGGTGGCTCACAATGTTGAGTTTGATATGCCGTTCATTGCTCTGGAGCTGGTACGCATTGGCCAAGAGATCCCGGACTTCGAAACCTTCTGTACTTTGGAAGGCGGGCGATCTGCTACGGGCCTGGGCACAGTACCTAGCCTGCAGAAGCTATGTTGGGCCATGGGTGTGCCGTACAACCCGGATGAAGCCCACGCTGCTGATTACGATGTGGACTGCACAGTTGATGCGCTGGTCAAGGGTTTGAATCTGGGATACTTCAGCTTCGCTGATGTCCTGAACGAAAAGTATGGTGAAGCCAGTGCTGAAGTTTGAAAGCCGCCGGGGCAGTTACCTGAATAACTGGATGAGCTATTTGGGCCTTTGCTTCATGATGCCGCTAATGATCAGCAAGATCATTAGCTACGGACGCCAGGCTGGCGGAATGACCGGAGCGCTCAAGGGCATTTTGGCTGCGATTGTTGTTCTGGCTCTTTTGCCAACGATTTACCTTGCTATGGCTATTCTGGGGAAAGCCCCCAAGGAGCCTAAACGAAAGATGCCTGTTTAGGCTTCGATCAGGTAATTGTAAAAGCAGTAATTTGGGGCGATAATGCACGGAGATTCAGATCGTTTGGTCACGGTTTGTCTCTATGTGTGTGGCGCGGCTCTTCGGGGTCGCGCCTTTTATTTGCCCGTAGCACACTGGAGACGCCATGACGACCCTTCTCAAAATGACCCACCCGTCACTCCGACAGCTTAAAAAGAGCCGCCCGGAGCTAAACGGTAAAATGCTCGGGCGCGGATCTTTTACCGTCGTTTACCCGCGTGACCAGCATTCTGTCTGGAAGCTGAGCATTGACCCCTATAACTACGGCCTAGCCACCAGTGACCTGAATCGTCAATCCGAGCATTTCATTGGCGCTGTAGATAATCGTGGCATTGTCGGCTATCTGGAAGAGCTGCCGATCTACCTGTACGCCGTTGAGCGCCTGTATCCGGTTAAGGACTGCAAGATCACCAATCACCTGGTTAAGGACTTCAGCAGGCGGTATGAGGTCGGCTCATTGCTCGATTGCCCGCGCCATCCTCGTGATGACCATGCCGGGATAGCTCAGGGTATGGCACAGAACATGAGCACGCCTGGCAGTCTGCGCCATGCAATGACCCTACTGCACCGGTACATCATGGACAACGACTGCTCCCTTGATCTCGGGAACCGGGCTAACTTTATGCGCCACCCGGACGGCCGCCTCATTCTCAGCGATCCGATCTATCACGAGACAATGCTGGATGAATACATGGAGATTCTGAACCCGCCTGGGGATGAACTGTTCGACGACGAGAACTGGATATGAACCTGATCGATGCTGAGATCCTGAAGATCCTGCGTGAGCCTTATCACCGGTACTCGCACTGGTTCGTAGAGGCTGAGGTCACTGCATATGGTGTGAACTCCGAGACAACCTTGATGTTCAAAACTGAGGGCCGCGCAAAGGCTTGCAAGGTGGGTGATCAGGTTCAAATCTGATCACCACGCGCCAACCGAGATTCACCATAGTCAGATCTCTATCATGTGCAACATCTGCTGAGCAACGAAGCAAACAGTAGCACTATGCACACATAGAGGATTGAAAGATGACAACCACTTCTGTTGTAGCCGAAGCCGAAACTGATGCACTGTCCGCTATCCTGGAGATTCAGGATATGGAAATCGAGGACTCTCTGGAGTCTTTGATGGCCGCCGAAATGGCTGATGACACTCTGGCTGGTCTCGTAGATGCTGAAAAGGAGCAGTCTGCAGAACCGGAACCGGAGATCGACGAAGACCAGATTCTGGCAGAGATCGAGCTGGATGATGTGAAGACACAGGCTTATGAAGAGCAGGGCGCAAAAGCTACAGACGACCTCGACCCGGAGGCTGTAACTGCAGCCGAAGCGCAGGCACCTGTCGCTGTCAAAAAGAAGCGAGCGGTAAAGCGTACCAGCACAGCGTCAATGGCCAAGTCCGAAGCTATCGTGCATAAACTTGGCGAGAGCCGCTATGAAGTCTGCGTTCTGACAAATGAGATGGCAGACATGGACGATGACACCCGGAAGGGGGCCATTGATGACTTTATTGTCAGCATAGACAGTCTACCGAAGAAGGTGGGCGAGAAGGTACTGAACCTGCTGTGTCACGTAGCGAACGAAGATACGCTATCCACCTATACCGACATCGCCATCCAGATGCTGAAGGATGACGGCGAGCTGACCACAGAAACACTGCGCAACAAGTACCTCGATCGACCGTATTCCATCGGAACGTCCGGTGCTCAATCGAGCCAGATGATGTCCTTGTTGCCAGCCATGGGTCTAGCCACCCGAAGCGGGCGAACCCTCACGAAGAACCCTAATTCTGTCCTAATTGATCTGCTCTAATGTGTGCAGCGCCCTTCGGGGCGCTTTTTTATGACCGCCAGTAACTTACTGTTTTTAATAATGTTTTTGATTTTGGTTTCAAAAAGGTTGTAGCTTAGTTGCATTAATATCGGTGCTTTCGTTACAACTTTTGAACGCTGTACAGCGCTCTGTATTGCGTTCAGAACGCATTTGATAAGTCAGTTATAACTTATCACGCAATAAATTATTAATATAAATTTGTATGTTTTCTTTTGTTTGTACTAACTTACTTATATAATAAATTCTCTAACACACACAGAGACAGACCGAAATGACCTATCGAAGTAATCCGCGACGCGCCGGGGTTGACGCTTCAGCTCGCAGACGCTCAGTTGCTAATGCGATTCGCGATGTTGTGACCAAAACATGCAGAGGCCCCGGATGCACCACCAGATCGTCTCAGACGATCTTCATTGGTGATTACTGCCCGTCCTGTCATGAGAAGCGACTGGCTGCTGAAGCGGCACGGGAAGAGCAATTGAAGCACTACTCAAGCCTTGGATTTGGAGACTTCGCATGAGCAGCTGGCATGAGTACCGAAAAGTAGGCCCGAAGGTACGGATCAAACGCTTTGAACCGAGCATGGCGGACAAAGTAGTTAAGGGTGACACCAAAGACATCTACTACATCAAAACCCGTGAAGGCTATCGTCTGGTCGACGAGGGTATGTATGTAGCGGACAAAGGCCGGGGCTACAAGCACCCTATGTCCGCAGAGGTTTATCGCTCTCTCTATGTACCTGCAGAGAACCTGGATGGTGTGAGTCTGGAAAACAGTAGCGCAGCCAGTTGCTGATCCGGTAGATTTGCCCGGTCCGAGAGTAGCCATAGAACGGAGTGAAGATATGCCCCTTAGTTTTCGCATAGCGAACGGAACGTCTGGCGTGTTTGGAAAGAAGCAGGCCAAAGAGCGAGCTGGAGAGATTTATCGCCAGCTGCAGACCCTGAAAGACCTGCAGAGCCGGTTAGGCAAGAGTAACGCTGAGTCCCTTGATGAGGTAACAGTGGACATGCAGGAGGAGCTAAACAACCTGTTGGAGCTTTGCCGCCCGGCTGTTCCGACTGAAGCAAAGGCTCAGTTAGTCGCCTTCGGTGAAGGCAAGAGCCTTGCCGACATCGCAGCAGAGGCAGATACAACCCGTCAGGCCGTATCACGCCGGATGCTCGGCACTGCTCAGACCCTGGCAGAATATGCAGCAATGATGGGCGTAGATCTGCCGATCACACGATTCGTTGAAGACATTCAACCACGAGTTCCCGACTTCCTTGAGTTCATTGAAAAGCTGGAAGTCATGAAAGGAAACTGCAACAAATAACACACTGGAGACAAACAAATGACCATTTCTGCTAACGCAAAGACCGTATCCGAGAAGGACTTTTCTGAACTGGCTGGGCGCTTAGGCGTACTGATTGATGAAGCGGCTGAAAAGGGTTGCTTCGCCCAGTTCACAATGATCGCCAAGAACGATGAAGACAGTGAGGCAGTAGCTGGCGGTGCCGCTGGCCCGATAGGTCTTGCGCTGGTCGCTCAGCAGGGCGAATCCGCTTTGTCTATGGCTCCAGCTCTGTGCAGCATCCTTCCTAATGTGCTGGAGGGTGGCGAAGACGTTGCCCTGACAGTGACCATCGGAGAAGACGAGGTTTCATCTATCACAGCGCGGGCCAACATATGGAACCTGCGCCCTCTGATGCAGCAGTGCATGAGTGAAGGCGTGTTCCCGTTTGGCAGTAAAGAAGCCTTTTACACTGTCATCAATACAGAAGGCGTAGCGGGTGCTAAGGCGATGCTTGAACAGGCTCTGACGAAGGCTGACAAGGTGGATGCGTAAATTCCTGGTAATCTATCTGAAGCCCGGCATTGGTCAGCTGCAGAAGATTGTAGAGGCAACGAACTGGTACAGCGTTACCAACGAGGCCACTGAGCAATTGCAAATCACTGAATCGCAGATATTGAGCATAGATGAAACGCCCCGGTCTATCCGGGAGTCGCAAGCATTTTGATCAGAGAAGGAGGGCGTTAAGCCCTCCTTTGAGGACAGACAGATGGAACAGCACCTTTACCACGTTCAAATGACTCGTGATGTTACCGAATCCTGCACAGTGGCTGTGTGGGCCAGCAGCCCGGATCAGGCCGAAGACAAGGCGTATATGGCAGCGACCGGTGCCGCCGATGATCGCACTGCACATGTCGGCCCCTGGAGCCTGAATGAAGGCAGTTGCGGGGCTGAAGCGCCATACATAGCTGATTCGGGCGAGGACATTAAGCAGGTCAGCCGAGGCTCGTCCGTAGCCATGTGATACTCACCTTAGTCAATTTGAGAGAATTACATTGTCAGAGCTGACTTAGCTTTTGCACACATACAGGAGCAAACTATGACCACCTGCAATGTAACTTTCTCCACCGCCAGCGTGACGCTGGTTCTCAGCAATCGACCGTACAGCGGTCGTACCTCAATTATCGACATCAATGATCTCCTCGAAGCCATGTGCGAAGAGCAGGACGGGGCCAAGGCGACAGCCGGTGTCCTGGAGCGCATCACTATTGGCAACGACGGGGATCTCGTCCTCCACATGACATACGAGAGCCCAGAAGATCTGATGCTGGTCGATGTGGACGCGGACAAGATTCGGACGTTTTTAAATGAAGCCTGGGACGACGATGAAGAGTCATCTCTGGCTGCAGTGGGTTTGTGAATTATGAGCAGTAAAAAGAAGAAGCCACGCAATCGGAAGTACACACCTGGACGGCACATGATTCCGGGATTTCAGAAGGACATCGAGAAGTTCTGGGTTATGAGAACCTGGAACATGAATCAGCTGGCCTGGGGTGGCTTGAACCCGAACGTATCGTATTACCAGATGCTGTGTGACCACCTGATTATCACACCGCAGTGCTGGACAGTCCTTGTTGCATCTCTGCAGAAGGATGAACACGGAAACACATGGACCAACTTCGAGCAGTACAGCCTGAAAGAGCCGGTACTGCCCCGCCACATCCAAGATGCTCTGAGCGAGAAGCTGGAGAATCTGCACAAGGGTCGAAATGAGAAGCACCGGGTTGGTGCCGCTTGGTATGCAGTACCGAAGGCTGATGCTGATTTGCTGGCTGACTCGGTACGGATCGAAGAGAAGTTCCGGTCGGTGGGCGCTTTTGATCGCAAGCAGTCACCTGGCAAGCATGTGTCGAAGCCCTCAGTAGGGAAGGCGGCATGAAGGGCTTTAAGCGTTACTTTTTCCAGCAGCGCAGAAACACCAGTGTGTGGAGAACGCTGCCCGTCATTGTCCGCAGCAGAGAAGATTTGGCGGCTTTGGTTCAGCACTGGTCTGTACTGGGCCAACGGGGCGGGTGGCAATACCGCGCGCTGATGACGTTGCCCGAGGACCTGACCCGCCAGGAGAACAAGAACCTGGAATTTATAGTCGAGGCCCGCGTTCATCGGGGTCATATCGGATACAGCGAGGAGTCGTAACGATGTTGTTTAGCCAGAAACAGGTGGCTGATTTCGTAGCAGAATGCACCGCCCTTCATACCCTGAATTGTCTTCCTGCCGATCCGGATGACACGCCTGACTTTGATGCTTTTGAGGTGCAGCTGGTCGTGTCTATGCAGGACGGCGACGGTGGCTTCTTCTGTGAGCCTGTGTCCGAACGGGAGGCTGCTGCCGAGATCTCCTCTGACCGGTTCGACGCTCTGATGTGGACGCTCTATGCCCACTGTCAGGACGGCGGCGTTGAGGCTCTGCACGACTTTCACAGCAAAGCCGAAGCAGAGGAAATCTACAAGGCACTTCACGCCAAATTCGTGGCCGATTGATAGCCACTTCTGATCTACCTGTTGCCGATTGAGAAAATACATTCATCGGCAACAACACACATAGAGACAGAGAATTATGACCGCTAAGTTGATGACCCTTCCCCCGAAGGGTCGAACCATCTCTACACCGAAAGGTGGCTGGAAGAAGCAGACGTACTACGTGGTAAACGTGTCTGTGAATCGGAACAACCCGATCTTCCGGGCGATCTTCTACTCCGGATTCCTGGAGAAGGGCGGACTGCCCGGTGCCTACGCTGCAGCATGGGCGGGCGCTTGCGATGAAACACCGATCCATGAACTTCACTTCCTGGAAGTGGTTTCTGAGATCGACATGGGTACTGACGTGGAGGATTCACTGTGAGAAGTGTGAACCTGATTGTCAGAGAAGACCCTGCGACTGGTGCAACCGGCCTGATGTGCAAGGACGTTCGGGTTATCGATGCCCCGATGGTCGCTGTAACTGGCTCAACCATTGCTCACGACATCATTGAGCACCAGAACGGACTGAGAGCGATCGGCTCCATCGGTGACGAGCTGGAGGCGCTGGGTGGTCTGTGGTTCTGCCGGGGGCAACTATGTGATCTGGGCAACGGGTGGATGTCGAATACGCAGACCGTATCCGGCGATGTAGACAACCTGTTCAGCCTGTATGCCAGCGGCGTTCCGGTTCGCTCCGAAGTTAAGCGCCTGCACCGTGCCCCGGACTACATCGAAGACGACATCGGCGAGATCCTGGCTCATGTGGGCGTCAGTGACTGTGAGCGGGATCAGTGGGGTGACTTCAAAGAGGCTGCTTTCCGGCTGATCAGCCGGGGCTACAACAAAGCTGTTCGCCGATTCAAAGATAACGCTATCGCCGCGCATAACCAGTTCTGCACGATTGAGATGGCAGTCAATGATCTACTGATCGGCGATCTGCACCTGGGCCAGGAGTTCACACTGGTGTACGGGGAAGGTCGAGCACGCACTTTCGGGGAGTACGAAGACAATGCCTGGTACTAATCGAAAACCTTGCAAGCGCCCGTGTGCTAACTGCCCGTGGAAGAAGGACTCGGCTCGCGGCTATCTGGGAGGCAACAGTGTTGGTGTGTACGCAGACTCTATTCGATCTGACCGCCGCCTTGCCTGCCACAGCCGAGCCCCAGGGTCTGAGAGCCTGCCGTCCGAGCTTATCGCAGCGGCTGACGTATGCACGGGTTACGTTATGGCCCGAGTAAATGACTTCAAGAGTAGTGCCGATCCAGTGCTGCGCCAGCTTGAAGTGATGCACCGCGAAAGCAGTCACCGTGGTGAGATCTTCTCGTTTCCGGTTCATGAGGGTTTCGCGGGCCACCACGGTTTGGAGATCGCAGTATGAAGACACGTATCGAGAAGGTACTGAAGCGCGATGATGGCACCCGGGCAAAGATCGAAGTCTGGCTGTCTGCGGGCTACCTGGAGAAGAGTGCGAAATACCATTACGAGGTCGAGTTTAAGCCACCACGCGCCCGAAACTGGCGACCGGTCTATGATCGCAGCGGCTACGACTATCGCAGGCTGTCGTATGAAGAGCGCCCGGCCTACATCCAAAAGATGAGCCTGGAGCATGTGACAGAAGAAGAGATCCACACCGCAATGCTGGAACTGTGGGAGCAACTGAAGCCGGGGGTACTCGACCATGATTAATCCGAACAAGTGGCCGACCCTTCCCACCACAAAACTCAAAGGCGGCGTTCGCCGTGGTGAGCTGGCAGTTACCTGCACTGGCATCGGCAAACCGAAGACCTGTACCAGCGGGCTGCTGAAGATCATCGAAAAGTCAGGTGCTGGCAGAAAGAAGGGGGTTGTTCGTTATGAACCATGAAGCAGGCATGAGCGGTGAAGAGCTGAAGGCAAAGTACGAAGAGCTGCAGCCGGGTGATCACTGGGCTGAGCACCCCGAGTTCTCGCTGGGGGCTTGGCGTGAGGAAGTCAGCGAAGAGAACACGCTGCAGGGATACTGGGACTGGGTGGCAGCGCAGGCTCATGAGGCCAACATGACCCGGATCGAGCAGCTGCTGGAGCAAGATGGCGACCGAATCGAAACGGTTTACTGCTCCAAGAAGCACCCGCATGGCTCTGCATATGTGGCCGTAACTGCTCAGGGCAGATGGCTTGTTGGTAGAGAACAGGCGTTGATTGATGTGTTCTATGGCTCTGCCCGTGTAGCGTATGACGCCTATTTCCGGAAGGCAGAGCAGGGCGATCACGGAGCCTGGAACATCTGCTATGTGCTGGAGGATCACTTGTGAGTGCGGCGCTGGTGCCGACCTGACGAATGCCGAGGGGAGTCCCGAACCATCGCTTACTCCCCTTTTGAGTATTGCGACAATAGATCCCGTTGAAGCAACAACGCTATTACACACAGAGAGACGGAAATGATGACCGACTTTACAGAGCTTTTTGAACGCGCAAAGACAGAGCAGACCCTGGAGATTATGGTTCGCGGCCGCTGCCGCAAAATGAAGGTGAGCTGCAATCTGTCAGATTACACTTACGCTACGCTGGCTAATTACTATCGCGAAGACGCTTTCGCCTCTGTGCGCTGTATGCTCCAGGCCGCTGCAGATCGGCTGACCGAGATCCGTGAAGAGGCAAGCGCTGCTGCTCGCCGCGAAGCGCTTGCTAAAGATCTTGCGAAGCTGTCCGGGGCCAAATCATGAAAGCAATTCTGATCGACCCGGAGGAGCGCACTGTTAGCGCTGTCGAACATGGTAACGAGCTGCGTGACTTCTATAGCTTGCTCGACTGTGAGCGAATCGAGTTCATAGATGTTGAACCTGGCATCTCTGTGATCGTTGATGGCGATGCGTTGCTCCGGGATGCGCCGCCGCCACCTTTTCTGTTCGACTATATGCGGGTACTCATTTTCGGCAAAGGCCTGATTGTCGGGATCTGCGGTAGCGATGTAGCAGAGTGCACGATGTCCATGTCAGATGCGTGGCTCAGGACATACTGGACAGATAGTGGCATCGCAGAGTGTGCCGCTGATTATCGGGGGCGGATCTGATGAACCTGTTGTTTTCATATGGTGCTGACCGTGATAACGAGCTGAATGCGCAGGGTCATATTTTTCTGGGCGCAGGTGAAGACTCAAATGAAGGTGAGGTTCACGTGTTTCTAAAGGCCGGCGAAGAGCGACAGCTGCCGGGCGACAATATGGTCCTCAACCTGAGCGCCGAAGCCAATGACTGATGTGGTATGCGGTGTATTCATTGAGTTCACAGAGAACGAGCACTCTGACAAGGAGCTGTCAGCTGGGCCTTTCTTTACCGGCACCCGAGCAGACTGCAGCAGCTGGCTGCACCGGAACTCTGAGCTGATGGAAAAACTGAAGGAAATGGCAATTGGCCTGACAGAGTACGGGTCAAACCAGAACTACAGCTGCGAAGATTTTGACATATTTATTGAGAAGGTAGATGAAAATGGAAAATGGCGTAGTTAATCGAGCGGGGCAGCCTTGGACAGGGCGAGAGGAGGAAGAGCTGCGTGATTTGTTCGATCAAGCTGAGAGCATTACAAATATTGCTTCATGGCATAGACGCTCAATCGGAGCGATCACCAGCCGCCTTGCTCGTTTAAACCTGATTGAGCATAGTCGCCAGGGGTGGCTCCGCAAAGATACCAGCGAAGTCTATTATCGCTGGTTCTGACCCCGACAACCAATCCCCCCCCTAAAAGCCTGCATCATGCAGGCTTTTCTGTTGCTTTCTGATACTGAGAGCAGACCTGTTGAATATGCTGCGCCATGAACGATGTAGAAAATGCCCTTTTTGACTCAGAAGTGTCCCCGGCCAGCCCCAAACTTATCATTGCTGATAGTTGGCCCTTGATATACCCCCGGAATACCCCCAGCGAGTGAAGAGTCATCGCTCGTATTTGCTCAGAAGAAGCGCCAGCTATAACCAGGTCAGCTTCAGCCTGCTGAATGTCTTCCGTTATCTGGTGAGTATCCAGATCCAGACCTGCATATGTCTTACCTCCTCTTTTTTTCATATTTGAGGAGAAGAGACAAGCGGTTGGAGTGTATAGCCGCTTCAGATGCTCCTGGTACGCCGCATGAAGCGTTGGATAGTACTCCACTGTTGAAGTCACTTCATTAGCGTGGCTAGAGCCAGTGTCGCCATAGACTTTTTAAGCATCTGTATTGTCCCTTTGATTCAACGCAGGCCGTATAGTAATTGAATCAACGATCACTTACAAAGACAGTCAGACCAGCATCTCTGCACTACATCGACAGACTCATCTGAAAGCATCGCTGTATCGTCCGCAGAACAGCGCACAGCAAGCGCACACAGAAGATACGAGCAATCACACTGCTCGGCTATTCGGGCGCTCAGAACGCAATACAGAAAGCCGATCCATTCCGCTACCAAAAGCACTGCAGGATACCCAGCTGCCAGCTCTGATCAGCCTGATCCCGCTTGAGAAAATACAAGCGTCACAACGACACACAAGGAGACAAATTATGACCACCTTGAGAATCCCGGTTGAAGCTGCCCGGAAGTTGCTGATGCACTGTGAAAAGATCGGATCGGATCAGCTCGCATTTCATGCGTCAGCAACAGACGGGGCATTCTTCAGCACGGAGCACGATAGTAACCCGCTGTATCATGTGCCGGGCTACGAACCCGGCAGCAAGCATTGGCAGCAAGAGATAGAGGCAACGTTCGGTATCGAGCCTGTTTCTATCAATGTGCCACTGCAGCTGCTGCAGCGCCAGCTCGACAACCATGACACCGGCGTGTTCTCTGTGAGGATAGATCGGGAGAACTCAATCATCACCTAACCTATAAGCAGCGCGATCTGCACCGGTTGTAAATGACCTGATTTTGTAGACCGCGCTGCAACCGAGCACTAACCCGGATACACCCGAAACCGGTACCAGGCTATCACTCCCGTATAACCCCCATACAACCAAATTTAACCTGATCACCGAGAGATCCTCCCCCGCTGTCCATTCAAGGAAAACTCTGACCCCCAGATCAATCAGACACCACATGATTTTTCACGCTACCAATTAAACCAAAATGCCTACCGACACGAGCATTACCCCTCTATAGGGAACCTTCATGCCCGCTATGGGAATTTACGTGGTCAAATGAGCCAAATTGTTTACCAGCACCATCAACACCAATTCCGCTCAAACCCTCATAAACGCTGACACTCCGGCCATTTCTCTCACCACCAACCATACATAGAGCACCATAGAGCCCCTATAGACACATACCATAGAGAAACACACGCCTATAGAGGCAACTATACCCATAGGGACACATACACACGCTCGCACAGGACATACGAACATAGAGGCTCACGCTCGTATAGAGGAGACATAGACCGGTATGGAGACACGCAGGGTACATGTAAGAAAAAGCGTTGGAGCCGGATCGCCAGCTTGCCTCTGTCAACCTTCAAAATATTTTGCTTATGGATAAGCCAGAGGTTCTTGAGTGGTTGACCATGGCCTGCATGCTGACAGGGTGTCCTGTTTACAGAAGGTTCCCCAGCAGAGCCAGTGTTTGAATCAAGGCTCATGGCTGCCATGTCGGTATCTGTGAGGTTATCCATGGCCAGACCAATCACCGGCGGCTTCCCTACAGGATATGACCCATAGAGAGGATCAGGTGACCTGTGTATGGCTGGCAGCCCCTTATCGGTTATGTCCATAGTATTTTGCTCATATAAGTCAGAGCGCTGGGTAGGTTTACCAGAGGCTTGCCCATGGTTGACCTGCTCCAATTGAGCCTATGGGTCACATCCGGATCAGCTTCAGGACGCCATGATTTCGACTGGGGTAGCTGAGCAAAGCCTGACGATGCCATGAGCCATCGCTTAGTAGACCAGCAACTCATCTGTACTATTACTGCATTAGTTAAGCACGGACAAGGACCGTAAGTATGAAACAAGAAGCGATGATTGAACTGATGACTGTGGCTGTGGCGCAAGAGCTGATGGAAGCTGCAGAGGGATTACTGGTGGAGTATGCAGAGGGTAAGGACGTTCTGCACTCTAGCCCGCGCAGTAAGATCCGTCGCCTATCGCGTGCATCCATGTTTGTAGATGCACTGCCGGGTATGGATGGGGCTGCAGTCGGACACATGATCAATGAGCTGGACGATCTGGGAGTGATCGACCGCATGGAGGGCTGTTCAAAGGAACGTGTCGCTGAAGGACTCGTGCTTAGCTAAACCAAATTCTCAGTGTGTGTGAATACTTTTGCCCGGCCATGTGTCGGGCTTTTTAGTTTCACTGCATCATTGTTCTTATAGGCTCCTGCTGCTTTCGTGAACCTCGCGAGCCTGCATCAACGCTGACTTCTGCACTGGAGACGTCATCCTCTGGTGTATGAACTACACCTAATACTCGAAATACTTCCTTGCCTAATGCAACCCCCTCTTGTGGCAGAGGGACACGGGTCAACTCAACTAGCTGGCCGGAGTTATCTGGGAATGCGAGACGTATCTTTACCATCAGTGTAATGCCTGTTTCAGAGTGACATAATGCGAACAGTGTAACGTGACATGAGAGGAGTAGTACATGAGTCACAGCAATCATCCGCTGTACCCAAAGATGAAGGGCCTTGTTTATCACCGTCTTGAAGCCATTACGGCCAAGACAACACCTGACTGTATAGCAGCGGGGCACAAGGACATCTGGGACTGGGTAATGAAGGACACCGACAGCATCGCCTTCGCCATGCTGATTCGGGAGATCCCTGGCATTCTGTCTGAGAAGCAGAGCCAGATCCTCCTGGACGGGCTGGCAGAGGAATACGCCGGGGTAGAGAACTGGGTGGCGTTCGTTGACCAGGAGTGTCAGGACTAACCAGGGAGCCGCAGGGATGCGGTTTTGCCTTCAAATCGGGTAGGTTTACCTTGGCAACACCTCCCAAGACCCTCGCTTCACTGCAGGCAAAGACAGTCTTCCTAAACGTGGCTACGTGCACGTATGAGGTCGTCACAGGATTACCTGCATCATTTGCTGTCTGACAGATCAAGTCCCGTCATATGGCCCCCTATGTGGCTTCTGAGAGGTCTTCCAGCCGCCAGATCTGATTCGCTATAGCAGTGTTGATAAAATGTAAGCTCAAACTTACAAACACATAGAAACTGCTATGAACATGACCAGCATCGACCCTCGCTCTGAGGTGGCAAGATCAACCACGAATCTGGTGGCCCGGATTGACCTGTTGGATCAGGTCAGCTTCGATACCGACGATTTCGAGACATCCAAGCTCCTGTCAGAGGGCGATAGTCCTGACCACCTGCTGTACGACCATTTCCCCTATCTGTATCGAAGCCAGGGCCATTTGGAAGATCCGGAGCGTATAGGGCGCTTGGTGAGTGTGGTCACTTGATGGAGCAGGGTGCAGGGATGCACCTGGTAAGGCCAGACAGGGTAGGTGAACCAGAGGAGTGAGGCAGGTCAACCTTCGGCAATTAGGGCAGCCACAGGTTCGCCAGGATTTGCCATGGCAACATTTTTTTTATAAGGCTCGCCAAACCAGGAATGGTTCGAGGTCTAAAACGGGAAAGGTGCGAAACAGAGGTGCACCTGCGGGCGTCCCGTGATCGGGCGCGGGCGTGCGGGGGCATCGCGTGTCTGCATCGGGGCGTGTGATCCGTACCCGTCTGCGATCAGGCGTGCGGCGCGTTTGTGTGTGGGGTCGGTGTCTGCTGTATCGTTTCGTGTTCTCCGTGTTGCCGTTGACTTAGGAGCTATTCTACAGCATTCGGTTTTCAGCGCAACACTTTTTTAATAAAAATTTGTTGCGCCGCTTTTTAGCAACAGGGGCTTGGCCCCCTTGCCCTTTAGAGAACGTTCCAGTCAAATGCGAACGTTTCGTAATTATGTACCTCTTCGCTGATGCGGTGCCAGTAAACGAAGTGATCCCAGAGCGTCGCTACCTGCGCCTCTCGCATCCCGGTTGCTTCCGCAATCTACTCTGTCGTTTCCAGCGGCCCCCAGATCAGTGCCCGGTGCGCTGCTTTAATTCGCTCCTCTTTGATCCCGGTGCGCTCCGCGATCATAACCGCGTAACGATCAACAACTGTATCTGAAGCGTAAAGGAAGTGGCGAACGCCTTTTTTCAGAGTGGTCATATTCTGTCTCTATATGTGTGTTGTGTCCGGGCACCGTGCCCCGACTGCATGTGCATATTAATAAGCTCTGACTTACTTTGCAACTCTTTTTAGATAAATAAAAAACAAAAAAATATTAAAAAAGTGTTGCGTTAAAAAATGGATTCGGTACTATACATCACATCGGCGACACGGGGAGCACATAGCCCGGCCCGATGTCAAACGTGACCAAAAAACTGAATCAGACAGAGAGTAGAAATTATGACTACTAAAGCAGCAGCTCCAAAACAGACTATCGCTCAGAAACTGGAAGCACTGAATACGGCACTGGAACGCGAAATGCAGTTGCAGAAAGCACGACAGGAAACAGCAGCAGAGAAGCTGGAAAGCGTTCAAGACCCGGAAAGCGTGAAGGAACAAAGCTCAATTATCAGCAACGCTAATCAGCGCATTAAGCGAGTGAGCAAAGTTCAAAAAGGCAGCGATGAATTTAAAAAGACTCTGCTGAAGCACTTCCAGAATATTACAGACCTGGTTGCACCCTCTGACATCTACGCATGGGATACCGCTTTGCTGTACATCAAAGCCGCCGAAAACAAAGCAGACATTAAAGATTGCCTGTGTGACTTTTTTGTTCCATTCAAGCGTAGCCTGACTATCACCGGATCAGAGATTAAAGACCATCTGGCACGCCCTAGCAGCAGCGTTAAGGGATCTGCAAGCCGATGGACCAGTGCACCGGCTTGGGCACTGGAAAAGCTCGGAGCGGCTACCATAGAGCGTAACACGCGAGGCACTGTAGCGGCGGTGACTCTGAACCCACGTAGCAAGCTGATTAAAGCGCTTGTGGAGGGCGCATACATCGGCAATCTGGCCGAAGCGTAACACCGGACAAACAGCGCTCTTTCGGGGGCGCTTCTCTGATTACAGTTCAAGCCCCGGATCATCTGTCAATAGTTTAGATTTTGAACAATATTTGTGACCCTGATGGCGCCATTATGCCAGGGGTTTGGGGGACACCCTTATACTAAGGATTCGACCTGTGGGGACAGTGAAACGTTGGGAGCCTGCACCAGGTAAGGCTTTGGGGATCTGGGACAGTTGGGTCGTTGGGAGGTTTGGATTGTGAGAGGTTGGGGGACGCTGGAAGAAGGAAATCCAACAGGAACATTGGAAATCCCCCTTCCTTATATATGCCGTCTTACACTTTGCCCCGTGGGAGCAGCCCCTGGAGCCCAAGCGGGACTCGGCTTCGCCTCGCCGCTGGCATATTGGGAGCCTGAAGGTCTTCGCTGGAATCGACCACTCGATCTTTGAACAGTGAGGCCGCGATCTGCTGAATCTGAGCCGTGCTCAGGCTGTCAATCGCCAGCTTTGGCATTGTTCTTTCTTCCCTGGACAATCAGGCCACCGAGCCCCAGTACCGCTGTTGCTCCCCACAGCAACTTGATGTGAAACCACGCATCCTTGACCTCGCCGAGTGTGAAGGGCTGGGGTGTGCCGTATAGCTCTGCACTGATGAACTCTTTGACTGTGGGGTATTCCGCCATCATGAAGCCCGCGACTGTGGCCGTGAGGGATGCACCGACGTACAACAAAACGTGCATGTTTTACCGTCTCCTGTTGAATATAAGTCAGAACTGACTTATAGTAGGCTTGTTCCGTTCGGAACGTTCAAAACTGTACTACTCTGTCTGTAGCCACCTGAATAAGGTGGCCCATTTTTTCTGCTTTTGTGCCGTCTCAGTTGCCTGAGAAAGGCGTGATCAGGGCGACTCGCCTTTCTCACCAATCAAAGGGTGCACATGTCGATAGTATGATGACCTGCTGATCTCAAATTCACTGCACACATTGGCAATGGACTCGTCCGGGTTAGCAGAAACATACGCCGCAATTGCGCGACGTCGCTCCTTTGATAGAACTTTGGGGCGCCCACCCACGCGTCCCCTTGCTCTCGCAGATTCCAGACCAGCTTTGGTTCTTTCCTTCAATCGACTCACTTCAAGCTCTGCGAGCGCAGCGAACATATGGAAGATGAACTGGCCTGTTGGTGTGGTGGTATCGAACTTTTCCGTGGTCGATACAAAGTGAAGCTCTCTTCGTTTAAGCTCCATGGTTGTAGACACAAGATCAATGAGCGAACGCCCCAACCGATCCAGTTTCCAAACGACGATGGCGTCCCCGGGTCTTGCAAACTCCAGCATTTCATCAAAGACCTGTCGTGACCAGGTAGAGCTGGTGCCCGTCACCTTCTCTACGAATACTTTCTCAACGCCTTCTCGCTCGAAGGCATCCAGCTGCAAAAGCAACTTCTGGTCGTCAGAAGATACCCTTCCGTACCCGAGCTTCACACGCCGCACCTTTTGAAGATCATCATTTGGGCCAGTTCTTCATTGGTGTATCGGCTCAGTAGCAGGTCCGTTGCGGCCGTTGTTGTTTGGGCAGTGCCTGTCTCTATCATTTTGAGGCTCAAATCGTGAAATAAAATGGTTGTCTCGGGATGCCAGGTAAAGGATCGCAGAGCTTTGGTGATGCCGCTCCTCATCTCGATCAATGCAAAAGACATTACCAGGCGTTCACCCGGTTCTGGCTCTTCGATGCTTCTATCGCTGTCTGGTATCCGCTTCGGGTCGAATGGGCAACAGAACCATACCGAGCGTCCCTTTCTGTCCCGAAACTGAAACATGATGATCATAGCGCCGCCCCGAATCAACAGTCCGATGTCTACCGGGCTTTCGCGAAATGTACGAATCTCTGCTGGTGTCAGATCAGGAAGTCCTGCAACAAACAGGTTGTTTCCGTGATCCAGGAGGTGCAGCTGGGAGAACTCTGGCAATGGCGGGATGATGCCGGGCCACTTCTTACCCAGCTCTATCTTGGTGTAGTCGTCCATGGTGTTTTCTCTGTCTCTGTCTGTACTACAGCCTGATTAGTCTCAGGCTTGACTGTGCACTGTCTCAAAAACGGTAACAGCACCACTCAATTGAAACATAGTTTTTGAGACGGGAAAAGAAACAGGTTTCAGCTACCTATCCATGTATTTCGACTGCCTACTTAATTTGTTTCAAAAACGATCGTTTTTGAGACACGCTTGGCGGCAAATTCATACAGGGAGCGGAAGGGATGTTGTACCGGATTATTGTCGCCAAGGGTGCTAACTATGGCCGGGTGCTGGGAGCCCACGTTTCAGATTCCGCTGCAGGTCGTGCCCTGGGCAAAAACAAGCAGGAGTTTGGAACAGGCTCGGTACTACTAATCGAAACAGACGAGCGACTGGTGCAGGGTGTGTGTTACCCGGATGTTGCCGATCAGGGTATTGCCGATCATCACCATAAGTCAGGTATGCGCCTGATGGAACTGGTCATTAAAAACCGGGCCACCGGTGAAGTGCCGGATTGGGTGATTGCCAGCATCATAGATGAAGGCTGGACGATGGATTCGCTGAGCCAAGAGTTTGGGCCGCTGGTTCACCAGAAAATGGAGCAGGAGCGCCGCGAGCACCAGAAGCGGGCAGAGCGCTCTGCAATGATTCACGCAGGTCGCCTCTGGATGAAGAAAGAGATCGATGACCACGTTATCGAGCTGCCAGCCATTACAGGAACCCAAGCTCGCCGCCAATTCTTCACCGTTCAGATGACTCTGCAGCAGGTTGACCGGCTTTTGACTGCAGATCACAACGATCTGGCCCCTGAAGATCGCAGCCAGCGCAAACTGAACCCGGCACGGGGCAAAAAGCTGGGCGGGTACATTGTTGGGAACCACGACAGCTACGTTCTGCCGGCCATCACCGTCTGTATCGATCCGGATATGACCTTTGACCCGATTGAAGGGTTCGGCGGGGCAGTTGGCACCCTGAAAATACCGGTAACGTCTCTGGTCTATATCATTGACGGCCAGCACCGGCGTGAAGGTATCCGGTGGGCCTTGTCCGCTCAGTCGCTCCGCTGGCAGATGCAGAAGGAGACGATTGCGGTCACCATTTACTACGATGAAGGGCCTGAACGGCGTCAGCAGATGTTCTGTGACATCAACTATCCAGCTGTCCGGGTGTCATCCTCTTTGAACATGCTCTACGACCGCCGAAACTCACTGAACCACTGGATTCTCGATATTTTGGCTAAAAATCAGTCAATTTGGGGTCGAATTGAGCTGGATAGCGCGAGCGTAGGTGCCCAAAGTTCCAAATTGTGGGCCGTAGTCGCCATGAAGAAGGCTCTCCTCACGGTTTTGGGGTTGTCAGAAGTGCAATTTTTCACCAAAACCGATGAAAATCGGGCCGAAATGGAAAAGGTGGTCGATAGGTTCTTCGACACTCTGGCAGAATATCTGCCGCGCTGGGGCATGGTGATAGACCCGGATTGCTCCGCTCCGGACATCAGGAGCGACTATATTGTTGGCCACGCTGTTTTCCTGCAGGCGCTAGCTATCGTTGCCCGCAAAGCCCAGGAAGAAGAGGGCGGCTGGCAGAAGCTGTCCGGGCTGGCCAAGCTCGACGTAGCGCGAGATTCAGAAGTGTGGGAAGGTAAATGTGTCGTCAATGGAAGGATGAACCGGTCGGCAGCCGGGGCCAACGCCACTGCGGCAGAAATTTGTAGCCAGATTGGCATAGAAATGGACTGGAGTTGAGATATGGACACAATAGGCCGAATGGTGTCGCAGTGGGCGACTGAAGATAAGGAACAGATCAATGCGCTGGTTGAGCAGCATGGGGATCTGGTAGTGGAAGTCACCGGTGCCGACGATGGTTGTGTTTATGCCACCGCGGGCACCTATCGTCTGTCTCTGAACCCGGAGGCTGTCAACGAAGAGGTAGACAACAAGTCTATTAGCGACATTCGCCACCTGATCCTGAAAGTGTACCCAACGGTCGATTAGATTGGTAACAATGAAAATCAGAAGACTGAAGATCAACAACTTCCGGGCATTCGGCCAGTTTGAATGCGAGTTCGAGCCTGGGATCACCGTTCTGACAGGGCTGAACAGCTCAGGAAAAACAGCGGTTCTGAAAGCCATCATCGTGGCAGCTGGCCAGGACAGAAAGATTCAGACTTCTGATATTCGCCAGACTCGTTCCTCTGCAGGTTCGGGTCTGATCTCTACAGAGCACCACCTTCCTGTGAACATTGAGGTGTGGGAAGACAGCGACACAGACCCGATCCTGGTCGCATCCCGTCAAAAGCTGAAAGGCAGAACCTCTCAAGCCGGATACATTGGCCCAATCTGCTACTACGACAGTGGCAGGCGGAATATCGACAATCCCTCACCTGAATCCCTGGCCCTGGCCAGACAGGCACTGGACATCGTTCTGGAGCCTGTTGGCTGGAGCAACGTGCGGTACATTCCCGGTATCGATCAGATCTGTGCAGACCATGACGCTCAGGGTACAGCCCCAGTGGCCGCAATAGGTGGAATCGGAAGTGTCATTGATATGGTGGCCGGGATCGCCCAGCAGGGCAGCCAGCTGGCTTTGATCGACGGGATAGATTTACACCTGCACCCCAAATGGCAGCAGATGATCCTGCCTGGTCTGGCAGCGGCCTTTCCCGATCTGCAGCTTATCGTGACGACTCACAGCCCATTAGTGCTGTCTACTGTGAGCCGGAGTCAGATCCGGGTGCTTCCAGATTTCGGAAATGGAGAGTGCGCAACCGTCCCAGCATGTGAGACGCTGGGCAAAGCCTGCGACGACCTGCTCACTGAGGCGATGGGAAATTAACCAAACAGATTACAGCAGGCCAGCGGCTTGACGGCAGCTGCGCTCAAGAATTGTTAATACTTTCACCCCAACCAAAAACCTGCATGGCAGAGTACATTCCGAATATAGAGTCCTCTATCGACCATCGTCAGTGCTCACTTTTTTCTTGCTGGACGAGTCAAGTATCTCTTGGCTCAGTACCGACGTAAATGCACTATAGAAGTCCGCTTCAAACTTGCTCATGTTTGTATCAGCGTCAATGTCCTTTACATTGACACCAACAATAGGCCTGCTTGCAAAAAACTCAAATTTCATCTTTACCTTCCTTTGGTTTGACAAAACAAGCCTCTATGCTCCTACTCAGCTAGATATTTTTCAAGTATCTCTGGTATACCCAGGCTTATAGCCAGCTTCAGAAGGGACTCTTCCAGAACCTCCGGCTCTGCCTTTACTGCGAACTCAACCTTCCGAGCCTTCCAGTCAAAGGTCTGTGGCATGTTGGAAACAACAACGCAGGCCTGGTCCAGATTGTTGACCTTCACCTCTTCAGTGCCACCGTAAATCGAAGTGCTCACCGGCAGCACAGTGGCGCGTCCGGATTTGTTTTGTTCCTTTGTTGAGATAACAAGTGCGGGCCTGCGCTTGCCAATCTCTTTTCCTGCCTTCGGGTCAAACGTCACGATTACTAAATCGCCCTGACCCGGGATGTATCGACTTACCGATCCCATTCTGTCTCCACAGTTTCAAATAGATCGTCAGCCCGAAGGTTAGCCGGAGTCATCCCCGCAATCAGTTCATCCTGAGTGAAGGGAAGTTTATACCTCGGCTTCGCGCGCGGCGTGACAGCCTTAATGATGATCTCAGTACCTTGCGCCGCGATTTCTACTTCAGCGCCTTTTGTGATACCGGCTCTTTTCATCAGCGCAGCGGGCAGCCTAATAGCAGAGCTGTTGCCCCACTGACTGACCTGGCCAATGACCCTTCGGGTTTCTCGTGTCGCCATGAAAATTCTTGCCCATCTGGTTAATGCGGAAAATAGCCCCTGCCAGCGAACAACGCTTCAGGCTATTAATCGGGTCTTTTTAGATCGCCCGACTTGTATATACAAGTATATACGTTTTGATCTTCGGATCAAGAAGAGGTTGATTCTTCCGCATCCGGTATGCGCTGCTCCAGATTCTTGATGGTTGCCAGGTGAGCCCGGATTTCTTCCTTCAATTGATCGACAGTTTCTCTGGCCTGATCCCGCTGGTTTGCTGCGATGTCGAGCCGGGTGTTCAGGCTGCTGATCTGCTCGCTCTGGCTATCGATACGCTCACTGAGACTTTTCTTAACCATCTCGTGACCAGATGTCAGCTCAGCAAGTAGGGTCGCATGAGCGTCTTTGGTTTCGGCAAGGACTTGGCTGTGCATCTCTCTCAGCTCCTCCTTCTGGTCGGTCATGGCCATCTGGCGCTCTGTCTCCAGGGATCTGCAGTGCAGCTCGTGCTTTCCTGTTAGGTCTGCCAATTCATTCCGCGCTACCTGAAGCTGGGCCTCAGCGGTCTGTGCCCTGGCCTGCACCTTGTCGTGCCGCTCGCCCACTGTTTTGAGTTGCCCCTGCAGCTCGCTTATGGTGCGGAGATTGCCGCTCTCTGTACGTTGGAGCGCCTGCACTGCTGCCTCCCGCTCCTCTAACGTTTTGCCAAGGCTGTCTACTTTCGCCTCCAGCTCTGACACTGCATCAGCTGCATCAGAAAGCTCTGCCTCTGCACTCTCTTGCCTCTCGCGTGCATCCTTGACGGCCTCCGTTGTACGCCGCTCAGCGGTCATCACGGCGATATGGTTGACCCGGACTGCCATCGCTCGCATCTGATCGCCCATGCCAGTGACCACTTCCTCAAGCGTCTCCATCACATCGACCGGAAGTTCATGCACCAGTTCAGCTTCTGCAGCTTCGCTGACCTCCCCAGTTTCGTGACCTTCCCAGATAGCCTTGATGCGCTGGACGTTTCCTCCACCCATGTGGTTTCGGATACCAAAAGCGGTGACGCGCTTACCCTCTTGCTGCAGCCGGACTCCGGCCTCCACGATCATGTCATCTGTAAATTCCGCTGGCCGTGCCATTTCTGCCCCCTGAACTAACTAACTAACTAACCAACTAACTAACCAACTAACTGTCATTGAGTGTAATGCCGACGGGAGAGGACAGCTAATTCCCTTGAGAGCGGCTTCTTTCTATCCTTCTACTGCGCTCTATCTCCCAATCATCAACAGGGTCTGACTTTGCCCAAGCATCAAACAGCTTTCGCTGCTTCTTGCTGATTCGAATCCCATACTTCTCTGACATATAAAAATATGTCCGGGCTATATCCCCACGAATGTGGGGGGCTGGCTCAACAATTCTGGACTTGAAGTCAACTTCAACATCGCATGCGCCATATACGCGACGCTCACCCGCGATCATTCCATATCGGTAGTTTGACCGATCACCATTAACTTCACCGATGGCCGGTACTAAATTGTACATGTCAGCCTCCATTTTCTTGAACCGGGCATCTTTCCGACAGGCTTTTCGCCCCCCTTCTTGCCAACACTGTAATTGGTGACCAAATTCCCATGCAGGCACCAAATGCTCCCACTCTATCCGGGCCGCCCTCTTCGCTTGCTTTCGAGGTGTATAACCGCAGCTTTCCCAGTTTGGGGTCAGGTGTTTTCTGGAGCTCCCAGGCTTGTTCTTTAGGGAGTAATCACAGCCACAGTAGAACGAAACTTGATGGTCAGCATATATCTGCTTGGCGAGAATCTTTTTAGACTTAGAAAACGAGGGGTCTGCAGCTACCACTGAAGGTAGAGCAAACAAAATAATGCAGGTAACAATCTTAATCTTCATCCAGCAGCCTTCCCTTATCCGCTCATTAGACAATCCTGTGCTGCAGTATAACCAAACGCGAATGTACTTCGAGCGGGCACAAAAAAGGGGCCTCGCAAGGCCCCGTCAGGAATCGTAATGGCAAATCAGAAACGCATAGCAACAAACATCTGTGGTCGCAGGACTAAATATAAGTCAGTTCTGACTTAGTTTCAAGCGACTTTTGTTGCCTATCAATCTATCGAGAACGTCGAGGAGTCAGACGAACCCCCTGGTCCGCTGCCAGAGCAACTACCAGTCCAACCAGAAGCCCCCAGGGTACATGAAGATTCGCTGGAGCTGCCGGATTCGCTAGCTCGACTGCTGGAGCTATTAGAGGATGGCATTATCCCGGCTGCAACGGAAGCAGTATCCATAACATCATCTTCACGCTGGCTGCGACGCTCCTCCCGCCCCCGGCGGCGTGCCCTCGCCTGTTGCAATTCGGCCTGGCGAGACGCTTCTGCCTTGCGAGCTTTGCGGCCCTTTCGGCTAAAGCGGGACAGTATGAAGCTATTGAGAGCCTGACGCTTCGCACCTGTCTTGTAACACCAGTCCGGATCGGCCTTGTCCTTTCGACTGATGATCCACAGCGCGGTAGCGGCGATAACCCAGAGGCCAACCATGAAGTAAGGCAGTACAGAACCTGGATTAAGTACGGTTTCCATATTATTTCCCTCTTAATGAAATGAGCCTGGCAGTTGGCCCAAGGCACCATACTTGTCGTTGAACCAGCGGGCGACACGAGCCACCGCCGGCTTATCAAGGCGCTTATTGCCAGAGTAGCTCTTCACGGCCTGCTCCAGCAGGTGCATCAGGGACTGCTCCTGGGCAAATTCATCGGGCGCCAGAGGGTCAGGCATTAGCACGACTGGACACTGACCGTACTTTTCAGCGTATTGTTTCGCAATGGCATCGACTGGGTGCGTCTGCGCCTCCTGGGATTCTGGCATGTGCGCCGGTGCTGTTTCGATTGCTTGTGGGTTTTCAATTTCGTTGCTCATAGGCTTTCTCTCAGCTTCTAACTTTGCGAGCAGCCAACTGCTGCATCGCTGATTTCTTGGTGGATTTCTTGACCATGCCAATCACCTTGTCCCGGTGGGGCTTATGTGCCAGGTTGAGCAGGGGCACGTTGCCCAGCTCGGCGACCCGGACCTGAAAGGCGATCTCTTTCGGAGTGGCTGCGGTCAGGGTAGAAATAGAATAGGCCCCGTCAGCCGACCAGATCACGATCATTCGTGAAGGGGCCAGTGTCTCAGGGCCAAAGGTTCGCGCAACGGCAACCCGAGCCAGGCTCCGGTCGGATTCGGACATCTCAACCATGCCAGGGATCATGCGGATTGCCTTCTGGTGTGTACTGGGCGAATCAGCACTCAGAGACAGGAGGTGACTACCCTCCCCGTCTGGAATAATGAAGTGGCCTTCCTGTACCGCGGCTTCCATAGCAGCTTCGCTCATTCGATCAGAACCAGCCCGCAACTGGTAACCACGCTTGCGCATTCGCTCGGCAAAGTGCGCCATCAGCTTTACCAGCTTGTCTGGCGAGCCCTTACTGCTCGCCACGGTGTAGAAGGCCCCACTCATGCGCCCAGGTCGCCAGCAATGAGCCGTTCGATCTGCTCAGGCGTCAGGTTGCTCATGGCACGCTTCACCTGCTCTTGGCGTTGCCGCTCTTTGGCCTTTGATACCTTCAGGCGGGTAACGTGGCGGCGGGCAGCCTCACCCATCTTCTGGGAGTCAGCGATACCGACCAGGAAGTTAAATACCTCGTCATTGGACGGAAAGCCCCAGGCTTCCCGCAGCTCGCCAACCTTGGCTCGGTTGGCTTCGGTGATTCGCAGAGAGGTGCGGTTCTCCTTGCTCATTTCACCACCTTCACCAGCTGATCGAAGCCGCCGATGAACTCGTCATCAACGAAGACTGCAGGGAACGTACTGAAGCCCGGTGTCTTCTGCTGCAGCTCTTCCAGCTGATAGTCTGAGCCCAGCTGCAGGTATGTGTAGTCGAGGTCGCGGATGTCGCAGACCTGCTTTGCATTGTCACAGTACGGGCAAGAGGTCTTGCCGTAGATTTCAATCTTCATATGGTTCCTCAAACGGCCTGGAAGCCGTACTTCTGAAAGTTGAAAGGTGCCTTGACGACGTTTTCGGCAAAGCCCGGTGTAGAGTTGACGATCTCCCGGCGGGCCATTGCGTGGCCTTTCAGGTGCTTGTTGTCGCCATCTTCAAAGTCGATGATGAAGCAGACATTCGGGCCAGACTTCTTCGCTCGAAGGCCACGACCGATACGCTGGCGCATTGCCACTTCTGCTTTGCCACCACCGGCCAGAATCACCATTCCGACAGCAGGCACATCGACACCGACATCCAGGATGGTCGAACCGATCAGGACATCGATCCTTCCGGCTCCCAGATTGTCCAGGGAAGACTGGCGGCTATCCTGCCTGTGCTCACCACTGATGAACTCGGCGTTCAGCCCGGCTGCTTTCAGCATCTTCAGGAGGCGTTTGCCGTGGGCTGTGTGCTGGATCAGGATCATCACTGGCAGGCCGTACTTCTTAGCCCGCTGAGCTTCGGAAACGATGAAGGCATTCCGGCCGTCACTCTCAACCACACCGACCTTATAAGCCCGCTGCCAGGGTGTACCCCGGAACAGGGTTTTAGGTTTTTCAGCGCTGTGGTAGTAGAAATACGGTTTGGCCAGGATGCCTTTGTCGATCAGGTCTTTCTCGCTGATCTGAATGCCGATAGGTCCGGTAACGGCCATAAGGCGCATGTTGGCCTCTTCGTCATCCTTCATGAACGGAGTGGCAGTCAGGGCCATCCTGTAAACAGCGTTATGGCACTGATTCAGGATGTCGTAGAAGCCGTTACCGGATACCTCGTGCGCTTCCTCCAGGGTCACAAACTCCATGGAGCGAAGGAACTCGATAGTTTCGGCACGGCGATCAGCCTGACGTTGGACGGCGGCCTTGGCCTTTTTGGCAATCTCTTCGTGCGGGTACTTCGAGCGAACCTTCTTTTCGATGGACTGACGGTACGCTTTGATCTGATCCCGAATGTGCTGAGGGGCAATCTTCAGGGCCTGATCGGACGTTGGCAGGTTTTTCTTCTTGAAAATGGTTTCGACAGTCTCTGTGACCTCTTTTTCGATGGCCTCCAGCTGCTTATCGACCTCCTTTTCAAAAGTCTTCTTCTCCAGTCGTGATGTCAGCGTATCCACGATGGCGAAGTTGATACCGGCCGGTTCCGGGTTCCACGTTCCGTCACCCAGGATGCCGATCGGTCGATTCTGCTCGCCCATTTGAGCGGCCATCTGGTACATCAGGGACTTCCGGGTCGTGATAAACAGAGTCGGTCGGTAGATGCGAGCACATGCAAGGCGGAAGATGCGGGACTTACCACCACCGGTGGCCACCCGGGCGATCATCGCCTTCAGATTCACCAGACGGCGAACCGTATCGAGCTGATATGCGTAGTTCGGATTCTCCGGGAAGTTATCGACCTTCGGGTTTTCCGGCCCCAGGGGCTCGGGAACCGACTTTCTGACAACCTTCGTGCGAACGCCGCGGGTTTCCAGCTTCTTTTTGATGTAGCGAACGAAGCCCGCCGGGAACGAATCCGTTTTCATCTGATAGAACGAGCTGTGACCGTCCCAGGAGCCGTTACTGAACATACTTGTGTGCTCGGCACCGGCCACCTTGTACGTCAGCAGATCACTGACGAGCAGACGCACATCGCGATCTGGGTTAACCAGCTTGGCGACAACTGCGTTGTGCTTGATTGTGGCGATTTTTCCTTTCATTTCGGGCCTGTCTGGTGTCTGGACGCCTTGCCATTGGAAAGGCTTATAGAAATAATAGTAAGTCAGTCCTTACTTATAGTAAACACATTGTATCGAGTGACATATGGAAAAACTACATCTCACCTACGCAGACCCAGCTGATCTCCAAGAAAATCCATGGAATCCGAACGAAATGGACGCCATCAATGAGGGAAAGCTGGAGAACTCTATCGACGAGCTGGGCTTTGTAAGCCCAATCAAGGTACGAGAGCTGGAAGACGGCACTCTGCAGATCATTGGCGGCCAGCACCGGAGCCGCTACGCCCTGCGCAACAACATGAATCAGGTGCCAGTGATCAACTTTGGCCGAATCAGCGACGACATGGCCCAGAAGATTGGCCTCGTGGATAACGGCCGCTATGGCGAAGACAACCTGGACAAATTGAACGCCTTGTTCGTTGAGGCCGGTTGGTCGCAGGACGAAATCATCAACATCATGCCGATGGATGAATCCGACTTTGAAAACATCTTTGCCCACTCCACCGAAGAGCTGGATCTGGATGACCTGATGGGCGGGATCGAAGACGAGGAGCAGGATGCGGAAGCCGCGGTCATCGACACCGACATGCCAGCTGTGAAAACGCACCAGATCATGCGCTTCAAGGTGCCAGTTGAAGACGCCCCGGCCATCCAGGCTTTCATTTCCCGACTCCAGCGCGAGCAGGGGTTCACCGATTCTGACCAGCTGACCAACGCAGGCGATGCCCTGGTGTATGGCCTTGGTACCCACCCGGAGTTCGACCGTGATTAACCAGAACTATTTCACTGGCTGGCGCCATCAGTGCAGCGACGATACTGACCATGGGGTGTGCGACTATGACTGAGCAGAAAGTAGCTGAAGCCGTCGATCTGCCAATCGAATGGTGGGACATCGACCGGCTGAAGCCATACACCAAAAACGCCAAGAACCACCCGAAGAAGCAGGTTCAGCAACTGGCCAATTCGATGCGCGAGTTTGGCTTTGCTGCCAACAAAGCAATCGAGGTGGAGCCGGATGGCACGATCATCAACGGCCACGGCCGCCGTCTGGGTGCATACGAAGCTGAGCTGAAGAAGGTGCCAATCGTCGTGCGCTCCGATCTGACTCCAACTCAGATTAAGGCTTACCGACTGCTGGACAACCGGGTTGCTGAATCCACATACGACACCGAACTGATGTCTGCCGAGATGATCGAGCTGCAGGCTGACAGTTTCGACCTGACACAGTTCTACGATGAGCGTGACCTGGAATTTCTGGCAGGCGAAGACCTGGGTGCGATCGATCTGGGTGCCATTGGCGCCGACATCGGTGAGGAAGTTCGTGAATACGCGGACGCTACCGATGCTGCAATTCACGAAGAAGACAGTAAGACCGTGCCAGTCAGCAAAGCTCTGGGGTTCACCGGAGTCACTGGCACCCAGCGTCGAGCAATCTCTCTGATGATGACCCATATCGAAGCCATGACTGGTTTGGAGGGCGCTGATGCCCTGGCCAAGTTTGCCCAGGAGACGATTGAACAGTGAAGTACGTCATCAACAAGAAGTTCAACACCTCCGTGCAGCGATCTGGCCGCGTCCTTGAGTGCGCAGAAGCATTTGGCCTGGGGCTGCAGAACAAAGAGTTCGTCGTGTACGACAACCTGGAGCTGGATGTTCACCAGGGCGATGTGGTGTACGTAACGGGCCAGTCCGGCTCTGGCAAGACCCTGATCCTTAAAGAGCTGGCGAAGCAGATCGGCGAGCACACTACTGTTGCCAACATCGACGAGGTAGACCTTGAAGATCGCCCCCTGCTGGATCAGGTCGGTGGCAGCACTGAGGAGGCCGTAAAGATCCTGAACCTGGCGGGTCTGAATGATGCGTACCTTTTTATCCGCCGGCCAGCTGAACTGTCTGATGGCCAGCTGTACCGATTCAAGATTGCCAAGCTGCTGGATTCTGGGGCCAAGGTAATCGCCGCTGATGAATTTGGTGCGGTACTCGACCGTGTTACGGCCAAGGCGGTGGCATTCAGCGTGCAGAAGTTCGTGCGCCTGAAGGGTGCCACGTTGATCGTGGCGACCACACATGAGGATCTCAGGGCCGAGCTGGCACCAGATCTGTATGTTCACAAGCGCTTTCAGGACAAGATCATGGTAGAGGCTGCCAATGACTGACATTCACACTCAGCAGCTGGCAGCCGAGTGTCCGGCCTCCCCTTGGGCGACAGGGGGAGGCGTTGTGCTGGATACCCCGGACATCCTGATTGAGCGCCATGATGCCCCTACTCCGCACTTCAGCCTGCTGGATACCATGTGGATCGAGCGCGGCACACGCGAAGACTGGGAAGAGCTACACGGCCTGCACTACAAAACCGAAGGGATGCCGCCGGGTTCTCGGTACTGGCGCGTGGTGACAGACAACGGCTGTCTGGTCGGTATCGTGATGACCAGTTCAGTGTCTCTGCTGTCCGCTCCGCGTCACCTGGTCTTCCCTCGCCTACGGCCAGGCAACGACACCCACCTGACAAATATTCATCGTGCGAAGTGGCTGAACACCAATATGCGCCGGGCTGCCCGGGTGGTAACTGACACCATGTATCGCGGCGTTGGGGTGAGCTATCGGATGCTGAACCTGACTGCACGTCTGGAAGGGTTCAGATTCATGGAAATTCAGTCATCAATGAGCAAATTCAACCCGTTCGATGCGAAAGCAGGGTTCAGTCACGCACATTTGCGCCCTGCGGCTGCGTATAAGCGCGGTGTAGAGCTTTTCCGTCGTTACTTTGAATCTCACCCGGCTGATCACGAAAACATCGTGAGAGAGCTTACAGCGCTGCCTGAGGGTGTTCAGGTTGGCGTTCTGAAGCCGTTCCGCGAGTTTTATTACAAGAACAGCGCAAAAGAGCAGACCGGTGGCAACCTGCGGGCCGGTAATGGCCGGGTGCAAGCAATGGAGCCCTCTGCCCTGATTCGTGAGCTACAGCAGCTGATTTTTGCCACGCCCGTTTACGGCATCTACGAAAACCCCGATCACAAGCGCGAGCTGCCAGATCGACTACCCCTGCGTGCATTTGACCTCCAGGGCATTAAGGAACCACTGAGACTCGATTTGCTATGAAACTGAATTTGACTACCAAGCAGCGCTGGATTCTGACCGAGCTGATCAAGGGCCACACTGACAAAATCGGTGAGCGCCACGATATGGATCTCGATCAACTGATCGATGCGCTGACGGACAACAAAGCCTACCCGGGTTACGGCCCAACCAAAGCGGCCATCCAGTTCTCGATTCGCTACCTGGTGAAAAAGGGTCTGGCCGAAAAGGGCGACACGGAAAAACGCCGGGGCCGGGCTCGCCGAATCCTTCGTGCCACCCCACTGGGTATTCAGGTCTGCTTGCCGAAATCCACTCCGGGTTCTGCTGCTGAACAGGACGGCGTGATCAGTGAGGGTTTCGACGACGAAGTGTATCTGGTGAGCGCCGCTGACATCTAAACAAAAAAGTGTTTAAAAAGTGTTGCAGCCCCTTATTAACTTATAAGTTATTTTTTTATGAGTTGTATATATAGAGATCTCAGCAAAAACTGCCGCACTTTCGTGGAACACTCCGGAGTGAAGTTTTAACCCTCTAAAATCAGTCAGTTAGCAAGCTAATTGGCAGATGAATGCCGGATGATTCTTCGCTCCATTTTATATGTCAGAACTGACTTACTTTAGCGGTCCGGGGATG